TCGCACAGTACACCGTCGACATCAAATATATATTTTATCATACAATATACTTATCCGTTGAGTCGCCTGGTACTTTAATGCAAACAATAGTACAATCTTCATAGAAGGTTGGATCAGCAACCTCATTAGGTTCAATAATAAATGTATCACCTGCTTCTAATTCAGTATCGCAAACATTCATTTTGCCTTTTATTAGTATATTGTATTCAGTGCCAAGTTTGTGATAGTGAGCAGGCCACTGCTCACCTTTGAGATGTGTTAAAATTCCTACTTCAAAATCTTTAGTCTTTAACAGACTAGGTTCAAAATCACCAATGACCCAACCTCTCGTTGTGTCTGATAATTTACCTACGATCACTTTTCTAAGTATTCTGCTAAATCTTTGGGGGTGCCTATAAATGAAATATCATCAGGCATAATTTGATAGAAGCCTGCGTCTCCTTGGAACCAGTTATAAACAGGGCCTATATAGTATTCGCCTTGAGACTTGATACCTGATTGCATCATTAAACGAGTGCTTACTACAAAATCTTTACCTTTCTTAAAGTAATGCAATCCAGTCAGTGCCATGTTACCTGACTGTACTTCTTTTTCAAAGATCGTACCTGATACCATATCTAAATAACTGTGTTTCGGATCATCACTTTCAATTGTGATAATGCCTGCATCATGTTCTCTTAGTTTTTCAAATACTTCATCACGTAGTTTAGGATCCCAATGCATAATCTGATCACAGTTTGCAATTAACAATTCTTCATCATTCTCAATAAAGTTTACTGCTTGAATTGCAGTTTGTGCGGCTCCCTCTGTATGACCTACGACAATGAGTACTGTACAACCAGGGAACTCATCTTGTAAACGAGTACCCAAATCTCTATGGGTATCATTTATCATATCCTCTGGTAGTAAAAAGATGAACTTGTTGTCTGGGTGTTCTAGCCCTAGACTTCTAGCGGCAGCCACTAACATAGGCTCGCCCTTAACATCGATTAGATTTTTAGGTTGGTCATAGTGTCCCTTAAAACGAGACCCTCTTCCTGCGGCTGGTATTAATATGTTCATGTATATATTTAGTAGGTTTTTAGACTGCAAAAAATTTTTAAAAAGGCTTGACATTTGGGTTAAAATGCCGTATAATGATATATAGATTAAAAAGGATAGAAAAATGTCTCATTTCTTTACAGCAGACTTGCATTTTGGTCACAAAAATGTGATCAACTTCACTAATCCGGATGGCACAAGATGTCGTCCGTTCGATACCGTTGAGGATATGGAAGATGCTATAATTCAAATGCATAATGAGATTGTAAAGCCCACAGATAAAGTCTACATGCTAGGCGATATTGCTTTCAATAACAGAGGACTTGAGAAAGTCAAGCAAATGAATGGCATCAAAATACTTGTCAAGGGTAACCACGATCAGTTAAAACTGAGCAAGTACATAGATGTGTTTAAAGATATTAGAGGTTGTCACATTACTAATGGTTTAGTGTTTACTCACATACCAATACATGTTGATCAACTAGGTAGATTTGGATGCAACGTACATGGTCACTTACATGGTGGTAAAGTGATGCAAGGTGATAAAATTGATCCAAGATTCTTGTGTGTATCTGTAGAACATACAGACTTGAAGCCCATATCTTTTGATGATATGGTAGATAGGATCATAGCACAAGGTGGAAAGTTGGGCATGAAAAATGGTAACGGTCCTCAAAAACAAGTTACCCAAAATGCTTTATCTTCCGATCAATAAGTCATATAATATCACACATGACACAAAACGTTAAATTGCTATTGATTGCTAAGGGTTGTGTCAAACAATTTGAGTCTCTTCAGGCGTCCGCCGAAGGGCTAGGCAAGTCTTAAGATTTGCACTGTTAGAGACTCTCTTTTTTTAAGGAACAAATGGAAGCAGTAAAAGAATCAAAGCCAACACAAAAAGGTAGATTTTGGTGTCATATCAGAAAGGACTTTTTTAGTTGGGACGAACTCATCGCATATTACAGAATGTGCGATTTAATTGAAAAACAAAATCAAAGAAAGGGCTAATTATGACAATAATGACTCCGGATCAAAATTGGACTGATGAAGAATGGAACAGTTTTAGATCACAAGTGAAAGATGTACTCGTTAAGGATATTGTAGAAGTTACTTTTACAAAAATCAACGGCGATGAACGTGTGATGACATGCACACTACATCCTGACAATTTACCTAAGCCAGTTATCAAAGAAGGCGAAGACAAGAAAGAAAGGGTAATTAAGAATCCTGAAAACAGTCTTGCTGTATTTGATATGAAAGCAGAAGGTTGGAGAAGTTTTGTAATAAGGAATATCAAATCAGTCAATACAAGCCCGCGCCTGTAACTCAGTTGGATAGAGTACCTGGCTACGAACCAGGAAGTCGGAGGTTCGAATCCTTCCAGGCGCGCCAAGTTCAATCAACGTAAGGAAACAAAAAGTTTAACCGCTCTTAGTTCAGTGGATAGAACAACTGCCTTCTAAGCAGTAGGTCCCAGGTTCGAATCCTGGAGGGCGGGCCAGTTTGGGGTACGGCTAGAACAACACTAGCCTCAACCGGATGCTTGAGACATGCAAATCCTGTCACTCTGCCCCTCCCCATAAATGGGCCTATAGCATAACTGGTTAATGCAACCGACTCATAATCGGTAGAGTCTAGGTTCAAGTCCTAGTGGGCCCACCAAAAAAATAGGCGACTAGTGTAACGGTAGCACGGGACTCTCCAAAAGTTCTAGTCGGGGTTCAAATCCCTGGTCGTCTGCCAACTTTAGGAGAAGAAAATGAAAATATTCAAAAGAAGGGTGTATAAATTTAGCAATCAGTGGACGCACGAAAAAACTATTTACTTGCTTCCGTCAGTCTCTATCAGTATGCATGAGTATTGCTTAGACATTTCGTTTTTGTGTTTTAAGTTTTACACATTTGTGGAGTACAAATATGGCTAAGAAAAAAGAAAGGATCCCCTTGAAGGGAGGGGACGAATTTGATGCTCTTACTACGGCTCGTAAGTATTATGTTTATCTAACTCGTTCCGGTGTTGCAAAAAAGATTAAACAGCAATACAACAAACGTTTTAGAAAGAAACAAAAACAAGACATCAAAAAAGATTTGGGCACATGAAAATGTGTAGGTCATTGAAATCCCAATAAATATTAGTATGCAAAAAGTAGAACATATTGATATTACTAAATTGGATTTAACAGACTACGTTGAGTCGTTAAAGAACACATCTTTCTCGTCCAGAGAAATTTACAATGCTTGTCAAATCTATAAAGATATGATAGATGATCCTGACTGTACAATCATCTTAACGATTGCAGGATCAACGCAAGCCGCTGGTTGTCTTCAACTATACAGAGACCTAGTCAAATATAAAATGGTTGACATTATAGTTGCAACTGGTGCTAGTGTTATTGATATGGATTTGTATGAAGCCTTAGGTTTTCATCATTACATCGGCACATCAAAAGTTGATGACAATGAACTGAGAGAACAGGGTATTGATAGAATCTATGACACTTATATCTATGAAGAAGACTTAAAGAAAGTCGATCAATATATTTGCGACATTGCAACTGATTATGGTGAACCCAAGCCACAAAGTTCTAGTGAATTCTTGCATCTACTAGGAGAAAAGACTCCAAACAGTTTAGTAAATGAATGTTATAAAGCAAACGTACCTATCTTTTGTCCTGCTCTAAACGATAGTGCCGCAGGGTTCGGACTATTGAAACATAAAGTTGAAAATGAACGCCATGTTATTATAGATAGTGTACAAGACTTGAAAGAATTGACAGAGTTAAAGATTCAAGCAAAGAGTACAGGTCTGTTTATGATTGGCGGCGGAGTTCCAAAAAACTTTGCACAAGATATTGTAGTAGCGGCAGAAATGTTAGGGCATGACGTTCCGTTGCACAAATATGCCATACAGTTTACAGTAGCAGATGTAAGAGACGGTGCATGTAGCAGTAGTACATTAGACGAAGCAAACAGTTGGGGTAAAGTTAGTGATCAAGCAACACAAATGGTATATGGAGAGGCCAGTAGTATCTTACCAATTGTCGCAAATTATGCATACGTTAATAAAAAATGAACTTCTTAGGAGTTGAATCTCACTCGTATGAAGACTGCAATGTACTTGTAGTCCCGTATGGCAATGAAGATAATGTATCTTATGGTACTGGTACTTTATATGGACCTCAAGCCATTATACGTGCTAGTCAAGAGGTAGAACTACATCCGTATCCTGATAATTTAAAAATACACACGTTATCGAAAACAAACGATCTCAGTCAAACTGTTAAACAAGCAAAACAAGACGGCAAGTTTGTAATGATATTAGGCGGAGATCATAGTCTAACATCACATGCTTACCAGCATTACAACACAGATATTATACAGTTTGATGCTCATTGCGATTTAAGAGATAGTTATTTAGGTAATCCACAAAGTCATGCTTGTGCAATGCGTAGATGTATGGAACTAAATGAAGATACAAATCTTTATAGTTTTGGTATACGCAACATGAGCAAAAGTGAAGATAAGTATATTCAACAAAACATACACAGAATATACAGAGACGTTACACCAAAAGGAAAGGAACTATATCTAACGTTTGATGTTGATGCGTTTGACGTATCAATTATGCCTGCAACAGGGACTCCAGAACCGGGAGGATTGTTATGGGAAGAAACGATAGAATTAATTAAGGCAGTCTGTAAACAAAACACGATTGTAGCAGTAGACATAGTTGAACTTGCACCGATTAAACATATGCCGGCATATGATTTTGTTGTCGCAAAACTATGTTACACCATTTTACAAGAACTATTTAAAAGGTAAAAATATGGAAAAAGTTGTTCCAGAACACAAGCACCTCATTATTCGTGCTGAAATTAAAAATGCTCCCAAAGATCCTGATTGGGTAAAAGAGTGGTTATCATCGTTAGTAGATAAAATTGATATGAAAATATGTAGTGGTCCACATACAGCATATGTAGATATTCCAGGTAACTCAGGCGTGACTGGCGTTGTAGTTATTGAAACAAGTCACATTGCAGTTCATGTATGGGACGAGCCCGACCCTGCACTATTTCAATTAGATGTTTATACATGTGGACCTTTTGATATGGATGTTATTTTTGATGACATTGATCAATTTAATCCATCTAAGGTAGAATGGAAATACTTAGATAGAGAACACGGACTGAACGAAGTGAGTAAATCTACCCAATAACTATTGAATGGCTTGAGCCTTTATAGTAAAATATTTGAAACTGATGCGTAGAGTAAATAATATTACTCTAATGCAAAGGAGATAACTATGAAGCAGACTCTAATAAAAGCCTGTGTGTTAGTTTTGATGGTATTTAGTATATCAAAACTAATCGAACCCAACCCAGCACCTACACCCCAGGTGCAATATGTTCAACCCCAATGGTACAAAAAACCTGAAGTCGTCATTATCGAAGTTCCGGTACGTGAGTATAAGATAGTTGAAGAAGACATGAAACCTCAAGTTGTCGTTGTGGATAACTCTGAAATGGTGTATGAAGATATAGACGTATTCTGTCTAGCAAAAAATATCTTCCATGAAGCAGGTACTGAGCCAGATATTGGTAAGTATGCTGTTGCTCAAGTCACTCTTAATCGTGTAGCAAGTCGTAAATATCCCAATACTGTCTGTAAAGTAGTACTAGACAGATATCAGTTTTCATGGGCAAATCAAAGGAACCGACACTGGACACGCCCAAAAGGACCTAATTGGGATAGATCATACGAGATTGCTCAACAAGTCATGGGTGAAGGACATCGTGTAAAAGGACTAGAAAACTCCAGATATTATCACGCAGACTATGTAAATCCACATTGGAATCGCAAAATGAGGCAAGTGGCCACTGTAGGTAGGCATATTTTTTACACAAATGATGCAATCTATTGATTTATAAGAGGAAATAATTTCACTTTTTTTGCAAAAAAGGCTTGACATTGGGTACCCATTCCAGTATAATATGTATATATTAAACGATAAAGGAACGGGAAATCTATGCAAATCAACACTCAACTAGCAAAAGCCTTCAACCGAGCAGTCACTACTGCTGAAAATATCAACGAAGATGGTTCTATTAACTGGAACTTTGTTGATGCTGACTGTTACATGGATCTCGCAGATAATTTCTACTTGGAAATTCCTGCTAACATCAATTACATTGAGCAATTCAACTATCTGGCTGATTGCTACACTGGCAAGATCACTCTTGCTGATCGTATTCAAATCCCTGCATAAGGACTCTTTATGTCATTCTATACGCACACCGTCAATCCTATTGGCGTTTTCACTGAAAAAGATTGTGGCAACTACTTTGAGTGGTCTGTCAATGATGATCCAATGTCTTGGTGCGAGGACTTCCCTCACAAGATTTGGGTAGGTGACACAATAGGTTCCCCATACCGATATGGTTTGGTCAAAAAGACTGTTGCGTATGTCTGTGTCGATGAAGACGAATTTGGTCTTCCAGTAGTCGAAAAATGGGCACTAAAAAAATGTCAAAAATATTGAAAAAAGGCTTGACATTGGGTACCCAATTTAGTATAATAGTTGTATAAATTAAATCAAAGGAGCGTTTATGTCTATAGTTAGCAACAAAGAACTTGACAACATCAAGTCAGCAATTTCAAAAGGTCATTTTAATCTTGACCAACTGAATGATTTACGTCAGTTCATCGTTTCTGTTTCTGTTAGCAATGCTAAATCTCAAATCAAAGTTGGAGATTCAGTGTACGTTGTTCAGAAAACTAAAAAGACCCTTGGTGTTGTTACAGACATCAAAATCAAAAAGGCGATTGTCAGAATGAATGGTAGCATGTATAATGTACCTCTTTCAATGATAGAGCCGGTGGAGGAATTGTAATGCAGGCAACAAGTAGTTATAGCAACGAGTTAGTTCAATGGTGGACTGTTGCGAACATCAACGGTTACCCTCAAAGGGTTTACTGTACTGCGGCGAATGCGTTTGAAGCAAGTAACATCTTCAAATCACTGTACGGCAGTCAGTTAATCAACGAGTACGCCAGTAGGGTGTAAAGAATTTTGGTAGGGTTTCGGCCCTACCTTAATAAGTGTGCAATGGGAGTTGCATGTATTTTAATGAGTTAAACTTAGTTTATATTTTAGGAGAAACATTATGACAACTCAAACCTTTTCAGTAATCGGTATTACTGAGCATAACGGAAATTCAAAAGTCCGTTTCACAGATGACATGGTAAGGCGTGTCAAACAGTTCAGCAAGGGCGGAGCGACTCGTTGTGAGTTTATCTCTCTTCCTGAAGCAATGACTAAACTAGATGGATTGGAATATATGCTTACGCATCCTTCTTTTCAATCACCTGAAGATCAGGCTACAATCTCTGATGCGATTGCTGATCGTTCTAAAACATCTGGTAAAGTAAAAGTGACCATGTCACTTGATGCTATCCGTGAACGCGGTAAGCAAGATGCTGATACACTAGAATCAGTGTTGAATGCTGTAGTTAGTTAATAACAACAGCCACAAAAAAAGGGCTTTCGGGCCCTTTTTTATTGGATAAATTTTATACTGTTGGTGCGGCGTTTTTATATGGGTGACTTACTGGTAAATTACTTTGTAGTCCCCACTTCCATGCTAAGTAACCTTCTGCTTTCTCTACATTAGAGACATCAGTACCACCTGTACCTGTAGGTCCTGCTACCCAAAAGAATTCAGCGGCTTTACCTTGTAATTCAACAGAGGCTCTGTTACGCATTAATCTAAAGTCTGCTGTAGAACTCATAGAGGTATTATATGGATCACCGGCTGTTGCAACTGCCCCGTTTATTCTACCAAAGATTTCATTACCTGTTTTATTAAAAGTTGTAGAAACTATAGTCCAAGTGTTTATTGAAACCGGTACTAAAAAGTCTTGTTTTGCCTTTCCTGTTACAATCGCATTTGATCCATCATAATCAATTTCGCCTGGCCAACTGCTACTGGAATTACTACTGCTGACTGCATACGTTCTTGTTGCATCAGCACTCCAAAAACTATCTCTTGTACTAGTGGTCACGTTAAACTGAAAAATGCCTGCGGCATAATGATTTCCGCTACTTGCATAAGGACCGTTGCCAGTACTAATAATACTTTCATTACCGTCAAAAGTTCCCGTAGTCAAGCCGTTTAGTGTTGTAAGAACACTTGGCGTACCGTTAATTGATAGAGTAAAGTTACCTGCTTTATCTGTTAGAGCAGTGATGTTGCTCCCTGCTAGAGTGTATGAAGATGCATCACCGAAGTCAACCCAGACATCAGGGTTAAGATTTTCTGGTGTTAGTAGTTCAGCACTATGCCAGGCCATTTGCGCCATCATCATTGCGCCAGCCATTTAACTTACTCCAGTGCCGCTAATAAACCATGTATCAGTGTCAACTTTCATTAATGTAGCAACTCCATATGTTGAAATTACTCTGTTTCCTGCAGTTGAATTACCTGCTTGATAAAGAGTTACACCAGAGATAGCATTAACTAGAATGTTACCTGCGGCTTGCTCAACAATACTGATTGCTGTTCCTGTTGGGAACGCAACAGTTGCGTTTGTAGGAATCGATAATGTAATGTTTCCTGCTGTTGTTGATCTGAAATGTTTACCTGAATCTTCAAGTGCGATTGTATCATCTGCTGATAATACGACCGGGGGAATTTCTTTATAACCTATTGCAAATCCGTTTGTGTTTGCATTGATGTTTCCACCTGCAATGTTTCCTGTTACAGTTAAGTCTACTAAAGTACCGAGACTAGTAATGTTTGGCTGTGCGGCTGTTGTTACAGTACCTGCTGTTGTTGCAGTAGTTGCTGTAACTGGTCCCCATGAGCCTGTACCATCTAAATAGTTTGCTGTATTACCATCTAAGTTGACTGTTGCAATATTACCTGCACCAGATACATTTGCGATAGCAACACTATTAGCAACTGCGGCAAATCCAACTTCACCTGATACATTAGCACCGACTACGTTAGAAATGCTTCCACCGTCTCCAGCAAATACACCTGCAGAAACTGTGATGTCACCTGTGTTTGCTGTCAAGCCTACTGATACGATTGTGTTACTAACAAGTAGTTCTGATAAAGTACCAACAGATCCGATATTTGGTTGTGCTGAATTGATTACTTCTTGTGCAAGAACTGCTGTATTAATTGTTCCAGTTACGTTAGCGCCTGCGATATTTGATAAACCGCCACCATCGCCTGTAATTAATCCAGTAGTTGTAATTGCATTTGAACCAAATGCATTTAATAAAGTAACAACGTTTGAATCACCGTATGAACCACCACCTGGTGCCGCGGCGAATACACCGTTACCATATAGTACGTTGCCGGCTGCTCCGTCAATATCGATTGACGCAATGTTACCTGCTCCTGATACGTTTGCTAAAGCAACTGAGTTAGCAACTGCGGCAAATCCGACTTCACCACTTACGTTAGCACCTGTAATGTTTGATAATTGATAACCGTCTCCAGTTAATGCTGGACTCGTTGCGGCCGCAAACACTCCATTACCATATAAGACATTAGCGGCATCACCGTCAATGTTAATTGTTGAAATATTACCTAAAGTAGGTGTACCTGAAACATTTGCATAAGCAACTGCGTTTGCTGTTGCGGCAAAAGTAACTTCACCAGAGACATTTGCTCCGGCTACTGAGTTAGAAACTGCTGAGAATCCGACTTCACCACTTACGTTAGCACCTGCTACTGCATTTGCTGTAGCGGCGTTTGTGACTTCTCCTGATACATTAGCACCAGCAACTGCGTTAGCAGTAGCCGCGAATGATACTTCGCCAGAGACATTAGCACCTGTAAGGTTTGCTATTTGATATCCGTCACCAGTTAATGCAGGAGATGCGGCTGCCGCAAATACTCCATTACCGTATAATACATTTGATGCCGATCCATCAATATCGAGTGTTGAAATGTTACCTAATGTAGGTGTACCTGTTACGTTTGCATATGGTACGTTTGATAGTCCGCCACCGTCAGCAGTGACTAGACCTGTTGTTGTAATTGTGTTTGATCCGAATGCATTTAATAGAGTAACAACATTGCTGTCTCCATATGCAGTATCTGAATCTGCGGCAAATGTTCCGTCTCCTCTTAGTACATTAGAGACGTTACCGTCTAAGTTAAGAGGGGAAACATTACCTAGTGTAGGTGTACCAGTTATGTTTGCGTAAACAACGTTTGATATTCCACCTGCATCACCTGTAATAATGCCTGTTGCATTTAATGTTCCAGTTACATTAGCACCAGTACTAGTTACGATTAATACATCTGCTGTGCCACCAACTCCTACAGTTACGTTACCATCTGTTGTGGGGATATCAACATTTGATGTACCGTCTGTAATACTTGTTGCGGCTCCTGCTGGAACGTTTGTTAAGTTTGCTCCGTCACCCGCAAAGTATGCGGCAGTAACTGCTGTAGTTGCATTGATGTTTCCTGCATCTAAGTTTCCTGTGACGTTTGCACTTGTCAGATTTCCTACTGAAGTAATGTTTGGTTGAGCGGCGTTTGTTACATCTCCTGCAAGAGTTGCAACTGCGGCTGGTACAAAGTTACTTCCACCTGCTTCTGATAGAATCAAATTTCCAAGTAATTGTACTGTTGATTTCTTTGTTTCAGGTGTCCCATTCATGTCTACAACGGCTACTAAGTCATTGTAGGTCATGTTTGCACTTGTTATATCTGAAAGTGCTGTAATTTTGATGTTTGTTGCCATGTTCTATTATCCCCTAATAGTAGTATTTATCTTTTCTCCAGTTAAACAGCACTATCATCACTAACATAAGACCAACGTGAGTTTGTTGTATCCCAAAATGCCATCTTACCACCTGGTGTACTGTCACTAATTGCTATCATTTGTCCTACTACACCAGATGCTGGCTTAGTTGCTACTGTGTAGACAGGAACTTTATTAAACTCTACATCGATTGAACCAATAGATGTGATAGGTCCACCTGTGACTGTTAATGTATCACTTGTAATACCTACACTTTGTACAGTTCCGTCTGATAGATTTGTTGAACTTACTGTAACGTTTCCGTTTGCACTACTAACTGCTATGCCTGTTCCGGCATTTAATCTTGTTACTCCAGTGTTTGTAACTGTAATGTTACCTGCACTAGTAATTGGTCCGCCTGATACTGAAATACCTGTACTTGGATCTAAGCCAACACTTGTAACCGTTCCACCAGCAGTACCATTTGCTATAGATGTAATTCTGCCATATGCATCAACAGTAACGTTGGCTTGAGCATATGATCCTGGAACAACACCTGATGTTGCTAAGTCTAAAGCAATCGTGCCAGAAGACACTATAGGGCTTCCTGAAACAGTCAGTCTACTTGAACTAGTAGATATGCCTACACTTGTTACTGTGCCGCCACCGTTGCCCCCTCCGCCTGTAGCAGAGATCGTTATATTTCCTGTAGTGCCACTTAGTGTTACACCTGTACCTGCAATTAAACGTGCAACACCTGTATTAGTGATTGTTACTGTGCCTGTTGTCGCATTTGAAGTTACACCAATTGCATCACCTGCATTGAATGTATTGAAATTACTTGCATTAGCAAATAATGTATCAAAGTTTACGTTAGTTTTAGTCCATGCAGTATATAGTGAATCACTACCAACTGATTCGTTTGGTAGACCTACATTAATTGATTGTTTTCCTGTTATAGCCATACTTGTGTAAGTTCCTTATATCTTGTATTTATCAATAAGGAGAATTAGTATGGTGAGAATGAACTACCGCAACCGCACGTTGTTTGTGCCATTGGATTGCTGATAGAAAAACGTGATCCTTGTAAATCATTTTTGAAGTCTACTACAGCATTTTCTAAGTACTGCATAGATAATGAGTCAACTCTGACGTTTGTTTCTCCTGCTGGGATCTCAAAATCGTCTTCGTTTTGTGTTTCTTCCATAGAGAAACCATACTGAAATCCAGAACAACCTCCACCTGTAACATACATTCTTAAAAAGGTTTCTGGACTTTCGTCTTCTAATACTTCTTTAATTTTTTCTTGTGCTGATTCTGTTATTTGTATCATTTTCTTACTGATTGTCCCCAACGTGTAGAAATTACATTCCAGTTAATAATTTTCCATGTCTCTTTAAGATACTTTTTCTTGTCTGAACCGTAATCTAAAATAAAGGCATGTTCCCACCAATCGATTAATAGCAATATATCATCTCGTACTTCATGTTCTTCGATTGTTTTAATTTTACCGTCGGTTGCTAAGTAAACCCAACCTGATCCTTCGATAGCCATTGCTTTGAATTCAACTTCTTTTTGAAAAACTTCGTATGTGCCGAAATGCTTTTCGATGAATCCTTTCATAGGACCGTTTGGTTTGTTATTGTCTCTAACTTCTCTGAACTGAGGGAAGTAAACATTATGTAAAAAAGCACCTGCATAATTAAACTCAGGATTGCCTTCGTTGTTATTGTAACGTTTAGCATATCCCTTTGCTAACTTATCGTAATGCAAGTCTAATGTATCTCTACTCATCACAGGCTTAACTTGTTTTGCTTCAAAGTTAAGTGGAATGATTTCTATATCTGTAGGCCTCTTTACTTTTGCTTCAGTCAGAGGTTGCTGTCTATACATACGTTGAATACTCATATAGATATTTATCGATCTAAGACGGCAAGTATATTTTCTGCGGTTTCTAAATGTGATTTGGGACCTGGATGACCACCGTCAGTGCCATAGTCTTTACATGAATGCCATATCATTAATGAATCCCAAGTTTGATCTACAATTTTACAATGCATCACATCTATAATTTCACCTGGTATTATTCTGTGTAGGTTATGATATGTCATTTCTCCCTTAACATATAATGCCTCATCAGCATGAACTAAAAATTCAGGGTTTGTCCAAGAACCGGCAGGACACAGATTCTTTTGTCCATGTATATCCTTCATATAACGTTGATAGATAGGCCATTCAACAACTAGACACTTAGGTTCTTTTTTAGTATGCATAAACCAAGCAAGTAGATTATGTTCTACCGCATCGATGCCACCTCCACCTACTCCTAGATTAACTTCATCGCCCCTAAGAACTGCTGATACCAAAGTAGAGTATCGTTGATCTATGTTAACACCTACTCCTACTGTGTGACTGGACCCTAGAAACAAACAATAGTTGTCTAAATCTATCTCATCTAGTTCTTTGGGCATTCTAAACCCAGCACTATTGTATTCTGTGTTTCCTCTTTCTCCCGCTTCTACTAACTTCATGCTAATAGTGCCCTACGGGCTTCTAAGAAGCCCTCAGAGACGATCTGAGCAACGTTCTCGTCATCAGAGTGATCAAGTTCTAGCACGTTTATAGAGTCTGTACGGGCTGTATATTCATCATTAGGACCCAAAATTAAGTATATAGGCACATCAATTTGGTCTAGTAACATACTGAACATACGTCTTCTTCCTATCCAATATCCAGCCTCATCTGCACGTTTGGATGCTTCTTGCGTATCTCTTTTATCATAATCTACACCCAAAAAACTGTTAGCCCATTCACAACTCATGTAGATCATTTTGGGTTTGCTGTATACATGCAACCAATTAAATAGATTGTATCTCACACACTCAAGTCCACCATGCATGACAGCAAGATTGTAATATTGATGATTTATTTTCTTTGATAAAAGATAAGGCCAAGTTTCTTCTATAGGTTTATGCATATGCAAACATGCATTGTCTCCTAATACTAAAAAGTATTTAGAAAATGACAGATCATCTCCTAATACTTCTTCAATTTCTTTGCATCTGTGACCACGAGAATTGAGGTCTGTTCCTGTATCGTTGAACAGAAAGCCTTCTTTAGTAGTTTTGGGTATGTCAATCGGAGCCTCATCACTGCCGTCTAAGTGTGCCAGTAATTGTGACATTAGTTTCTCCTTACTATACGGCCCTGTGTTAAATCATAAGGAGAAATTTCAACTTGTACTTCATCGCCCATAATAATTTTGATTTCAAACTTACGCATTTTACCACCGACATAAGCATTAAGAGTGTGACCATTTTCTAACGTAACTTTAAATCTAGCATTAGGAAGTACTTGAACTACTTTCCCGGTCATTGTAATATGGTCACCCTTGCTCATTAATCTTTTAGGATATCCCACATCTTTGATTTTTCAGTCAACTCTTTTTCAAGTTCAACATAACGTTCTCTAAGTTCTTTTAATTCTGACCACTGTTCTTCTAACTCGGGATTAGGTTGTAGAATTGCAAGTTTCTTGTTTACTTCTTCTTGCCACTCAAACAAACCTTCTAATCTTTTATCAGTATATGTTGTATCCCAATTGGAACTTAATGTAAACGAATCTGTAGTTAGACCGTCTAATATATTATTTGTACCATGCGGAGATGAAATTGTAATAGGGTCTGTGTTTACTGTAAAACTATCATTCATATCACCAAAGTCTAAAACATATTGATCATCGATAGTAATTGTATCTGAATAATTGCTCATTTTAGTCTGCCTTCTTTAAAAATATGGTGCCATTCTCATTAACACCGATAGCCAGTTCAGTTTCTTCTGACCAGCCCAATGTTTTAAGTAAAGGTGCAGGTAGTGGAATAATCAAGTCACCTGTGCCGTCATCTGCTTCTTGTGTGATTACTTCGTACCGTGCTTTATCTGTCTCTTTAGGAGTCATACAGATATTTAGTTAGAGAAGTGTGTTCAAATATATTTACCAGGCTCTACAAGACCAGTAACGTGCTTTCCACTTAGGTCCTGGATTGTCACAGTTATGTCTTGCTCGGAAAGATTTACGTCTTCCTGGAATATTCTTTTTGATCTTCATGTTCTTGTCGCCAAAGTTAACTTTAACTACGTTACCTTTTGCATTCTTAACATAAACTTTAGATTTCTTAACATCACCTTTCATTGGCTTGTTAAGTGTAACTTTGCGTCCTTGATATTCTGCTTCATGTACTTCTACTTCAGGATCTTTTCCGGTCACATTGTCTTGTGCCATCTTTTCTGTATCGTTATAGTTAATACTACCGATTGGAGATTTAGATGCTTGATTAAAGTCACCTGGATTAGGATTCTCTGTCAAACGCATAATGTCTGCAAGATCATCTTCATAAGGTGTGTACAATGGCTTTGCATCTTCTACTATAACATCAATTTCTTCAGTGGTAATTTCATTGATAGCAAGTAGTTCTAACATTTCATCATCACCTTCGACAATAATGCCGTCGTCGGTATAACCTACTACTCCTGTCTCAATAACAAAGTCTTCTGATAACTCAATATCAAATGAGTCATATAATAAAATAGAATCTTCATCTTGTGCAAGACCGTCAATTGCTGAAATGTAATTCTTAATATCTGTCATAATAATATTCCTAAAGTATACGTGTATTTATGTCCTTTGCAACTATTTCATCAAAATGTTTATCAAAACTCAGTTGTATAAAGACTCTAGGTGGCGCCAAATCCATTACTCTTACGTTATGCCAATTCTGTACATTCATTATTGTTGGATGATTTTCACTATATTGTCCTATCTGATTTGGCACGATTCCTAATGGTGTTTTTACGCCATTTGTTGGGTCTCTTAATGAGAGTGATGTAGTAGGATCTCCTGTATAACTTTTATGTTCTATTATTCTTTTTAGAATATCTTCGTCATTGTAGAAATGTACAGGTTCAAATTTATCATAATAAACAGGAATGTTTACACATGATGTTCTATATTCGTCTTTGTGTATTATGTTTAAATAAAATTTATCATTGTATTGAGTATCAGAGTATCCAGGTAAAGATCGATCATGTAATTGTATAATATACTGTGTGGGTTCTTCACCTATTACATTTTGTATATCTAATAATAAGTGTTGAAAGTATGCAGTAAAAAAATCTAGTTCAACATAATTACGTTTACCCCATTCATAATCATCTCCAACAAAGGCTACTTGTTCAGCCCATGCCGCACGTAAACTTTCTATGTTTATACTTACATCTAAGAGTTCTGCTAAATTATTTCTCATACCAAGACATTCCCATAAACATTCTAGTTGGACAATCTTTGACAATAGGAGTCATCCAATGTGGATGATGACGATTCCAAATAATAAAACTATTTGGATCTGGATTTTGTATTGTTGTTTCTGTTCCGTCCATAGATTCTACGTTAAATATTCCGCCCCACTCATTATCCCATTTAGGATGAGTAAAGATCATTGAAGTAAAACAATTCTCATCAGTGGCGTTATGTATTGTGCCGTCACTGTGTCTGTGCATTTGAGTTTCACTGTCACCATATTGAAACCAAACGTTGCTCAGTTTAATATTTTCCCAGCCCTTATCAATCATATAGTATTTAACTTGTAATAATATTTTCCCAACATCTGGACCAAAGAAATCAGTTGTTTCTTCCATAACATCATCACCATTACAATAAAATCTAAATCTCATTGCTCGTTGATGTGATACATTTTTATCATATATGCCTCGATCAGGATCTATATCATCTCTCACAACTTCCATTGCAGTGTCTTCTAGTTTAGACATTTTATATAATCTTTCAGACTTCAATGAGACTATCTCAAACAAATCATCACTTAAAAAATTGCTTTCTCTAAAAATCATCTAGCATCTCCTTTAAAAGATGCAAAATCATCTACTGAACTCCAGCCGGTAGCAAAGAAACTTCTAACATAATTTGGATCAGGGTGCGTAACTTTTTGTACAGCATGCCACTCATCTCTGCTCCATATTAACATTCTGTTTTGTTTAGGTTCTATTGTATGTGTAAGATTTTTTAATCCAACTGCTTTGGCTGAAACGTCTGGATTCCATATAGGCTCTCCTACAATAAATTCTCCTCCCCATCCTGGCTGCCATTCACTTGTATATAAGATAGCAGTGTATGTATGTTCTTCACTGCTTTTACGCAAATTTGCATCTTTGTGTGCAGGCAGTGTCATAGAACTAATAATATATTGAAACCATACAGACCAGTTTTTTAAATCTTTTGCACCCATATCATGTTCTAAAGACTCAATCATTTTTTCAATTGCTGGACGACACTCATGTCCGAAAAAGTTTAATGCTTCTGTCCAATCACCACTTGAATCGTGCCATGTTACTCGACAAGGCTCATCAGTGTCTGGTTGTAAGTCGTATCCATTACCGGTACCATATCTGCTGTCAACTCTTTTCTTCAAAGCATCAAATTGATCTTGTGGTAAAAAATTGTCTACGTAATGTATCATGTTTCTGCTGTAAAATAAAAACGTTGAAATGGATTTTGATCATGTTCTTTAGATTCTATAGAACTCCAACTAGTACCAAAAAATGATCTAACATAATTTGGATCATTGACTGTTAAAGCATTGACCATGTGCCATTCTTCCCTACTCCATACTACCATACGATTTGGCTTAGGTTCTATTATATGCGTAAAGTCAGTTAAAGATTCGACAAACCCATCACTATTAAATACTGGTGAGCCTACTACAAATTCTCCTCCCCAATTGGGTTTCCAATCACTAGTATAGATAACAGCAGTGTATGTGTCTTTAGGTAAACTTTTTCTTACTGCTTGATCTCTATGAGGTGGAAGTGACATAGTATCGACTGAATATTGAAACCAAGAAGACCAATTCTTTAATTCTTGTACACCTTGATTAATTAATGTTTCTTCCATTTTCTTTAAAGCAGGAATGCATTGGGGTGCATTTGGAATGCAACTGTCAAGCCAGTCACCTGATCTTGCTATAGGAAGAATGTATTTGTCTGGTTCGTTTTTAAAATCGTAGTTGTCAAACAACTCTCTAGGTTCTATAGGACTATAGTGTGATTCGACTTTGTTTTTTAATGCTGTGAATTGTTCTTCTGTTAAAAAGTCATCTTCGATATAAATCATTTCACACCTATTTTCATAAATCTTTCGTATTCAGTTTCTGGATCTTCCAACTCAACTTCATCTAAGAAATATGTTTTTCTAAGTGGATATGCTTTATCAAATTCTTCTAGTGTTCCATGTCTACCCTGCATTGCTACTAATGTACCTTTGGGTATATTTTTTAACCAATCATCTCCGTTGATGTCATTAGTTGATGTATTGATGACTAATCCAGGTTGTTTAAGTTGTCTGTAGTCTAAAGTATTGACATCTTTATTCATATGTTCTACTTTATCTGATATACCTAATTTGTCTAACAGTTTCTTTCCTGTTAATAAAGTATTTTTGTCTATATCTACATTAATTAATTTGTCAAAGCCTAGTTTGTTTGCAACTAAAAACAATCCCATATTGCTATACCAACTACCTAAGTTATAGATAGTATCTAGTTTTTTCAGTTTTGCTTTCTTTAGTATTTTCTGTACTTCATCTAGTAACCAAACTTTGCTGTACTGTAGATCAGGAGTAAAACTGCCCTGTAGAGTGTTTGGACTTGCTTCATCTATTTCGTCTTTTGGGAAGTAAATCTTTTCTAGTGCGGCTATTGTTGGGCCTTCGTCAAATGGGTCATGTTTGATTGCTATGCCCCCTGCGTTGTCCCAGGGTATCGTATTCTTGCCAAAATCATCGATTAGAACGTTCGGACGACCTTTGCTGTCAGTAGCATACTTGGTCTTATTAGATGCGAATATGGCGCTCTGAGACGCTCCTACGTGGTGTTTATCTAGCCATTCTTTCTTACCCATGATGCTGGCCTGATGCTCATATCTAAGCGGAGCAGACAGTATTGTGTAGGGTATATCATGCTCTTGTAGCCAGTCAATGACTCTTAGGCCGCCCCTGAGGGTGTCTAAATCGCGGAAAAAGCGGTATATGAACTCGGGTCCGTTAGATGCTAGTTTTTCGATAGAGGCCTCAGTGTCTTGTATGTCTTTATAGTCTGCGACACCGGCAAATTTAGCCCAAGATTTGAAGAAATCCGCTTGGACGCCGTCCATATCTAGGTATAGATGTGGCTTGCGTTGAGAATCGTTCTCAGTTAGAAATTCCTTCGTTTTCATAATTTGCTACATTCTTAAGTACCCAGTCATCTGCGTATAACTCTGCGGCACTCTCGTTTAATACCTCTTTAGCATGTGACAACTTATCGTCCTCAAATGCTTCAACGACCCATTTATTAGGCCATATCGCAAAAACATCTGCTTTGCGATTTTCATGTTCAAATGTGTGATATTTCTCTTTCATAGTATTTATTTTAACCTCCTCCGGTTACTTGTTGAAATATTTTTATATAATGTTCTTCACCATCAGCAATATTTGCTAACCAGTCTAGGTCTGCTCCGTCATCTGCTTTATCACTTACATACTTAAAACATCTAAAGTCTACATGTTGATTAAGACATGCTTTGGCAATTGCATATGCTTCCATGTCAACAACATGTGCTGGGTCTTCTAAACTGTCAGGGTCTGTGACAAAGTTATCACCAGTAGAACATGTATATCCCATACCCCATGATATGGTCTTTGGATCAGTTGGTAACACAAGTTCCATAGACTCAGGGCATTTACCTTTGTCACGTTCAACAAAGTTTTTCATTTCATGGCAACCTTCATGTAGTTTAATCCCACCTGCTGTACCAAAGTTCCATACAGTTCTTGGTTGATATCTTTCAATCAATTTTCCTGCTGTTAAAGCGGCATTCACTTTACCTACGCCTGAGAAGAATACATTCTCCCACTTAGACATCTTGGGTGCTTCGTGTTCTAATGCCATAATAATTATATCTTTCATCATATTGTTCACCAGTTGTGTATGTTTCCTGCTATAATAAAGAAACAAGTGATAAAGTTTACGCCTACAATAACTGTTCTAATCATTGCTATCTTGTCTGCTTCTTTATCAGTTGTCCCCTCTTTTTCTCCTATTGCTTTGGCCCATAGTCGCCAATACTTTTTCATTATTCACCCTCAAAATCTACTAATGTTTTTACATTATAGCCTTGTTCTTTTATTAAGTTACTTCCACCTAAGTCAGGCAAGTCTATAACGGCTAGAATTAAAATATCTTCTTTAGGGATATTCCAATTCTCATGTACTAAATCTGCACAGGCTAATGCTGTTCCACCTGTAGCAATCAAGTCATCAACGATCACAACTTTCCCTATGATCGGAGAGATTTCTTGTAAGTGGATTTCAGTTTCACCATATTCTAATTTAAATGCTTTGCTTACTGTTTTGTTAGGAAGTTTGCCTGGCTTACGTGCCATTATAAAAGGTACGTCTAAATCAAAGGCTATAGGAGAACCGAAGACAAAGCCTCTGCTTTCGACTCCTATAACACTTTGACCTTTAAACTGCAATGTTGCTGACGTTAATTGAACGATAGCATCTTTAAATGCATTTGTATCTTCTAACAAGCCAGTGATATCTCTGAATTGTATACCCTCAATAGGGAAGTCTTTGACTGTTCTAATTGATAATTTCACGCCACTAATCCTTTTATTAGAGTTTGTAGCATAATAATTAGTCCAACACCATTTAACAATACTAAGGCTCTATCTTTCCATAGAATACCTACTGTTAACCAGCCAGTCACACCGATTATACTTAGCATCAAATCATAATTCTGTAAACCTTCTACACCTCTGATGCTCATACTTGCAAGAATAAAAATACTTGCAGTCCATTTAATCCACCAACTAATATCATATTTTGGTGTAGCAGATTTATAAATTCTTTTAGAATTTTCTAATTCTTCTGGTGTAAACTTTTTATCAGTCATGTTTTTATTCCTAAACTTTCTTTAATCAAATCTTCTTCTTTAATAAAAACTCCGTCTCTCATTTGTCCCTTACGATCTTTGATATCGTCCCATGCTTTGCGTACACATTCAGTAAGTGATAAACCATTGCGTTCTGCTATGTTAATCAGAACTACAATCATGTCTCCAATGTCATCTGAGATATCTTTATTCTTGCAGATGTTGTCTGACAATTCTCCTGCTTCTTGTATCAACTTAGCAAACTGTGACTTATCATCACTGCCATCAATTAAGTTGCGGTCATGATGCCAACGTTTAATGTTATTGACATCTTCGATTAGAGATTGTGTTTCACCTACGTTCATTTTCTTTTTCCTTAAGTTTTTGGTACCATTTTAAACTGCATTCTGCATCGCAGAAGACCGCAGTTCGTTCAGCATTATGATATTTTACATCATATGGATCAACATTGCAAGAGCAAACGGAACATTTTAATTCTGGTATGTTCATTAATTATAATAATATTCTAGTAAGATGTGGCTCATAACCTTTCTTTATCATACCACATTGAAAAAGAATGGCTTCAGATATTTTATCAAAAGTGTATTCAATGACTTTGACATTTTTATCTTGGAATGTTACTTTATAAGCCGCTTTCTTTTCAGTATCACTCATAGAGGTACCTTACCAGTATCATAGTGATGTACATTAACACCACCTAGTTTTAAAAATTTAACTCCAGCATCGGATCTGTAATCATTGCGATAATACATAGTTTCTATCCCTGATTGATAGATTAGTTTTGCACAATCAATACAAGGAGCATGTGTACAAAATAAAGTTGCACCTTTAGATGATTCTGTGCTTTGTGCTACCTTTGCAATAGCATTTGTTTCTGCATGTAAAACTTCAGGTTTTGTTACACCATCAACTTCACATTCATTATCCCAATCTGTAGGCATACCATTATAACCTGTACCTATAATACGATTGCCTTGAACAATTAGTGCACCTACTTGTAAACGATTTGCATAACTAAGTGAAGCAGTTAGTTCTGCTACTTCCATAAAGTAATCAATGAATTTCTTCTTCATACTCTATCCGCATACTTGTGATTAACTTGACTGTGATGCAATTCATCTGCTCTCACGCATTTAATAAGATCAGTTAACCTTGCAGTTTTTTCTAAATTGTAATATTCGATTGCTAGTTCAGGTGCAGGAACATTTGGAACTTCTCCGTTCTCTACCATAGCAAGATAATCGGTATAACTTCTAACTGCTTCTTCTTCAAAGTAAGCAATCATTCTATGTGCTAGTCTATAACTAACCACGTAGATGATAAAGTAAAAGATCATAAAAATAAACTGTGCTACTAAAACTAAAAATCTTTCAAACCAATTAGGCTTTGCAATTTCTATAAAAAACATTAAATGCATTCTTTCGTTTTCTGCTTCTGCTAACATTTCTCTGATATCAGGACCGTATCCTGTTTTCATTTTGCGTAGACTTTTAAAGTGTAGCCACATACCTGCTACCATACCCGGCACACCAGCAACAGTTTCTAATACTACTGCTCTGTGTCCGTAACGTTTTGCAAAGAATGTGTCTGCAAAGAATCTAAAGAATTTAGTCATAGCCATTGCTATAGCATTTCTGATTTTCAAACTGTAGAGAGCCTCTGTCTAGTTGAACGTGCAAGATCAAACATACTTACATAAAGTAGTGTTCCTGCGAGATATTTTAGGTCCCATAACAATGCGGGTGCAGAGAAGGGAGGGAAGTCAAGTCCCCAGTTAACTAATACATGCCATGTTAAAAAGCCTGTGAATGTAGCAACATACATGTTTAGTTTAGTTGCTAAGAATGTGTTAAACATCAAACAACCATATACCATTGGAAACAACATACTCGACATATAAAAGTCAGTAATGAACATAATAGATGCAGGTAATAGATAACCTATGTATCTATTTGTAGTAATAGAAGGCATTAAGATTGCAAGAGCAAAAAAAGGTGTCCAAATAGGATCGATGCCAATTAGTCTACTTCCTACTAAGACTGATATTAATATAATTAATTCTTTCATTTGATTGTTACCTCTGCTTCTGTTTCTATTACTACTCTTGCTCCGCAAGGTAGAAGTGGCTTATCATTGCCACCGTATAATACTTTACTTGGTCCATGTATTTCTACTTCGTGACCATATGTGTTTTTTCTGCCTTCTTTAACTGTAATGACTGCTTCGTTTGTCCCATGCTTTTTGTTTGCTCTAATCTTGTGCATGTTTACGTGGATAAACTTTTTACTCATTCTATCTCCAACAATGGTATCTTTTCACCAATTGGTTTGTTTTGCCATTCAGCATAATCTTCGGGAGGGTCTTTCTTATCTGTAATGACATTATCTTCCCACTTTTCAGCAAGACGACCGTTGAGTTCTACCCAGAACTCCATGTCTTTACCTGTCTTCTCTACTATTTTCTTTTCTGTATCAGCAAAGATAGCATCTTCAGGACATTCAGGAATACATACTCCGCAATCAATACATTCATCTGGATTGATTGTAAGAAAGTTTGGTCCTTCGTAGAAACAATCTACTGGACAGACAATCACGCAATCAGTGTGTTTACATTTTATACATGCTTCAGTTACTACGTGTGTCAATCAAGTCTCCCTTATATACGTATATTTATTTTTATTTTTGATATGCAATAATTTAAATGCTAGGTTTACACAAAGTACACCAACCTTCATACTCTGAATCTTCCAGATCAGTTTTACTCACATAGGGTTCTACTTGTTCAACAATAAATCCTTGTGTAGCAGTGTCCCAATGAAGTTCCATGTTGTAAAATTCGCCATCAATTGTTATTTTCTGTAGCAACAAGGCATTCTTCGCCATATGAAAAAGATCCATAGTTTTAAAGTTTATTTTGCTAGAGTCAGAAATAAAGTTGCCCCCGGGCACTTTCTCTACACAAAACTTACCTGTTACTGAGTTATATCTACCTGCTGTAGTGTATGCTACCACTTCTAAAGTATGATATCCTTCAGCAAAGTCTTTAAAGTTAATAGTTTGTGCCCACCCAGAGTATTCAGAGTTTAATGCAGTAGGATATGCATTGTACACATCAGTTCTCTTACCACCAACTGGCACTTCTGACCATAGTTCACCGTCAATATAAATTTCAACAACATCCATATACTGAGTAGGGTGGAATGCCCAGCCACGAACTGAACCAATCTGTCCAATATGATGATCGTATTGAGGCGATTCTAAAGTAATCTTAATTCTTTCGTCAAGTATTTGTGCATTACTAGAGACTGAAAAAACTAAACTGCCTGCAATTAAGAATGTTCTAAAGATATTCATTTATTCCGTAATCTCCTTTACCTTGCCATCTGCAAACCACATGGCTTTGTCTTTGGCTTTGACTAAAACTGTGTCAAAACGATCTTTGCATAGTTCTGCGAGTTCTTCATATGAACTGCCCTGACATACAAATTCTTCTGTGTCTCTATTGTATAGAAGATAATCAGTTTCATCATGTTTTTCAACATAACAGATAGGTAAACGGAGATGAACTTCATCAACAATCTTTTGATTAATGCGTTCTTCTTCTAACTCAACCTTTTCGATAATCATCTTTACTGTTTGTTGATCTCGGTAGTTACGATAGAGACGTTGTGCTTCCCAACCGATCCATATCAACATTCCCATTTCCAGATTACTTAGTTCCATATAAAAACTCCTTGTAATGTATCCATTCTCCATTACTATTTAAAAAACCCCACTCTCTTTTTTGTGGGCCCATAAAAAACAACGTGGTGACAGGCTTCTCATCATCTAATTCTAACCAATGAAAGTCCTGAGCACCACGTCTAATTACACTCCCAGGACCTTTCCAAGTCCTCCCCTTGGGAGTGTTTTCCCAGTAACCACCCTTTAGAATTATGGTCATGTATGGCCACGGGTGATCATGTAAAAACGGTTCATCACTTTTAACTATTTTGTGAAGTGTGACATTGAAGGGAAATTTTGTTCTATCTTTAAGAAAGAGATAGTAACGATGCATGTAGTCTGCACCTGTCAAACGATCAGGTATCAATCTGTACCTGTCTAGTTTGTTCATTAAACTGTGAAATAGTTTCATAAAGTATTACCGGGGAAAGTAAAGTGGGGGAATTTAGGCTCCCCCGAACCTGATACCTAAGTTAGGATGCTTTGTTGGCAGCCATTGCTCTGTAGCCTGCGGCTACTACTGCTCTAGTTGGCGTACCTAAACGATATCTTGTAACACCTGTTTTAGTAGGGTTAGCATAGATAGCATATCCGCCTCTTAGACGTAGATCACTAACTGTTGCAGTTGGGTTACCAATGCCGAAACGTGCGGCAATTTGCTTTGCTGTGAGTTCTTCACCTGCTTGTAAAGCGGCTAAGAATTTCGCAGACTTTGATGCTGTTGCATTTGTCATATATTTTTCCTCTTAGATTATATATTCACTGGGCAATACCATATTGCTCAATGTATTACTATAATACAACAATACAGGATTGTATGCAATGTAAATGGGCAAATACGAAACCTATCGCATTTGGGAGATCCTATAAACATTTGTCGTATCATGTAATTCTTTGTAGTCAAGTACCTATTAATACTTCAACTAAATTCATTAAAACAGAAGTTCCAGTAATTGCACTACCAATCATAATGGCTTTGTCATTCCAACAATGACCTACATAGATCCATGCTATTGCTGAAATTGCATATGCAATTTGTCCTTCTGTTGTTAGCCCTGCACTCATTATGAATACTCCAACTACAGCAAATGTAGTTGCTACCCACTTAATATAACTATCAATAGTTCCTGTTGGAGTTGCAGGTCTTAAATCTTCTACTTCAATTTGCAGTTCGTCCATTTCTTGTTTTAGACGTTTTCGTTCTGCATTTAACTCCATAGCAAGTTTAGCACCCTTGCTCATAGTGGAGTCTTTGTACTGTTCTTGTACTTCCTGACTTAGTTTTGCTTCAACTCTGTCAGCATTAAAATCTGTTTCAGTCTGTGTCAAAGAAATAATCCTCCTCAAGTTTTTTTACCATATCTATACAACTTGAGAAACAAGTGGGACAAAAAGCAACAGGGAGAATACCGAAGTGTCCTTCGATACCTCCCTCTGATTCAGTGTAGATGCAATTGCAGATGCTACACTTATGCCCCCTCTCCTGACTCATCTATAAGATCCTACTGTTTTTGGACCTTTAGAAATAAACTCTAAACCTCCCATAGAACCGACGTATATTTTACCCAAGTCCTGATACTGCAAACTAACTTTTACAGTATTCATAACAACCGAAAGATACTTACCGGGTTGAAAACTGTCTACGTCAGCAGTTATTGATTTACCATTGTCAGTACATTCTACTAACGTTTCTTGGGCATATACTTCTTTCATAAGGTCTCCTTTATAGTATAATACATTGCTAAATTAATAAGTCCTAACCAGAAAAAATAAGGAAGAGCAAGTAAAATGTCAGTCATTATCTACGCATCCTTGCAATATCTTTTGCTTGATCAGTGCCTTTCATAACTGGTACTGCGTTTGACTTGTGCATTGTAGCAATGCCAGTAATAAGATCGCCTGTGTACTTCTGAGGCTCTTGCTTAGTGCCACCGCCCTTACCACCTTTCATAAAGGAACCATCTTTCATACCCTCTTCCATAGCAGAAGGATACTTCTGACGATGTTCTGCATCTAACTCAGCACGCCAGTTACGTTGTTGCTTGATCGGCTTGAATGTAGAACGATCACGTGGGTCAGCCTTTTTCTTAAGACCATAACAATAATCGATGTAAGCCTCTAGTGTGTCATAGCGGAACTGATGCATATGATTGCGTTTCATAGTCCTGTTATGCTCACGCCATCTGAGTTCTAGTTCTTTGAGTTTACCCTTAGTCAATTTTAACTTGCGTTTGCGAGTATTGAGTGAGGACAAACGGACATCTAAGTGCATAGTCATAAGATGATTATACTCCCTTGAATATGAAAAGCAAACAAATTGGGTTAAGCAACGGCCTTAACATGTTTGCAAGTACCACGATATGTGAAGCCTGGGCATGAACATTTGCCATCTTCGATTGTGTAAGTGTTACCCTTAGACCCTTGGACTATGATAACATTAGAAGTTTTGGGCAGAGACAAATCTTCATACTGATCAATCTTGTTGAATTTGCGACCACGTTTGTCAAAGCCTTTGATTGGAGACTTGAATTTCTTGTCATTGTGCTGAACCAAATGACCTGATGCATTGACATGATAGATGCCGTTTGCAACAGGAGCATCGCCCCAATCAGTTGTTTCTTGCAATACTTCAATCATAACAAATCTCCTAAATATGCGTATATTATACTACCAATGACAAGTGATGTCAACCGATTTTTTGCAGATATTTGTCTGGGTCATGGTCTAAATTAACTTTAGTTATATCAGACTTAGAGTAATAGTTCTTAAATGGGGCATAGATATCAGCAAGTTTTCTGACATCTGGCATTGGGTGTCCTTTGATTTTGTCATCGATTAGTTGTTCTAATGCTTGACATGACTTTTTATGCTTTGGGTCAAACCATTCTAGTTTCCAACTACCATTTATGTCCAATCTATATGGCATCCATTCGTTTTTGATGTATGTCTCTAAGGCATCGATGTCAGACTTAGGACCGTAGTACAGTTGATAGAACTCTTGCTTAGCCGCACTATGTGCCACATAGTCTTGTAAACGTCTCTGAGGGTTCGTAGCAACACCAAATCCTAACGTGTTGCTATGTGACGTTTGAATGATGTAAAGAAATCTAGTACTATGCTGAATCTTTTCCATCTTTGATTACCTTGTTGATTTTCTTTTTGATGCTAGGGCTAATGTAGTTGTACAAGTCCTTACCATTGTCTTTATGAGACAATACGATATCAGGGACAGAGAACGTACCACCCAACTTCTGATAGACTTTAAGAACGATATTCAGAGCGGCTGTGTCATGTACAGACTTAGAAGCACCAAACACATCTTTAGAGTATCCAGAGTAGGCATCACTAGCAATTGTTCTTAACTGAGCAGGATTAGTAAAGAATGTCTTAATGATTGCATTGATATGATCTAAGAATTCTTCATACTCAGGAGTATCAGTTGGAGTGTTTGCTTTCTGATATAACAATCGGCTTATACCCATTTCACCAGCATCGACAACTTCTGACTTCCAATACTTGTCGTGGAAGTTAACCATGAACGTCAGACATTCGGGCTTGATAGTTTTGATTGCGTTCAAATGAGTCAATGTACCTGGGATGCCTGAGTTTTGTTGATCATCTGCTTTGATAGGATATACACCTGCATCTTCACAGATTGTCTGCTTATCAGCGGCCAGTGCATACTCTTGCTTGTTGTTATTGTCTAAACGATAACTCAACACACGTTGTTTGTGGTTGTCGTATTCGTCTATTTTCTTCTTACCAACGCCGTTGATAAACGCAAAGTGTTCACGTGCAAACGACCTATCATCTGTTTCAACATAAAGAACATCAACTTCCATTTCGTCCCAGTCTTCATGTTCTACTTCATCAATCAAATCTGCTTGTGCTAGTTTGGCTAGAGTCACTACAGTATGCTGACCGTCAGTACAATGATAAACTTCTTCATTGGGCTCTTTAACTGCAAAGATTGGATTGACTCGTCTTGGGTCAAATCCTTTTACAATGTTAGTGATATGCATGGTATCCATTTCACGTTGGATATCTTCGTCAATTAAGATGTTCTTAATTGGAACCATTTTATGCTGGGGCAATTGCTTGATAGAAAAACTAGTACCCAACTTGTAATAGTCTTCGACTGCATCATGTATGCCTTGATTATTAGGCTTGTTGACTTCTTCAAGTCGATCTGCAATCGTTTTGACATAGAACTCGTTTGGATCTCTGTCTAACTGATTAACAACTTTCCTAGTCTGTTTAGTTGTACTAGGTACCCATTCAATTGGAAAATTCATTTTCGCTCCTGTGTGTGTATTCTTTTATTATACTGCCTTTGGTTTCTTTGTCAAGTCTTTTTTCTTATTCTTTTTATCAAAATAGACTCTAACATAATATTTTCTTGTAACTGCAATCCAAAACAGAATGAAAGTATTAGTGATTGATACCCCAAAAGGACCAAACAAAAATACAGTCATTGTCAAATAATTAAGTGCCCAAATCAACGGAAAGTTGATCAAAGTAGCAAGTATAGTGTCCCCAATTGATTCTTTGAGGGCTTGATGATTGAGACCTAATCGCATTACTTGTCAGCACCAACAGGACTTTCCCCAGCAACAAATGCCGCTAACTCGTCATAAGGTGGAAGACTTTCTGCATACACCATTAACTTAAGAACTTCAGAGGGAGACATGTAACCTTGTACATCATCACCTTGATATTGAACAAACCCGTCTTTAGTCATCAAAGCCGTTTCTGCTGTATCACTTGCTGGTACAGCCTGACCCCAATCCTCAAAAGGTAAGTCTCGGTTCGTGCAATAGTTGCCACCACCAAACTGAACGGATACTGTGTACCCGTTCTTGTAAGTGATTTTAAAACCTTTTTGGTTATCGATTTGAAAACTCATTAAACAGCCTCTGCAATTTTAGCAAGCCTTTCGTCTCTGTAATCCAGAGCACCTTCGCCTAAGTAGATGTTACCATCTTCTGCTCTGTAAAGATTATCCAATGATGCTGAATCATCTTTTTGTCTTTGAAGAACAGAGAACTCAGCCTGTTCAAAAGTGATAGCACCAATTTGAACAAAGTCCAACAGCATGTCTGCAAAAGGAATAGCACCGTTTGATTTCCAAACAGTTAGACCATCTACTTGAGCAGTATCTTCAAACTTCTCCTCGATGCTTTTTGAGAAGTTGTTACCTTTCTGTGATGTGAAAAGAACATCGCCTGTAAAAGTTTTGTTCTCATCGTTTATAGATGCAAGTCCAAAACGTTCTTTTCTTACTGTTTCGCCTGCGATTTCTACTGTGTTTTCTAATATCATAAAATTACCTGTTGTTAATTGTTCAAAGTATACATACTATTATACGGTATTTCGACCCAAATGTCAAGCCTTTTTACCCATTATTTCGCCTAATAAAATCAATAACTTAGAAAAAAGTTTTACAAGGTGTAACAGGGCATAAGTAATATTGTATGCGATAGTCTTCAAAAGTGCTTGGCTATGTGCCTTGTGTACAAGTGAGACAGTAGCAGAGAAAAATTATCTGCATAAGATACAACCCGGACAGCACGGGCTATCCCATACACTTTACACATACATACACAAAAGGAGAATATTATGTCTAAATCAGGATTTGAAATCAGAGCGGATTTGCTCAACCAAGCACAAGGTATCTTAGAGTGCAATCTACAAAGAAAAATACAATCAGCCCAAGAGTGGAATGCCTATCATCAGGATGATCAACGAGAGGTTCCTAGTGATGAAATTAGCACTGCTGATGTTATTAAGGCTGCCAAAGAACTTTACGAGTTCGTAAACGACAAACAGTAACAATTAGTACAAAAGAAAAAAGGGACTTAAGTCCCTTTTTTTATACACATGAGTATAAATACTTATGTGTTGCATATTGCAATATGTAACGAAATAATCGAAAGTTCAATCGCACTAGGGATCGACCATTGATCCCTTTTTATTTTAACTGTCGTCTCTGTTCTTAACAATCTCGTCAACTAGCCCATACTCTAATGCTTCTTGGGCATTCATAAATCTATCTCTTTCCATATCAGCAGATAGTTCTTCAAATGTTTTGCCTTTAGAGTTATGCTCAACATAAATCTCAGTTAGATACTTCTTCATTTCTAAGATTTCTTTAACTTGGATTTCCATATCAGTTGCTTGACCTCTTGCACCACCTGAAGGTTGATGAATCATGTGTCTAGCCCTAGGAAGCATTTTACGTTTGCCGGCAGTACCTGCTTGTGCTAACAGACTGCCCATAGACGCGGCTTGTCCCATAACAATTGTATTAATGTCTGGCTTGATAAATTGCATTGTATCATAGATAGCCATACCTGCTGTAACACTACCGCCTGGAGAATTAATATAGACATTAATATCTGCTTCACTATTCTCACTTTCTAAGTAGAGTAATTGTGCTACAATTAAGTTAGCCATAGTATCATGTACTTCACCTTCTAACAGAATAACACGATCACGTAGTAATCTACTATAAATGTCGTAACTACGTTCACCACGACTTGTTTGTTCTAAAACCATTGGTACTAATGCCATAAAATTTCCTCTAATTGTTTCGTAAAGTATGCATTATACTTGTTTTGTATATTATATGCAACACTTTTGGCTATGTTAATGTTACCGAACTTACAAATTGTCTCTTTTGTATTTCAGTTACTACTTGTTCAGGCGACAAATGTGTTTGCAGTTTTGCTAACGGAATGTTTCCTGGTCTATTGTATATATGACCGTAATCATATCTACTATCATAAAATTCTTTATTTTCATCGTAATGTTTTTTGTACATCTTACGAAAGTTATTGACAGTTTCAGTTTTTGTGCCAAAGTATCTGATAACAAAATCACTTGCGTAATGTCTAAAGGGTTTGTATGCTTCGTCACCGATATGATGATCGTCATCAATGGCCATGTCTTGTAAGGTCTTTCCTATCTCTACATATAACAAATATACAGTTCCAAATTCAACATGATCTGTAAAGTGTTCATAGTCATCATCTTCTAATGTTCTAATGCCTGGACCTCTTGGTTGATCATAATAAGTTACTAAATGCGTTGGCATCATTTTTCTAACAGTTCCCTCAGCCATTGCTTCACATCTATGTACTTCTAAATTTAATTGTCCTAATGCTCGTTGAACATTTACTGGTGCTGAGATAAAGAACTCATGCGGCTCATTAAGCATTCCGTGATAGACTTCAAAGATATGATGTAAGTAATTAAGGTCGTCTTGTATCAACTCAGGCGTCATTCTGCGTTCTACAAAGCCCGGTCTATACTCGTTAATAGTATCTACGCATTGATTGATTGCATTGACTGCTTTTATGCGTTCTATTTCTAATGTATCAAACCCATACATTCTTTCAGGATTATCTATTGTATATTTTTTACTAGCCTCATCTAACAATTTAGCCCATCGTTGTGCAATAGGAGTCTCATTGATATTGTAATCTAATGTGAGATCGTGTCGCCAAGATTTTGATTGTGAGTATGTTACATGTAATTTTTTATACATGCATATATTTAATTGCTGTCAGGCTATAGAGAATCTTTTGGCAGTTCCCAAGGACCATATGTGCCTTGATCCAATGAGATGTCAACCATATCTTTAAAACTATATGTCTTGTATTCGTCTGAATTACTAGGATCAACATTGCCAACAGCATAATAGATTTGTTTGGGCATTTCAATAGTACGACCATTTGAATAGTCTAAGACAGTATCTCCTATCTCTACCCATGCATGACCATGTTGTACTCCCTTGATCGGCCCCTGACCTGTTACAATTGCATGTACAAGTTTGGCTTCAGGATGCTCTTTAAAAACTTCATAGAGTTTCTTATACGCCGCTTCAAAACAGTCACCAACAGGTGCTTCAAACTGATCATCAACTTCTAATAGTTGCCAGTTATCTCCGGTGTATTTTTCTGTCAGAAACTCTACTGCTCTCATCTTATGTCCAAGACTTCTTTTTGCCTCCGTCATACTCTCTTGCATGACCTTCTTCCATTAGCATTTGACATATATCTCTACCGTCAAACGTATATGGAATGCCTAAGATTCTACCATATTTGCCTTTACCTAATGATTGTATCTTAAACTTTTTGTTTTCTTCGCAGATTTCTTTCAGTCTTGCTTTAGCGGCGAGACCTAAAACTTTTTCTTCTTTGTTTCTAGTTCTGCTTTCTGGTGTATCGATTCCTGCTAATCTAACTCTTTGGTTATATAATAGTACATTGAATCCTAGGTCCAATGTTACATCGATTGTGTCTCCGTCTACTACCTTAACAAGTGTACATTCATACACAAATGGTTCGACTTGTTTATTCTGTACATTGATAGGCGTTTTTGATTTTTTTGCTTTTGCCATTATCTTTTATTCCTTCCGACACCTTTAGTTGGTTGTCGTTTCTTAAATATATCAGTAACATCTTTGCTACCGCCCTTTGTTATTGCTTTAGTATCTTTTGCAAAGTCTTTTGGTGTGTCATTCATTTTAACTTCTTCACCATCACCTTCACTTGGTTCGTCAATGACAGTTTTAGGTGGTGTGTTTGCTAGTTTAAATGAGAATCCACCCTTAGTAGGATCAGTTGCACCTGACTTAGATTCTAATGATACTTTACCTTCTAGTTTTGCAGGCCACTGAGTAGCAAATGTCATAACTTTAGGACCCTTTTTAGTACTTACATCAGCATATTGCTGAATAAAGTTCATATCTAAAATCTCAAGTATCACTTGCTGAAACTCTGGGAATGCTCCTCCCTCGTTTACTGCTTCCATGACTGCTTTCTTAACTACATAAGTAAGTTTACCTCCATCAGAGGAAGGCTTTTTAAATTCTGTATCTGCCCATAGACTTTCATATTCTTCCATTTCAATTGGATTCTGTGTCTTAAATGCTTTAACACTTTCTGATGCTTCATCAATCGTTTGATCATTGAAAGGCAAGAAAGGTTTGAATTTATCTGGTATTGCATCAGGTTTATATCTTGCTAGTACGTTCATAGCATAGAATACTGAAGAAACTGTCTTAGGCGTTGGTATAGGGGCATCTGATTGACATATTTCAATGAACTTCATCGATGCTTCAAATGCAGGATTTTCTTTTATACTGTCTGGTATCTTTAATCCGCTGATACTAGGTGGTGCACCTCCCCCTTTGCCTTTACTAGAAATATTAATTGTGTGATTTGTAGTTGCGTTTTTAATCGCCGCAAAACTGTCAGCAATATTTGTGTTAGCCGCACTCGGAAAGTTAATAATTAAATCACTAACACTACCACCTAACCATTCTTCAAAACTTCTACGTCTTGGAAAACGTGATGTACCTTCAATTAATGCTAGTACTCCCAAATACTCTCCTGCATAATCATGTATAGATGCTCTAATCTTAGGAGGAACGTCATCAGGTATAATTGGATTCTTGCCTTCCATAATATCAATAGCCATCTGTACTACAACTTTACCGTACTCAGTAGAGTTTAGTGAGTCATTAGTAACGATTTCTTGACCTAATTTATTTGCTGGAATATCTTTATCTGTAATACCAATCTGAGATGGTTTGAGTACTGCTGTTTCTTTACCTACTTCTGTAGTAGATTCACCTTCATCTTGTCCAACGATTGCTTGTCCACCTAAGTCTGGTGTCTTTAATAATTTGCTAATAGGTAACTCTTCACCAGTTTCTAGTTTAAGTTTAATCGCACCTTTAAACTGATCTTCGTCTTTTAATCCTTGCAATCTATCTGCTTCACTAGGTTCTGCAATTACTGCTTCTCTATCTACAGTATAAAAGGCCATACCCGTACGAATCATCTCAATAAATTTGTCAAATCTTTCCTGATACTTATTGATTTGACTGGCACTGAGAGTTACATCTTCGTTGATTAAATCTAATGTGTTAAGTAATGAGTCATGCATGATAGTATTTATCAGCATTTCTTTAAACACTGATGCTCAAACCATTTGGCTTGCTTATGTACAGTTTTTAATGACAAGCCATAACTGTTGATTTTTTCTCTGTGTTTAAAAAATGAAGGTCCGTGAGACATAATAGGCTCCCAACCTTTTTTGACTCGTTTGACTCCATCGATGTCCCATTGATATTGATGTGCCATTTCATGTGCAAGTGTATCGATAAACCACAGTCTACAAAACCACTTATCACTAAGTTGTATTTCGCAACATGATGTAGTCTTTAATGGACGAGGTCTTCCTGCGTCACTACAACACATTGCCCACCATGACTGTCTAGCATGAAATGAAAACTTTGGCATGTTAAGTTCGTTATTAAAACATGTAGCATTTAATACTCTCCATGTTTTACGTGCTACCCATTGATTAGGTCTGAAAGGCAATCTCTTTTGCTGAGAGATTGTAGGTAGTTTTTCGTTTATCCAAAAGTTAAGAAGACGTTCTGCTTTTTCCTTTTGCATATCTGTTGCTCCTCTGTGTATTAAATTATTTATAAATTTGTTAGGGTAAAATAAAAAACATACGGTGTTGACTTACTCATAAATACAATGTAGAATGTAATCCAAAAGGAGATAAAAATGGAAAATGAAATTTCAGTCCTATTAGGCGTAGCAGTTGTTGCCGCTGTCTTTTATTTTTATAGTAAAAGAGATAAAAAGTCTGGTACTACACCGACTACAGTAACAACTCCTAAGACTCCTGCTAAACCAAGAGCAAAAGCGGCTCCTAGAAAAAAGGCTCCTGCTAAAACTGCTCCTAAGAAAGCGGCACCTAAGAAGACTACTGCTAAGAAAGCGGCACCTAAGAAGGCAGCACCTAAGAAGGCTGGCCCGAAAAGAGGTTCTGCAAAAGCAAAGCCTAACTTGCAAGTAAAGTAAGGCATAGTACATGATCGATATCGGGTTTGATGTAATCAGTGATCTGAATTTAGAACCTAATGACTCTTTTAATTGGCATGATAAGCCTACAAGTTTATATTGCATATTAACAGGAAACATTAGTTCTGACATGAGAACAGTAACACAAACCCTGGTGCACCTAAGCCAGCAATATCAAGGTGTCTTTTATACACCCGGCATGCTGGAATATGATGAGTGCGATGGTGATATAAATCATAGAACTTCTCAATTAGTAACAATAGCACAAAAGGTCCCTAATATTGTTATCTTACATCACAACATAGTGATTATAGATGGCGTTGCTGTTATTGGTAGTAACTGTTGGGAAACTGCACATGAGCCCGGTAAATCTATATCAATCGATGATTTAAAGTATAATCAATATCGTTTAGATGATATGGGCTTTTTGCACAAAACTATAGAAAAACTTCAACGTCATTTAGATGTTAAAAAGATTGTAATTGTAACGAACGGTGTCCCTAATGAAAACTGTTACTTTGGTCAAGTGCCTGAGTATGTTGAAACTCAAACACCACTAGATACTATTTTAAATGCAGATAGTGAAAGTAAAGTTACTCATTGGATCTATGGATCATATGATAAACCTGTTGAAGCAACTTTAATACTTCCCCGTAAATCTGATATTCAGTGCGTGAGCAATCCCCTAGAAGGGAAGAATGTCAAACAATTCAACCCTAAAAGAATTTCTGTTTTAGTTTAAGATTCTGCTTCTACTTTGATTTGAAGTGGGTAACCCTTTGAACGTGCTTCCAGTGTGACTTCGATGCCTTTTTGTTCTGCAATTTCATAAGGTAAAACTGCTACCGTTGCCGCGCCGTCTCTATGAATGTCGGCTGTGATATTAGATGCGGTATCTGGATTGTAAGAAAAATAGTCAACTAATGTGTCAACAACAAACTCCATTGTAGTTACTTCATCATTGATGTAAATAACTTTAAACAAAGGTGGTTCCTGCAAAGCATGATTTGGCTTAATTTTGCTTTCTGTCGTTGTATCAAATTCTTGTGTCATAATCGTTCCTTGGTCTTAGAGTTAAATGTGTGCGTAGCCGAAACTACGCACAACATACCTCTATTATATTATTTATCAGAGGAGATGTCAATAGTTCTGGGTTTGAGTTCCTCAGGTAATTGACGTTCTAAGATAACTTTTAAGATTCCATCTGTCATCTTAGCATCTTTCACGTAAACGTGATCTGCTAATGTAAATGATCTCTCAAAGTGTCTTGCACTGATTCCTCTGTGCAAATACTCCAGTTCATCATCGACATCTTCTTTTACTTTAGATGCGATTTTTAACTGATTTTGATCTACTTCAATAGAAATACTGTCTTTACTAAACCCTGCGACTGCAAGTTCGATAACATAATTGTCATCGTCATGCTTAACTACATTGTAGGGTGGATAGTTATCCTTCCCAGCAACTGCGGCTAGTCTATTAAGGTCATTAAAGATCGAATCGAAACCGATTCCAAATTTATGTATTGAGGGTATATCTAAAGATTTTAGATGTAGGGCGGTTGGTATATTGCTTGTCATAATATTCTCCTTTTTAAAGCAAGATTAAAGTTTGGACCCTTTCGGCATCCATGTGAATAAGAAACCTATCTTTTTCACATATGTATTTATCATTATATAATGATAAAAAAGTATTTTTCAAGTAATTTTGGGTTAATATTTTCGACTTCTAGGACCACGTGATCCTAACTCAGTGGCTTGTCTTTTCTTTTCACGTTTGATAGCCATTGCCTTTTTGATTTTTCTTTTGTTTGTTGGCTTTTCATAAAACTCATTCTTTTTTATGTCATCTATTAAGCCAGAGTTTGAAACTTTCTTTTTGAATTTACGTAATGCTTGATCTACGTTGCCGTCTACAACAATAACTTTATTGCCTAGAGGTTGTTGAACGAATTTCTTCTTATCGTTAAATCTTTTTCCTTTATGTTTATTATTTCTATTATATGTCATTTAATTGGTTGTGGGTTGATTATTAATTCCTTGTCTATATTTAGTTCAGTTATACCTTTCTTTTTATATTTTCCTGAATTGAACATATGAGGTCTTAAAACTCTTTCTACTTCTGTTTGTAAGCCACGTGCACCTGTTTTTTGTTGCATACAATTAATTACTATTTCTTCAATCGCATCGTCAGTAAAAGACAGATCAATCTCATCAATTGAAAAAAGATAGGTATATTGATCAATAAAGTTATTCTTAACTGTAGTCAATACTTTGATTAGTTCTTGTTTAGATAATTCTTCTACATTAATTGTTGTAGGGAATCTTCCAATAAATTCAGGAATCATTCCAAACTTCATTAAGTCATCTGCTTTTACATCTTTAAAATGTCCAGACTTCACTTCGTCTTTTAATTCACTACCGAAACCTATATTTGTACCAGTCGTTCTAGCCTTCACAACGTCTAGTAGACCATCGAAGGCGCCACCTGCGATAAAAAGTATGTCTTTAGTATTAACTTCAATGAGGGGCTCCTGTGGGTGCTTACGTTTGCCGTGTTGAGCAACACGACATGTTGTACCCTCTACTATCTTTAAAAGTGCTTGTTGAACGCCCTCTCCGCTTACGTCACGTGTGATAGAAACGTTCTCACTCTTACGTGCTATTTTATCTATCTCGTCAATAAAGATAATACCACGTTCTGCTTTTTCTACGTCACCGTCGGCTCTGGCTAACAACACACTTATCATGCTGTCTACGTCTTCACCTACATACCCTGCTTCTGTCAAGTTAGTTGCATCAGCAACAATAAATGGAACGTTAAGATATTTTGCTACTGTTTGAGCAAGTAAAGTTTTACCGCACCCTGTTGGTCCTAATAATAAAACATTACCTTTAGCAATTTCTAAACCTTTTGGTGGAGGATTGAATACACGTTTGTAATGATTTGTGATTGCTACTGCTAATACTTCTTTGGCAGATTGTTGACCGACTACCCACTTATTCAAATGTCTTAAAATAGCATATGGTTCAACTTTTTCAATAACATCTGACTGTTCATTTTTGTTCTCGACCTTTTCTTCTTCTATTAAAGTTTGGCACAGTACAACACAATCCGAACATATGGCAACACTTTCTCCTACAATTAATTTTTGGACACTGTCCTTGTGAGTGCCACAAAAAGAACAATGAAACTCTGCTTTATCAGTCATATATTCTACTTATCTTATTGAATTTTCTGGACAATTCTTTGCTGAGGACACTGCCAAAGTAAGTTCAGTTGTTCCCTGAAAATTATGTAAATCTTGTTCATTTATAGGGTGCATTATAAAACTGCTAGTTTCTTTATCAGTGTGAAATGTCAAACCCCCGCCTGTGTACGTATATAATGCTCTTCCACTATCCCAAGATTTACCAGGGGTATACCTTATACTTTGTACACATGTATTTATAGAAGGGTCTCCAAGTAATGAATTAATACTTAATGACACATAATCGTTTCGTCCAAACACTTTGCGTAGTTTTCTGTACAACATTTGGTCAGTAATGTAGACACGTTCATCACCAAATGTGATATATGTACGACCTCCCCTGTCACCCTCAAATAAAGTTAAAAGTTCTTGTAGTGCTACCAAATATTTTTGGTTCCATGATACCGTAAAAGGAACATGTAAATAATGTTTGTTAGGATTATGATAATCAGCAACCACATTGAAATCGTGAGGTGTTATATTGATAGCCTCACTAGGAAAATACTTTAGAGTATTGTCAAGTAACTTTTGTCCATCTACATAACCTTCTTTGTATAATCGTATTTGGGCTTTGATGTTATCAACATTAAAACTTAATGGATTGTGATTGCTACTCAATAGAAAGTTCTTTAACTTAGAACTGGCTACAGAAACATTCACTACAACTTTATGTAAGTTTAAGTCTCTAATGTAGATATGATGTTGAATTTGATATGTATTAATGTATCCTGCACTATATGATAAGATTTGATTATGCACTATCTCACCATTCTGCAAGTGACGTTCAGTATCTAATATGACACCTACTTCGTTGTCAATTGCTACTTTAAATGCATTATTAAGTGCTATCTCTAATGTGGGACCTTCTCCCTCGACTTGCATTGCATATGCCGCGGGAGAAGTAAGTATGAATAAGACCGCGAGAACTAGTCTCATATAATAACTCCTAGTTGAAATAAGGTGCTATATCGTTTTGAATTGTTTCTGCTCGTTCTCTATGCCATGTTGCAGTGATTTGAATCAATTGATCATCTTTCTGATCAACTTCAAAAACTGTTCCTCGCATGATTGCTTGTGCGTTCCCTCTGACTACTGTGTTGAGTTCCCTCACAGTGTCGTTAATATTAGAACGAACAGCAAAGTTCATGTTTGGAGAATTAGGATCTCTTGGTGCCATCGGCTCACTGCTCGTAATGCCAACAACTGCTGGTAGTCTTGGAGCATTTACATTGTTTTGCCCTGTACCTTTGATTGGATTACGATAAGTGTCATCTGCTTTTTCAACATTTTGAGCCATAAGAGTTACTACTCTTTCAGTAGTAATATCTTCGTTGATGAATCTAGCAATCATTGCCATTGATTCAAGTTGACCTATCTGATTTGCAGACTGACCATTAAAATTAGTGCCACCGTTTGATGGAATAGTAATGGTTGCTTCAATCGATTTGATCTCGGATTCTTTACATGTAAGATTAAGAGTCCAACCGTTTCTGTCAATACATTCCCAGTTGACTCTGATACCATCGTCTTCAAAGAATGTGCTGAGTTTTTGCTGAGTGACTGCTGTAGTCTTAGGGACTTCAACGTTGTCTGCTTTTTTGCCACCGAACATTGAACAACCCGTTGTGGTTACAATCAATGCTGATAACAATACTACATTTGAAATGTTTTTCATACTTACCCTCCTAACTTGGGCGTTATTAATTTAACTTACTTTCTATTATATGAAATTGAAAAGGATTATGCAATACTTTTGGGTAATTGATTTACCCAGAATTTTTTGTAAGATAAATCTCTACTTGGACACGTTCTGCTTCTGATAATAAATCAATGTCATACTCGCCTGTTTTAATTTGAGCAATTATGTATTTGATATATTCTTCATCAAACGTATATGAATCTGTCGAATCTTTATCGATCTCCATCCAATCCTTGCCTTCAAACTTAAAGACACGATTTGGCATCTGATCAACTCTTACAAAGATATCGCCTTTGACTGCGATAATTGGGAATGTGGTTCCGAAACTAGTTCCTGCTTGTCTTGCGCCACTGTCTTCTTGTAATTGCAATTCAGGGTGCATTTCTTTAATAGCATTCTCATGTATTTGTTTGCCTTCAGGGTCAATATAATACTCACTGTCTCTTACTTTTTCATATGTGACACCTTGTGAAACTCTAGGACCACCGTCTTCAGTTGGTGTTTCTACTACCTTGTTGCCTTCATACTCTTTAAATGCTTGTTTTGTTTCGTCTATCTTTGCTTGTAACTCTGGGTCTTCTGTTATCACTTCAGGTTCTTCTAAGACAGGCTCGGGTACAGGCTCACTCACCTGATCGTTTTCAACCGAGACTTCTTCTTCTAACTTTTTGTGAAATCGACTGAGTTCCCAGTTATCAAAAGCCTCTTTTGCTTCTTCAACACTGGGTTCTAGTTTTGTGAAATCTAAATCAAACCCTGACATGACATTTGCGGCATCTTCTACAGCACTAGGCGGACTGCTTGCCTTAGAATGCATATCTTCTTGCATTTTGTCATAGTCTTCTAGGGCATCTTTTGGAAAATCATTTTTGCTTTTTAACATATGCTGACGCCCATGTTCCGAACCAAAAGGTTCCATATCAAACCCGCTTCCTAAGGGTTCAGGATCTGGATCATCGGAGGGTTCAGGCTTTTCCAGGCTTTCTTTTTCCTTCCTGCGTTGTTCAAATGTGTATTGTGATGCAATCAACAATAGAACTGCTAAAGGATCAAATACAAAAATGATAACCATAATCAACCACGATACTGCGGTTTCTAATAGATTATTATCTGCTTCTTCTGTGCCAGTAAAAAACTCTGCGATATATCGAATAGGTCCTACTTCACTTTCTACTAATCTAACTGCTTGTTCAGACTCAAACTTTTCGTCTTTTAGTTGGTCGATTACATCGTAGATATTATCTATATCTGCATTCCATTCATCAATCTGATTCAAATCATCGTCCTGTGATGATGTAGATTGATCTCTTAAACGATTAATTTCTGCGTTAGCATCGTTTATTGTCGTCTGTGCTTGTGCCCTGTATCTGTCGATGTTTGCTTGTTGTGTTGCAATATCATCTGCAATTGACTCACGTTGTGGTGTTTGCTGTACATAGAGGGCTTCTGCTTGAGCCACATAGTCGATTGTTTCAGTCTCTGCTCGTCTAAACGTTCCACCTTCGTCTGTAGTAATTACTTCTACACCTCTGTTTCTGAGGTCATTTACTGCTTCATCTAATACTGCTAATTGATCTCTAAGTCTGTCTATCTGACCCTGTGCATAATCAATGTCACCTTGTACTCGTTCCCATGCACCGTCTCTGATTGTTTCTTGTTGGGCAACAGATGCAGACACATCAAACCCTTCTCCAGATTGCAGACTTGCAATACGTTCTTCTAATATTGTAATTCTGTTTTCTTCTCTTGCAATCTGTCCGTCAATACGTTCTACAGTTGCAATGGCTTCTGTTGCGTTTCCAGATGCAGTATCATGTGCTTTAGACAAGAATCCAAAAATACCGATTGATGTAATCAACATCAAAACCAGTACGGCAATACTGAGGTAAGTCTTTAACCACCACGTGGCTAGGCCCCAATATCTATGTAACCAAACTGCTGTAACGAGTTTGCTTACTTCTAATACCCCTCCCATAATTATAATAGGGATAACTGCCGCAGAGAAAATAGCGGCAAGACCTGACACTGAATAATAAATTGCAACACCACTGATAGTAAGTGCTGTAAATAAAGTCAGCCAGGCTATAAAGATGCTTGTCTTCATATAATAGGTGTCCTTTGCGTTATCGTACATAGTATTTAGTACGATTTTGCACGTTTTTTAATTAGTATTTTCTCTTCCAAGTTCTTTTGCAAATAAATGACCATATGTGTCAATAAATTCTTGGTAAAACATAGTCAACTGTCTAGGAATGCCTGGACCTTGTTGTATGTGATATTTGATACAAGGTGCGATGCCATCTTCTCCTTTACCTTCGATACCCTTATCTCTAAGTTTAACTTCAACGATTTGTAAATAGTCACCGTCTGGAAAGGTATATTTTGCGCCAACTAGTTTATGTAGTTTTAACTTTATAATATCTTCGGGCCAATCTTGAGGCGTTTGATTAATGTCAGACATCCTTTTCAATTACCTCCATGTCGTAAGTGACATCGAATCCGCCCTTTCTCATAGTCCACCAATCGTCTTCATCTAGGTAGTCCCAATCGATTCCGTAAAACTTGTCATAACCATTTTCCTCGTAACCCATTTCTTCTAGGTCATCAACAAGTAAATCTCCTGATATAAGATCATCAAAAATTTGTTGAACTTCTTTATCAGACTTATCTGGAAAAATATCTTTAAGATATGCTATATCAATTTCTAATTGATATTTTCGTTGGACTTGATGCCACTCAGACATCGTTGCTACAATTACTTTTGACATTTAATAACCTGATGTCCAGTGAGCATATTCTTGGTCACAATTGTACTCACCACAGCAACATTGACCGTTATCACTATCGATGTAATCATCATCACCTGGTTGTGCTGGAAGCATATCTGCTAATGTATGCAAGTTGCCTTCAGTGTCTGTAAACTCATACTTAGTATGAGATTGCGGCGCTTTTATTTTTTCTATTGCCATATCTTTCTCCTATTTGTCGTCCCTAAATCTGACAAATCTAGGGAATCTTAAACTGTATGAACCGTCCTGATTTTGAGATACTGCATCACATAATATTTCAGCAGTCTCACCTATAACGTCATCCGATGCTGACCAGAACTCGTCTCGTTGTTCGTCTGAAAATCCAGACCCAACATTTACTTTGATAAGTTTGCCATCGTCTGTACCCTGACAAACTAATGCACCCAGTCTACCTTCATTACGACCAGTACCCTGTTCTAATTCGATGACTTCTAAGTCTACAGTAATAGTAGGCTTCCATTTCATCCAGAAGAGGTTACGTTTACATTCGTAAGGAGCCTCTAATTCTTTGATCATAATGCCCTCAAATCCTGCATTGACCATATCGTTAGAGTATGTCTTAAGTTCTTGCTTACCTTCATCGGTGTCTAAGTCAACAATGATGTGCGACATAGTTTCTAGTGAACTAAGATCAGCAAACAAGGGTGCTAAGTTATTCATTGCAGTAACACGTTTTCTAAATTGTGCGTTGCAATGTCCACGTTGAAAGTCTGCTAGTGGCATGACATCAAATACATGAAATACTGTATCATCAGCCTTAGCATCAGTTTTTCTACGTGCTTGTGTCATCAATTCATTGAATGATGCACCAACTACTTCACCATCGAACACAAATCCATTTCTGCAATTCCCGATATCCTTGCCTAACAAGGTAATTATTTTTCTTACATTACTAATTACTTGTGCTTCAATGTGAGTGAAGTTCTCAAATACTTTTCCGTTACGACTGTAACATGTTGCAATCGGCTCAGGATGATCATACATGCCTGGCTCAAATGATACTACCATCAGAACTCTGACACCATCTAATTTTGGTTCCAGTCTTTTAGTGCCTGACATTTCAGGGCGACCTTCTGAGTTAGTAGCAAGTTGACATTTGAAAACTGGTACTTCGTAGTCAGTTTTTTTGCAAACTTTGTTAATTGTAGCAACAGAAAATCCTGCACGTAAATCTCTGCGAATGACTGGAGCACAAAAGTTATTCCATTCATCATCAGTAAATCGTACAGCCATTTCTTCTACTGCTTCGACAGCGGCATTACCAGTTAACTTGCGTTCTTTAAGTTCTTCTAGTAATGCAATAAAGTCTTCCCAAGGATTCTCCTCAGCAAAACAATTATCTTCTGCTTCAGTAGGACGTTGAATTGAGACTTGTCGTTGACCTGTCTCAGGATCTTCGATTACTTCAGTAGTAGTTGAAGTCTTAGAAGGAACCTTACGCACACCAAATGTAACGTAAGGATTGTAGCACATGCCTGCAAGTTTTAGAAACGTATCTGCATTGTCACTACCTAATACGGCGGCCTCTAATGCTTGTTTCAAAACATCCTGTTTATGAAGTTTTGAATTAGATTCGTTAAGTTTATGTATCCAACTTGCACTCATATGCTTCTCCTAATTATTGATAATATGCTACTATTATACATCCAAACTGTTTGAATGTCAACCCCTAGGTTGATTAAAAGCGGCAACTGCTTGGTCCCACCATATGGATAGTTGAGTGACTCCTGCGGTCACAACGTCTCCAACGGCACCTGCTCCGCCGTACATAAATGTACAAAGTAGATATCCTACGACAAAGCCTATTGCTAGATTTTTCATTTTTCCTCCATTACTTTAACACGATTCAACTGGGTGGTCACTAGTCCATCATCGTCAGTGCGATGACCTTTGACTGTGCCCTTAATTCTAAGTTCAGTGTCTACTGCTGGATGCAAAGTAGAAGAGGCAAAAAATACTACGTCACCAGTGCTAGTCTTAGCAGTGATAAAGTAGCAATTATACCTGTGTGACAGAATGGTTCTAAGGATAGTAACATCCAACTCTATTCTGTCTTTGATTTTACCGATAGCAGTAGAAGTCTTAGACTCCTCAGCAATTCGGTCCTCTTGACCTTTTTTAACAATAGCACGGTCATATGCTTTTGGAAGACTTGCGATCATACCGAAATCACTTGAATTGGTGATCGTGTCTTTATCTGCTAATGCCATAGCAGACTTATCAAAATCTGACATCCAACCACCTTGCAACATTTTAAATGTCAAGGCTTTGTAATGTTGACGAACTTGAACACCAAGATTCTTGGTAGTAGCATCAACACCCTTAAGGTTGTTCTCCAAAAGGTCGAACATGATATCACGGTTGGATTTTACTTTGTCAGAGCCCTCATGTGCCTTCACATAAGTCTTGCCGTTAAGCAAGTATGCTTTCGCAGAAGCGGCCCAAACATCGTTGGCTGAATATTCGATTCTGTTTTTACGCATAGTCTTATACATTCCTTACATACTCCAGTATGTTTCAGTTAAAGGGTCAGTGCAACCACCTACTTGACTTTGAGGTAGAGTGATTGTTATTTTCTTACCAGTGCCAGGAGCAACTCCTGTTCTAGTGATCATTGGCTCAACATAATCTTCGACTGCGACAATTGAATAAGACGATGCAAACTGTTTGTGAACACGACCCAATTGTTGCTCAGTAGCATCACGGTATGCGTTGTACATCGGAGCATAATACTCAGGGTCACCATTAGCAACACATTCAGCAACTTGCTGATATGCTTTTTCGTAATACTTTACAGTACGAGTGATACCTGCTTTAGCGGCACCTTGAGTCTTGTATTCCTTACTTGAATAAGAACGTCTAGTTGGCTCTTTGTGAATTGAATTGTCAGAATTGTCGATGATTAAATACATACCTTCTCCTTGATTTTTCATAATATACATATATTATACGCAAAATATTACCCAAAGTCAAGCCTTTTATCCAATTATTTTCACTTTTTTCTTGTAATATAATCAATAACTTACTCAGTTTCATCGTCTCTAACGATACGTAAGAACGGTTTTTGACGGATAACTGGTCCTTGAACTGGCTTAGGTTCCGCATATTCAGCACCCTCAACTTTGGGTTCAATTGTCTTGCTCAAATGCTGAGTCATTTGTGCTAACATAAGAACGATATCGTCCTTGTCCTCTTGCTCATCTAGTGTGTTTAACCAGTTTTCTAGTTCTTTAACTCCACCGTTAAAGAGTAACTGTGCTACCCATTTTATATTAGTAGCATATCTACCTTCATTCCAAATACTCATTAGTGATTTCTTCCTCCGTCAAATACACAAACAAAATACAAACCGAAGACTCCTGTGTTGAAGACTCTGTGAAACTCTCCATCATTGATGCAAACTACATCTCCTTCTTTAACGGGAAATCGTTCGCCGTCTATTTCCATTTCACCTTTACCTTTGTGAAAGAAATAAACTTCTTCTTGACCTGCATGTGTATGGCCATTTGTACTTTGATTTGCTCTCAGCATTGTACTACTAAGTATTAAGTTATCACCAAATGCATTATCTTTTAATACATATTGGGCATTATCTTTAATTACCTTTCCACCAATGTCTTCCATTTTTACTTTTTTCATTAATCGTACTCCGGGGTATATGGTTCATATTCGCCTGTATACCAATGTTTAATAATTTTTTCTGCTGGCTTGCCCCTCACTGATTGAGAGATATTTGGGAAGCCTTCTATTCCGTCACCAAGTCTTTCACCACTGTTAGGAATTAGTGTATCTGACAACCAGTACGCAGTACTTGCCGTAGTTCCTTTTGTATTGAACCAAGGTTGTTTATCAACTGCTCTTAACATACCTTCTATATACATTGCTTGTGCTGAGAAATCAGTTGGGATAGACCATTGCATACATCGACCTTCATATGATACGCCATCATATGTGCCTTCAGTACAGAAGCCGTCTTCATACCAACCTCTACTTAAAAACATTTTATGACTTTGAGCAAACAGATTCCAAATTACTGGGGGAATATCATATGTAGTATATTCCCCACACGGGTGACCATCATTACAAGTCCATTCATTATACCTATCAGAAATATAAGTTGCTATTCGTTCTTCTACTTGCTCTACAGTAGCACTATCTTCTTCGCCAGGAAAGAACAGAGTAGGTAAAGAAAAGGTCCACGCATCTATCTGGTCCATTACACGTGAATCATTCCACACCATGCCCTCACCCATGAACACTTCGCCATCAAATCGGACTTTAATTTCAGATATGATACTAGCCATTCTTTCCATATAATAATTTTCGAGGTATACTCTTTCTTCCTGTGATGCTTCATTTTGTAGACCACAGAAGCATATCCACATAGCACTCCAATCTGCTGACATAGATGATGCTCCCACTGATTGCAGTCTCTCTGCTTCCCAAATCATGTGTTTTTCATGGGTATCCATAATTCTTTTTAATAATGCTCGGTCAACATAAGCCATGCCATCAAAGGGAAACAGCATTGTATTAGTATCATCCAATACTAAAAACTGCCATGCATAGTGCATTTTCATTCCTAACTCTTTGGCAGTTTCGGCGATGAATTCTATTTGCGAATCAGTTATATGTTTACGACCGTGATTGATAGTCCATGTTTCTTCTGTGTGATCGTTCCAGTAACCAAAGTTATATACCCATGCAGTTTCTACACCGTGTTCTTTTAGTCGGCGTAATGTCGTTCTATACATTAATTTGATATACTGATCTTTAGTACAATGGTTTACTAAATTGGTTTTGTTTTTATAGTTTTCATAAACCCATTGAACACCGTAATCTTTAAAGCCGATTGCTTTAAAATGTCCTTCTCCGAATGAATTCTGCGGCATAGGTATATCAAATTCACCTAAGTATTCTTCTTTGATTTTTGAACTGTGTGGGTTTGTACAAGAGCCTTCACTGTCTTCGTCATTAACGGTAACATCTACACTTGCAGTACCACCTGAACAATTGATAGAGAACGTGTGATCACCATAACTATCCATTGTAAAATTCTCACTGCCACTCAATGACTTGCTACCTGACCAATAACCAGATGCTGTACATGAGGATGCATTTGAACTAGACCAAGTTATTGTAATAGGGTCACCAACTACAACACTTGTTTTACTTGCAGTCATTGATACGGATGCATTAGAATTGTTGCCACCGCTACTACTATTACCACCACTGATTGTGCCACCGATGATTGCTCCTGCAGTGTCTCCTCCACCTCCACCGCCACCACATGCAGTGATGATTGCTAGTAAAGGGACGATAGTAATATGTCTATAAAATGTCATTCTGTGTACCTATATGTGTCAAGTGTTTATACAGTATACATAAAATGGTGACCAAAGTCAATAGAAAAATGCCCAAATCTTGCGAAATGGGCATTTTTGTTTTTTAAGTCTTTCTTTGAGGAACTGATATTAGATTTTTAAATGCTAATTTGCCCAATTGAGTGAATCATAATCCAAGTCGTTGTTATAAATAACATGACTTCTCCTACTACTTCGCCTCTGGGCATCCAGTGTTGCGTTGTGCAAAAGAATTTCTTCAATGTCGTCTCCGTGTGTGTAATGCAAAGGAGTAGTTTTTTCTAACATCTAAAAACGGTTTTTTCAAATGTGTAAAAAATGCTACTATGTAGGACCCTCCTACAATTCTATTTATACCTAATGTTCGATAATGCTACTTTTCGTAGCAAGTGTCATAAAGTGTCATACCGCGGAAGCAATATGGGGTACAGATAATTTTAGTTACCTTCTAAAGTGTCATAGAGTGTCATACTTTAGAGTCTAAATATTCTTTTAAGTTGCCATGCAATGTAATCATCATAGCAGTTTTATGTTCGTAAACCCTGATAAAAGGTTGTCCTTTCTTGCCCCTTAGTTTATGTACGCCGAGGTAATATGGACATTTAATCTTTTTTATAATTTCTTGGATAAATGCCTCTGGAGCAACAATTCTTCTCTTGTGCATTCCTTTAGGGTCAAGTCCTAACTCAAAATCATAATGTTCAAGTTTTGCTAATTTGAATAATCTGAGCCCTTCTTCACTGAGTCTTAGACCTTGTCCGCCTCGACCTGTCAACCACATTTTGAATATGACATCGCCTAAAGGCATATTGGGAGGTATAATACCTTCGGGTATCTCCTTTAGTATTGCTTCTGTGATTTTTTCTTTGCTTCTAGGAAATTTCATCCGGGTAAACTGTGCGTCCTGAGTTTAGGAATACGACAGTAAACTTGTCAGTTTTAAATTGTGCATTTAATTTTCTACACAGATTTCTAGCATGTCCTGGATTAGAGAAACTAGTTTTTTTGTACTTTGGAGCCGCATCGCCGTTTAGATAATGTGATGATTTTAGATTGATAGGTTGATCATCATAGTAGACAGCCCAAATACCGGACGCCTCAATGATTTGGTCACACTTGTATGTGTCTTTATCAACATACTCTAAAATTACATGTGGCTGATTTCTACTCACTTGAACGAGCCGCCTTTAACTTGTACATCAATTGTTTCTTCATTATCTTTTTCCTTTTTCAACTCATTCAATTCTGCTAACAACATAACTAAATCGTCTCGCAAACCTCTGGCTTGATCAATTGGGAGAACAACAGTTGTACTTCTCTTGCTCTCTCCTAATGATACTTTGTTCACAAAATCTTTTATGTGTAACATAATATGCTTATATATTTATCAGATTTTTTGCTTCTTCCCTTGTTTTAAAAGGACCTTGATAAGGATATCTTTGAATAAAGATGTATTTTGGGCAAAATATAACTTGGTCGATTCCGTTATGTTGCACTACAAAGTAGCCTGCGGCATGAAAGCATTTTGATTTTTTAGTCTTAGTAAAAACATGAAGACCGCGTTTGACATCATAAACAGAATTATATGTCCTAGCAGTTGTAGGAAATTCCGGGTACGGAGTATCTACATTTGCCTTCGATTCTTTGGGTGCTACAAACTTAATTTTAGTATTTTTTTGAATCTTTTTGATAGACTCAAATTCAAATACTTCGTCTTGTAAAGTAACGTTAAATGTTCCTACATTGTTTGCACAAACATTACCGACTTTTCTTTCGCCGTCTTTTAAAATCCAAAACTCATCATCTTTGATGGGCTTTGCAGTCAATTCTACATCTAATATCATCTTTTCTCCATTAAGTTCGTAAACGTAAATTTTGCTTTCAGTTTTAACCATCTACTAGTTTCCCTGAATATGGTGAGTTCAACCATTTAGAATAACTATCTGCTTGATCACTGATTCTGTTAAGTTCATACTTACCACAAAAACGCATAAAGTGTACACCTACTTGAGGGACTTCTTTCTTTTCACTTACGCCATTTTTGATATTAGTATCAACTTGATTTCTGATAGCCTCGGGTTGTGCTGTCAAGTCAATCAAAACACGATTACGTTCATAATCATCACGCACTCTGTGTTCTACATCATTATGATCAGTCCAACGTTGCAACATGATGTTATTCCAGTTGAATCCGCCCTTGTCTTTATCTGCATATGCTTCTAGCAAACCTGTTTTGTTTTTAGTACCCTTCTTACGTACACCTGGATATGCACTAAACACATTGTCAGTAGTGTCACCACGCATACATTTTTCAAAGAGTAGATAAGCAGGGTCTTCAAGTAACTTGGGCTCACCTGTCTTTTTGTCTTTGATTGGACGATCCTTGTCATCAAAGTAACCATCTAAACAGATAAACTGATTTGACACACCGTTGTACTGATGTACATTCTCTGCGATAAGTTGAACATAATCTGAGTCACTAGATATAATGACATGCTCATCATCAGGATGTAATGCAATGAAACGAGCAATCAAATCGTCAGCCTCAGCATTGGGATCTCGTAAGACACTACAGTTAGTCTTGTCTTTGAGATACGTTGTAAATGTTTCATAAGTCTCCCAGAACATTTCATTTTCTTCTTGCTCTGCTTCAGTCAATGACTGAGCCGCAACCTTACGATTTGCTTTGTAAGGTGTGTAAAACTCTTTACGCCATGAACGACCCTCTAAACAGAATACGACATGATCGATACCGAATCTACGCACAGCCTGATTGGCAGATGCTAACTGTAGATGCAGTGCCATGCCTATCTTTTCCCAAGTATTTGAGTTACGACTTGCGACATGACGGGCACGAAAGAACGTGTTTGCTGTGTCTATAAGGGCATATTTCATACGAGTCTCTTATTTATCATTTAATAATATACTATTATACGCAAAATATACGCATATTGCAAGCCTTTATGGGTAAAATGGGTAAATTAATCTGCGTTGTGATCGCCGATCATAAATCGGAAACTTTGCGAACATCTTCCGTTCTGGGCAATAAGATAATTAAAGTTGTGTTCTAGTCTAGGAAGAAGTTCTTTTTGGGCTTCTAACCACCATTCATCAGTCTGACTACATAACCTTTCGATTTCTTCAGCAATTGCAACTGCTCTATCTTCGTCATTTTCGATCAAGTCATATGCTTCATTAATCCATGGCGAAAAGGTCTTATATCCTGTTTCTCTTAACACTGCTAAAGAACCGGGCATACCACACAAAACAAAAGGAACTTTTGCTAAGATAAATTTATATGTTTTTTCGGTAAATGTAATACAGTCTATAAAGTTAGTATCTATATTGATTGGAAATTCATACTCTAACTCACTAAATTTATAATCCTTATCATATATTTCAGGGTGAGTTTTATTAGTTATATCTTGCAAGTATTTCGTTTCAGTAATAATAGCAAAATAACATTTACTAACATGATCTATAGTATCTTCACCTAAAGATATCCATTGATCTTGGTCCATAAAAAAATTATTTAAATCAAAATTCTGAGCAGTATCACCTTGGTAATCTCTGCTTCCTAGACCTTTTAAACTTAAAGTTAAGTCTTTATTGTTAACTAATGCTTGAAAAATTTCTTGTCCCGTTTCAGGATAATGGGTCTGGGTAAAAGGATTATTAGGATCAGCAAACTGTTCAACAGAACCACTCCAATCTTCTTCTTTAAGGTTCAACGACATTAGTCCATGTGGATGCAAATCTCGTCTGATTATTTGTCCTACAAAATAAACTCTGTTTATTTTAGGATGATTGTTGTAGAATAAAAATTTATAGGGTTTAATTTTTGGTTTACTGTTTAGTTTTCTTAATGCTTTTTGTTCCCCTTCATCGGCCCTAGACCATTGACTATTAAGGGTGTCTTCTAATCCATTGGAACATATCTGAGACATCCACATCATTAATTTATATTTTTTGGTGTGTTCTATCATATATCGATAGTTTTTAGTATGAGGAGCACATGCCCAAATCATCGCAAAATGATTGGGAGTTACTACAGGATTATCCGGGTCTGATAAGTAACCATGATTTATGTAATTAAACACATCAGACCAAAATTTCAAATCTAAAAAGGTATAACCTTCTGAGGCTTGTTTTAAAACAAACTTGTTTTTACCTCTTTCTTGTGCTTTTTCCCATATATAATCGCCTATAGTGGTAACTAGGTGAGTGTATTGTGCATCTCCTTCCCAAATTCTACCAGGTCCCAATGATGGTATATGCGAAAATTCATATCCTAGAATTACAAAATAATCCTCATATGCGTCTGCACCGAGTAGTATTGAAGTATGCATAGTTTTTTCAAAGGATCGTTCTTCATCTAGTTCTGTAGACAAAGGCTTAGTGATGTGGTCTAAAGGAATAGTCCACCTGTTTTTATTTTCAGGATTATGCTCAGACATGCACAATATTTATCTAGTCAGATAAAGGGGGAGGGGGTTGATAAGACTGGACTGCATTATCAAGTGTTTTGCTTGGCTCTACAAAACCTTCTGCTTGTGCTACTTCTTTATTATCAAAAAACTTGTGCATTTCTTCAATAAGGAATGTTCTGTTTTCAGCAACAGATAAGTCTAATCTGCGTTCATTAATAAGAGTAGTCTGATGAAGTTTCCATGCATCAAAGGCTTTTTGAGATACAGTTGCCATTAAATCTTTACCGGCTTGACCTGGTAAAGGTGGAAACGACATTGCTGGAAGTTCCTCTTGATATTTCTTACAAAATACAACTGCTTCCATTTAACTTACCTCTGATCTTCCGTCACCTATGTCTTTACTACTGACAACTCTCATGTCTGCACCAGTGATAGGATCTTTATCTTTTCTATTATAAGGGTCTGCTTGATCTTGCTCATATACTTCTAGTGCAATATTACGACAAACTTGTTGAAACCATCTGTCTACGATTTCTTCATCGGTGTCATCATCTGCTTGTTTGTAACCTGCTTTGATAAGGTTCAATACGAACTTATCATTCCAATCCATTTCAAACGCACCGTTATTGATATCCATTTCATCTATGTCTACGTTTAAAATAGATACCCAAGGTTCGCCGGCTCTAGTTGCTTTTTCTTTTTCACTGAGTTTCGGTGATGCTTTCTTTTTAGGTTCGGGCTTTTTACCGAACATGTTTTTAATCTTGTCTAACATTTAAGTCCTCTCTATATACTTATCATGCAATTGGAAGGACGCAAGATTTTTTGCTTTAGACTCACACATAATGTCAGCCCATGATAGATGTTCGATAGCCCAGTCGTTGACAGCATTGTTCCAGTAGTAGTCAGAATGTGCCCTGAGTTTTTGTTTCTTGTGCCCTGACTCTAGTAGAGTGTCTAAGTCGGGTAATTGATCAATATTGTGACCTACAAGATAATCCTCACGTGATACAGAGTAATGAATCACAGGACGCACACCTCGCCAAGAATCAATTATACGTTTACATCGATCATCTGTTGGTAGAATATATTCTCCTTCTTTGACCCAGTGATGGTGTATGTCCAATACGAGTGCAAGATGATCGGCGAGTTCGAGGCTGGCGTCGAGTCCCCATGACATTTCATCGTTTTCGATTGTGATTGTGTTTCGTGCCTCGGGTGAGAGTCTGGGTAAGATATCGATGATACCTTGGGGACCGCGACGTCCTGAGATGTGTACGTTGATTTTGAAATCCTGAAAGGACTTACCGTAACCCATTGCCCTTGCCATATCCACATGATATTCAAACTCCTCTATACTATTATCGACAATACTGTCAGTTTCTGAAGCAAGAACAGTAAACTGACCTGGATGAAATGATAGTCTGACATTGTTTGCACGTGCAACGTCACCGATTGGCGAACATAGTTGCTCCATGCGATTGATGACATCAGCACGTTTGTAGAAGTATGAGAACTCCGGATGTGTGTAACCAGTCATCATATCACTAGTTAGACGTACCATACGTAATGATTGGGGCAATGTAGCAACTTTAGATACAAGATTGTATGTATTAGTCAAGTTGCGTTCCATAACTTCCCACATCTTGTCTTCTGCTTTGTCAGGATTATTACGCAACCACGTTAGTGTAGTGCCACCTGTATTGAGTCCCTCAGTAGAAACTAGTTGATCTTTGTCATTGATCTCAGACCATTTGCAGGCGAAACCTATACGTTTAATATTATTATCTGTAAACATTGATAAATACTCTTATAAAGTGATGGAAAAATGAACCTATGAGTGATATACGAAACATACTAGATATGATACAGGAAAATGAGAAGGATGTCAAGCCTCATTTACCCGAATCTAATCCTGGAGAAACGTCAGATTTCGTCAAAAATAATGCAAGATTTGCCGCTCACGCCGAAGAAACATTAGAAGCAATGGTCGATAAATTCGAGGTAGAAACTTTACCCGAATTTTTACGTGACGAAGGTGTTGCAGTTCCAAATAGAGAAGTAGACGAAAATATCTCTGACAACAAATTACCAACTATCGACCAAGAAATGGATTCATATTTTGGATCTAAGCCAGGTGAATTAGAAGAAGACGAATTAAACGAGTATAAATGGCAACCACGTGCTGATGGTAGCACTAGAATAGAAGTTGCTAAAGTATATCAATGTAATCAATGTGATGGAGACGGTACAGTAGTTGATGAAACTGAAGACGATGCCGAAGTTGTTACATGTAGACAATGTTTAGGTACAGGTCACGTTGATGCTGAAGGTAATCCAGTAAGAATTGGATTTGGTCCTAGAGAAGATGAAGTCGTTACAGGTAGAGAAGAAGAATTAGAAACTGACGACACTATGTTTGAAGAACTAGGTAAAGATGGTAAAAAACCAGCAGTACCTTACAGCAAATCTACAGAAAAAGATTTAGCAGATAGAATGCTAAAAGCAACTCCCCCTAAGACAGACTCCAGAGATCATAATAAATCAGACGAAGGTGAATGGGCTAGAGAACTTAGACATATCAAACAGTTAGGTGGACAGACTGGAAAACATGTTGCTGATGCAGATAAAGAAGTCGATGAAGCAATTGATGCACCTACAAGAGTCATTAAAGATAAAGAATTAAACGACTACTTAGACAGAGTTCTATCAAAAGATAAGAAGAAAACTGACAAGTACAAGTTGCCTTATGTGCATAGATCAAACGTTAAGAACTATATTCCGATTGTAGATCCAGAAGGAAAACGATTTGATTTAGATAAGTTGGCCGCAGATATTACTGAAAGGCCTAAAACGTTACTTAAACAAAACGAAAAAATGCAACATAGTGACGGCACAACTAGTATCTTCTATAACATAGGTCTTCCTGCTTTAACAGGATTGGGTTATGATGAAGAAAAGAAAGAGTTTGTAATCATTAATACATGCCCGGGAGCAGGCGAATGTAAGACATTCTGCTATGCATTAAAAGGTGGTTATGTACAATGGGCTCCAGTATCACTTAGTCAAACAAGAATTTTAAACTATTTGTATAATGATCCAAGTGGTTTCTTTGATCAATTAAATGCAGAAATTGATGAACAAAAACGTAAAGGTGATGCTAAACAAGAAAAACATAAAGTTACTGTACGTTGGCATGATGCAGGAGACTTCTTTTCTGACGAATACTTAGATTTAGCATACAAACTAGCCGCTACACATCCTACTGTAGACTTCTACGCATACACTAAAAGAGCAGATGTATCGGGTGCTACTCAAAATAGACCGCCCAACTTTATGATTAACTTCTCAATGGGTGCTAGAAAAGCAGAAGAAAAACGTGTAGACTTCGGTATTACTAAACATTCGACTGTTGTACCAAAAGACTTGTTTGGTGATCTACTCAAAAAAGATGGAAACAGATTAGTAAAAGGTCCTGATGGTGAATGGCAATGGAACAGTCCTAAAGACTATGAAACATTCAAAGAACGTATGGCTGCCAAATATTCTATCGATCCTAAGTCAATCATCACTTATGATGAAATGATGAAAACACCATACGGTGGTGGTGGAGTAGGTGGCGGTGTAGCAGACGGAGATAGATCATTCAAAAGAGGAATTTATAACGTTATTGTCAAACCGGGAGACGGTGATGACTCAGCCAATCGTGCTGACGTTTTAGGTACTTACTTGTTAATGCACTAATCCTTTACTACTTTAAGTAATTCTTCTAAACTGTACAATTCTTGCATATAATCTGACTTATCTTTCAACACAGTTTTAGGTAAGTCACCTTCTCTACGTGTTGAGTATACAACGTTAAAGTCTATATTATTGACTTGTTTAAATGTTTCGACCATTTCTTTAACACTGTGTCCTTTACCATGACCTAAACATTCAATCTTGTTTGTTGGCCTTTCGATTGCTGTTTTAAGTCCTGCACAAACTTCATTAACGTGTATATAATCTCTTACGCATGTGCCGTCGGGTGTGTCATAATCATCACCGAATATAGTAAACTGTCCTTTACCTGGAGCCATTAGCAGATTTGCCATTAGTCCGTCTGGATTAGTCGGAGTAAATCCGTCGACCCCTGCTACATTGTAAAATCTAAAAATAGTAAAGTCTTTTTTGCTCTGCGTAGTACAATACTCAGTTATGACATCTTCTGCCGCTTTCTTAGATGTGCCATATGGATCATAACAGAACTCAGCAACACCTGTCGATGCAAATATAAAGTTGTTAGTTTTGATCTTTGCCAATACATTCATCGTACCATTAAGGTTAGTGATGTAATATTGAATTGGTACTTGTTTACTCTCGTTAACTCTGACTCTAGCCGCTAAATGTATCACTGCATCAAATTCTTCTGGAAACTCTCCGAAAGGATGATTGATGTCATGTTGTATAAACTGATTCTCTTTAATCTCTGCTTTAGGAGGAAGTATATCTAGTCCCCATATATCGTAATCATGTTTTAAATAATTAACTAAATGCGAACCTATGTAACCCGAACATCCTGTTATTAATACTTTTTTCATAATTTTATTGCCAATAATGTTAGTATTGAAATTAACAATACGTTAGTAAGAAAGATGCCTATGGCTAATATTGTGTGATACCATATCCATCTAGTTTTATATGCGTTTTCAATCGTTATTTCATCAGGATCTACATCATCCTTCATCATGTCTATAACGACTGTTTCTTTTTTAATCTCTATTGGTTCTGGCTTCTTCCAGAATTTTGTAAACCATTCGCCCATTATAATCCTTCAAATAATTGTGCTGATTGTGTACTTGATACAGTTTCAGGTGGTTGAAAATACGGATCAGTTGTCAACCAAGTGTCAGTATCTGTGTAACATACTATAAACTTATGCCTATTAGTCAATACACTTCGTACATCATCAATACATATTGTACTTCTGTTCAGACTACTAATGTAATCTGCGTGACTTGTTGTGGTATGCTGTAATATACCTGCAGTCGAATTATTAGACTTTTTGCTAACAAAACTGTTAAAACAGTTTATCCACTTCTGAGCAATCAGTTGTTCTTGTGTATTATAATGTTCTAATGCACCTAACTTATAATAAGACTCTGCTGTAGGATATTCTTCATAAAGCACGGAGATAATATCTGCTACGTTACTTTTGTCTCCTACATAATAATACTTATCATCGAAATTCTTTAGCCAACGTTTTCCTTCATATGCCACAGTTGGCAACTGAATGTGTTGTTCTAAAAATGCAATACCATAACTCTCAACAGTGCTTGGATTGAATGCTACCCTTGCACCAGTAATAAAGTTAACCTTTTCTTGTCCTATAATACCTGACTTAATTTCATAGTCTACGCCTAACTCTTTTAATCGTGCTTCAAACTTCTTAGCACCATTTGCGTTAGTCATAACTTTAGCAGGCAATTTAGTCTGCTCAATAACTTTCAAAAAGTCTTCAGGACCTTTTCCTTCTTCCCATCTACCTATATAAAGTACACCTGTTCTTTCTTTGTGATGTTCTTCTAATAGACTAGGTTCGGGTAATGGTATAGGTAAATGTACTCCTTTAAGTGTACCAAGTATCTGAGCATTAAACTCACTTTGCGTACCGATAGTTGTATTAGAGATTTGCATTTGTAATCTCATTGAATGATTCACGTTGTCTAAGAAAGGATTCTTTGTATTCTCAAATAACTGACTTTCTAAATGTGTGTAGTTGATAATCTGAATACAATCTTCTAATCCGATCTCAGACATTAAACGTGAAGTTTCGTAAGTATTACAAACAATAGAATCATACAGATTAGACTCTAAGGCTTTGATCACTGAGTTTCTAAAGTTAATCATACGTTCTAAACAGTAACTATCGCCATACATGAAGATACCTTGATGTTTAGAATAAGACAAAGGATTGTCTGTGTAGATAAATCTAGCACCGTCGTTCTGCAAAGTCTTAGTAAACTCTGTATGCTTGTCAAACTTGTCTGTAATGATATCAACCTTGATATTATTATCCTTCATTTGCTTTACGAAACTTAAAGCAAACTGTCCTATGCCCCCATGGGGAATAAGATGTTGATATGACATTAAGAATGCTATGCGTTTATTGTACATTTCTCTCCCACAACCAAGCACCGGCACCAAGATACTTAACCTTTTTGCCACCTGCTTTTTCTGTGTATTCGTCTTGTACGTCTACACCTATTCTGAAAAAGTCTCTGTCTGTTTTGCTAGGATTATCTGCAAGCCATAATTGCTTTGCATCTAGCATTAAGTAATATCCATCATTAGCATTCATGTAACTATTATACTTCCTCTTAAAATCAATGTCAACATCTTTTATACCCAAAAAGGAAGGACCTTTCGATCCTTCGTGTTTTTCATTAATCATCATATATTGTTTAGTATTGTTCGGCCCATATTTTTTATTCTAAATGTCCTGTACTCGGCTGGGAATTCCCGTCAGGTGTGTAGTCACCATGTCACTTAGTCTCCTCTAAATCAATCGTTACAGTAATTATATTACTTTTCACTATCTAATGTCAAGGGATTTTTAATTTTATTTTCCCAAATCTTTTTGACAATAAAAGACATTACTACATTCTTTGTAAGATAGTATTTTTGTTTAGATTTGGATAGATGTTTAAAGTCTCCTATTGTCTTTCTGCATGTTTTGTCTTCACAATTACACATCATCATAAATTCAGAGCCGTCTTCTTCAAAATCTTCACTGATCGTAGTAGAATAATCGTAGAAGATTTCTTCTCCTTCTTCGATATCTCTCAATGCTACTATGTAAACATCACTGCGTATTCCGCAATTCGGATTGCAATGATGATTGATTAGTAGTCCAGGTTCTTCTAAGTCTACATATACCTCATCGGCTATTTGCAATGGGTTACATTGCTTGTCGCCTTTGAGATATACATCTTGTAGTGATATAACAGGTCCAGTAAGATTTAATATTACTTCGCCTTCGGAGATTGCTTGAGTAGCAAAAACTCCTTTACCAAACTTCGATTCGTCTATACGATACTGTTCGGTTCTTTCGTTGTCCAAACTATTTTAACTCCTCTACGATCAAGTTCATTTCTGCATTTTTGCTTGATTTTAGGCCTACCATTACTGCTATTGATATAATCAATAAGTTCTTGTTTAGGAGTATTTTTAATATAGTAGTGAGTTGTAGTTACTACTTTAGTACCTCTTTGTACTGTTTTTTGTGATGGTTTAAATTTAATTGGCATTATCCTTGACCTCTATTAATAGACATTGAACGTTTCTTTGCCTTATTCATTGTACTCATCGCAATCTTTACTCTGCGACCCCTTCCACCAACACCCGTTGATGTGCATTTTTTACCTGAACCGTTAATTAACGACTTGTGTTTTATTTTTCTACTTGCTTTAGCCATTGTTCCTTTTAGTTTGTATATTTATAATTAAATATGGGTTGTATTAAATTTCTACTGTGGTAGTAGGTTCTTCTATTTGAAGTAATCCAGAAGGGGGATTGTTATGTCCCATCATACTATCACTACTTCCAATAAATTCTTCTCGTTTCTCGTCCCAGTTTTTAAGGGCGTCTTTAATACTTGCTTCGGCTAATACACTACAATGCAATTTAATAGGGGGCAATTCTAATGCGGCGGCTATGTCTCTGTCTTTAATTTCTTGTGCTTCTTCGACTGTCTTTCCCATTAGCATTTCAACAAACATAGTTGAACTTGCTATTGCTGAACCACAGCCATAAGTTTTAAACTTTACATCGATGATCTTTTCATTCTCATCTAGTTTGAGTTGCAATTTCATTACATCTCCACATGCAGGTGCCCCTGTCATTCCAGTTGCTACATCAGGATCGTTTGGATCAAATCTTCCTACTGCATGTTTTTGAGGATTGTTAAGGACATCCTCGAACCTTTTTACTACTTTATCTGAATATGCCATACTACTTTAAAAATGTTTGCGAATTGTTTCTATCTTCTCCTCTGCGTTTGCTATTGCTTCAATCTGTGATTCAACTGCTTGGACAACATCAGGATGCTCTCCGATACCAGCAGGGTTATTAATGTAAACTTCAATATTGGCTTTTGCCATTGCAATCTCGCCTTCAAGTTTTTTAATTAATGCTTCTAATAGATAATTCATTGTTGTTTCCTTAGGGTTTATACATCAGTATTTATCACGTAATTCATTGATTTGCAAGAAATTAATGATTCTCATTTGCCTATTGCATTACCATAGATATGTACATGGACTCTGCTTGTATAATAATAACCTCGTCTGATTGCTTCATCTGCAATACTTGCTTCAGTTTGTACTAAGCCTTCAAACGTTCCACCTACACCCATAATCCATACAGGATAATTACACCCTGCTTCTCTGAATAGTTTAGTGTTTTCTTCTACTTCACGCCAACTCTCGTCTGTGCCATTGACAACATACTTTAGTTGACCTACAGGACTAACTTCAGCATATCTACCTACTACTTCAGGTTTGATTGCTTTCTTAGATTGTTCACCTGCTGTTGACCATAGTTTAGGACTGATCGACCAATACCACTCTTTTTCATTCCAAGTATATTCTCGTTTTATCCATTCAGCAAATTCATCTGTAATCGGCTTAGTCCCATTTGTTTCTACAGTTACATTTGAAGGTTGATTATTTCTGCGTTTAAATTCTTCTATAACTTCAATCATGCCGGGCTGTGTGTTTTTCAACATCGGCTCGCCGCCTGTAAACACCATGTGTATTTCTTGTTGTGTTTGTGGGTGTATAAACTTACCATGCGGTAGAAGTGCTGTAAGTTCGTCTACTGCTTCTGTCACAGTCTTATCTGTGATAAGATGTTTAAACTTCTTACTCCATGTGTATGAACTGTCACAACCTTTATCAAATACAGGAAGATCAAATACACTATCGATATTTGTAAGGTCAATCTTTTCATAAGGCAAGTCGTATGTACTAGGATCAGTTGGATCCTTCTGACCAAAGCCATTACATTGTAAATTACATAAAAAGAAACGCATCCATAATGACGGGATGCCTACGTATTGACCTTCACCTTGTGCTGAAAAGAATGTTTCACTATACTTTAGTGTCATCTACGTCCTCAATAGGGTTATCATAATAGTCATGTGTACCTGCTCTATACCTTGCTTTCTTTTCTGATACCATTACACTACTCATGTAGGCAAAGTAGCCTGCAATTACTGTAACTAAAAGTGCAATCATAAAATTTAGTATTTCCATTATCATATTATATCACCTATTGATAGTAAAGTCAACACTAATCTAACCACCAACTTTCCCAGGGAAAGTCTAGCCAAAGATCGGGTGTTTCTAATCGATTAATCGATTCATATTGATAGTCAACTCCATCGAATTGACTTGCTTCATTGTTTACGAGTACAGCAAACTTAATGTTTTGCTTCCAAACAACGTCCCATGTATTTCTTTCTTGAGGAAAACAAGATTGTTCCCAATCTTCTTTGATCCAATTAAGAGTTGCACCAGAATCATTGATGTCTTCTACAATGAGAATATTTTTACGTTTAGTTGCGTCCCATCTGTTTTTAAATACTGGAACATCATCTGGATTGACTACGCCAAATGCTTCACAAGGCATCCATAGATTACTCTCTGGTCCTCCTTGAACATTATCACGTAATGATATGTCTAAAGTATGCATGGGAACTTTAAGATAATGTGATATCATCTTAGCAGGCAGTAAACCACCTCTTGTTATTCCAACTACGTAGTCAGGTCTAAAATTATCTAAGTGCATCTGCCTTAGGATTTCTTGTACGGCGTTCTTTACGTCACCGATACTAAGCCGTTTGTTCATTTGCTTCCTTTATAACGCCATTGGTCCAATTTTTAGCACAGTCTTCTGCATAAAACTTTGACTTGCCAGGAAGGTACCTTCTTTCCTTTACTACGCCATCTTCGATAAGTTCAACTACGTAAACTTCTTCAGTGACTACTTTTGATTCTCTCATATTTTCTCCCTTATTACTGGTCTTTGACAAGGCTCTAGTTCGCCTGCCAATGTTTCATGTGGTATATAATCAGTATCAGCAATAATCTGCTTTAACTTTTTATTAAATTTGCTACCATCATTTAAGAGTTCGTTACTATAAGGAACCTCTACTGTGATTGTTGCTCTTATTAATTTATCCACTAATCTTTTTGTTAATTGCTTTTAGAATCTTATCTGCGTGTTTGTTACCGTCAAGTTCTTTTTCATCTACATGACCATCACCGTCTACGTCATAATTGACTTTAGCCCAGTTACCATACGCAATAGTTATACATCTTTCACGTTCGGCTTGATCTTTCTCAAATGAATAATCACTGATAAGTTGTTGCATTTTATGTGCAACTACTTCATCCTTTTTACAAATCTTCAATAATTCATCAAAAGGAAAAGTATCTAAAGTTAATTTTTTAGATTTTTTAGCAACAGTTTTTTTAGCAACCGGCTTTTTAGCAGGTGCTTTCTTTTTTGTTGTTTTTTTCTCTGCCATTTTTCTTCTCCTATAATATGCTACTATTATATTTATTAGTTAAAAAGCAAGGCCATCAAAATTAAAAAGAATGATAAGCCTATTATAATAACTGAAAATTTAAATACTGCTTCAAGTATCTCTGGAAAGAACTTGATAACAAGATATGCTATAGTAAAAAAGCCTATAATTTCTAACATTATAAACCTAAAATACCTATCGCACTAGACAATCCTGCATTATGCAGTTCAATATAATCGTCTAAATCTTTTAAAATTCTTTGTGTATCATCAATACCTTGATCTGTCAATCGTTCTATAAGGCGCTCTCTGGAGATCTGAGGGTGTGTTCTTAAGATATCTTCAAATACATCTGCTTTGTTTGAACTCTGACAGATAGATACAAGTCTATCTCTGGGTATAGTAGCAAATGACATTGTTTGTCCTATTGCCATATTAAAACCTCGGCCTGTTATTATTGTTAATCCAATACATTATTGCTAATATTAGAATTGCAAGTAATGTTGTAGTCAAATCCATTATTGTCTCTCATAAATTGCTGAGTTAGCATCATGCTCAAATACTTCAACACTTTTAACTCTTACTGTATTGTTAAGGGCTTTACCTTGATATTTTTGTCTTTCGATAATAATAGTCATTTGTCTGAATACTTCTTCTGCAAACTTTTCTGACCCTACGTTGTCGAATACTTTAACTTTTGCTAGACCTTTCTTTTCTAATTGTCTAAACTGTCCAATCTCAGGATCATCTTTTGCTACAACAATCGTGTGATCAAAGTGATCTTCTAGCCAATTCTTTAATTCTTTGAGTCCACCAAAGTCCATAACCCAGTTACGTTCATCAAGTGAATCACATTCAAACACAAGTTTGAATCCTAGTGAATAACCATGCAACAAAGAACAATGTGAATGTGTCGCACGCCATTGTCTAAAACAACAAGAGAATCCTCTGTCGTTTCCATATGTCTTAGTTGACAGATATTTCCCTTTGCCGAAATCAAGTTCAGGCATTTTTACTTTTTTTGATTTTTTTAAAAACTTTGGTAACTTCATTTTTCTCCCTCTGCTACTCGTTTGCGTAATGACGAGGAACTAAAACTATGATCTCTGCCATTATATATTACTTTAATATCTCTAGCATTACAAATGTCTTTGCCAGAAAACTCTTGTTCTTGGTATTCAACTCCGATGATTCTTACATCAAGTGGTAAGACTAAAAGCAAATCTTTTAAGTCTTGTTCAGTCTGATAGATAACAATCTCATCTACATACCTAGTTGCCGCTAATTGAATCTGACGTTCTACGATAGATTGTATAGGCGGATTCTTTTGTTCAGGACGATCTATGGTTGGATCAGTCTGTAATCCTGCAATCAAATAGTCGCAATGATTTTTTGCTTCTGACAACATTGCAATGTGACCAGCATGTAGTAAATCAAATGTACTAAACGTAATGCCGATAGTCTTGCCTTCATCTTTAAGTTGTCTGATTTTATTAAATATCACTTTTTTAAAATCTCCATCATTAGTTCTTGTTCTTTATCCTTAAGCCAGTCTTCTTCCCCAACAAAGTCAGGTGCATCTGCAATAACTTTGTCTAAAAAGAACTTAAGTAGATATAAGTCTTGTTTAATACCCCATGAAACATATCCATCATTATAAGGTGAAGTCATTTCGATATTCATCTTACGGATCTTGGACATGATATCATCTATATCAGGAAGTCGTGGACCTGCCATATTACTGCCTTGCTAGTGCTAAAAACTCTGCTCTGACTTCCGGGTCTGATTTGAAACCGCCACCTAGTCTGCTTGTAATTGTTGAACTGCCTGTATCTTCAACGCCTCTTGATTTAACACAATAATGTTGTGCATCAATCATTACTGCTACGTCTTCTGTTTCCAAAATGAAAGATAGTGCATGATAAACTTGCTCAGTTAAACGTTCTTGTATCTGAGGTCTTTTTGCAAAGTATTCAACGATACGATTAATCTTTGATAGACCTAATACTTTTTCATTAGGTACATATGCAACAGTTGCTAAACCATCGATAACAACAAAGTGATGTTCACAGTTAGATTGTACAGAAATGTTCTTTTCTACAACCATTTCATTATAATTCATTTTGTTTTCAACAACAGTTGCTTTAGGGAATGCATCATAATCAAGTCCCCAAAAGATTTCGTTTACATACATTTTTGCAACACGTTTAGGAGTATCTATAAGACTATCATCTGATAGATCAAGTCCTAAAGTATTCATAATGTGATTGAAGTGTTCTTCTATCTTGTCGATTTTTTCTGTACGAGAAAGACCATTATCAGTTACTGGAGTTTCAACTCCCATTTTGACTAAGTGATCGTGTACTTGTTGCCCTAGAACAGGGTCTGTTTTTGTTTTGTTATAAGACATTTGCCTTTTCTCCTTCCTAACGCGGATATAGTTATTTTAAATTGTGTCGTAACCTTTGTGTTACAAATGTATTTATACATTATATGATGATAAGTTATATTTTTCAAGTAGAAAGGGTAACACGACTTTTGCTACAAAGTCTTTGTGTTGCTCAGTACTTGGATGAGGATCTCTAGGTAGACCAGTGTCTGGATTCATATCTCTGTGTTTAAATTCACTTACATTTGTTACCCAGTCCTGTAAATGTTTTATTGGCAACCAATAATTTTTATCTATCTCGTTGTAAAGATAATTAATTTCTGGATTATTTAAATATGCAAAATGTTTTTCTTGTGTATACTTGTCTGGGTCTATTATACATTCTGTTTGTTTAGAGTAATGTTCACTTTCAGGGTGAGGACCCATATACGTAAAAACATCATGGTCATATTCTGTCATAAAATATCTGATACCTTTGTCTTTAAGGAACCATTGAGTTCTTAAAATGTGTTCGCATGTTTCTATAATTGCTTTCTCAGGGTTAACAAAACTTTCAAAATATTTTACAGTCGTTTCATCTGAGAAATGCGGGTTTAATATGTAATGACTGGGTACACGTGGTTGTCTTATTGAAAGGGGATTTGAAGCCCAGTCTCTTTCAGTTCTGTCTGTGATATCTGCGAATATCGGCTCATCGTCTGTATGACCATTAATTTCATGTAAGAATTCATTATAATTCTGTGATCTACCTATTACAGTAGTTCTCATAAAATTGCGTTGATATTTTTCAGAATAGTGTGATTGTCTGTCACAACCAGACCACATAATTCCTACTAACATCTGATCAGGTAACACACCCTGTTCTAATGCCGATAGTACAGTAGATATTACTTTGCGTGATATAATTGAATTACCAGAGGCACCATGACCTCGATGTGCTACATATCTTAAAGATTTTATTTGGTGTTGTAACTCTAACGGCCATGTGATATCTTTATTTGCGGGCTGTGAATAAGAACACCCTGCTGTAATTAAATGCGTTGGAGATTTCAATTGTTTTCAAATACTTTGTTATATTGATTATTTACTCTAACAAAGGTAGTACACTTACTCAAGTCTTTAAGTTTACGTGCTCCTGCGTAAGTACAGGCGCTTCTAATGCCCCCTAAGATGTCTTGCACTGTGTTAGCAACTTCGCCCTTATAAGGAATCGATACTGTTCGACCCTCTGAACTACGATAATCTTTTAGTCCACCAAAGTGTTTCTTGTTTGCTGTATCACTGCTCATGCCATAAAATTGAACAAATTGTTTTTGGACCTTTTTACCAATGCCTGCACTTGTTGCTGGTGCTTGTTCATTAGTGATGTAAGTTTTCTCTATGATTTCTCCGCCACCTTCGTCATGTCCTGCTAACATACCACCTAGCATAACAAAGTCAGCACCTCCACCAAATGCTTTTGCTACATCGCCAGAACTACTACAACCCCCATCAGCAATGATGTGTCCACCAAGACCATGAGCGGCGTCAGCACACTCCATGATTGCGGATAACTGCGGGTACCCAACTCCTGTCTTAATGCGAGTAGTGCAAACACTACCAGGCCCAATCCCCACTTTAACGATATCGGCTCCACTTAATATTAACTCCTCTGTCATTTCGCCTGTTACTACATTACCTGCAATGATAACTAGTGATGGATGCTTTTCTCTAATCTGTTTGACTACTCCTGCGAAACGTTCTGAATAACCATTAGCAACATCTATACAGAGATATTTGATACCTCTAATTTTCATTACTCTGTCTAGTTTTTCGATATCATCGTCAGTAATGCCGATACTCATGGCAACATGTTCTCGTCTTGTGCCATTTGTTTCTAAAAAGAATTGTGTTAGTTGTTCTACACTGTAAGTTTTAACTAGACATGTAAACAACCCTAGATCAGCAAGTTTGTCTGCCATTTCAAAAGTACCAACACCATCCATATTAGATGCCATAATCGGTACTCCTTTATAACCCGAGTTTGAATCGGTATTCCTAAAGTTATACTCTCGTTCTAATTGTACTTGTTTACGTGATCCTAGTGTTGATCTTTTTGGTTTAATTAATACATCTGAAAAGTCTAACTTAATCTCAGATTCAATTCGCATTAGAATTTACTCACTCTTGTCTGTTGTCGATAATCTATACTATCTCTACGCCACTCTTCTCCATCACCTTGCATGATGTCGATACAACGATCAATAGTGCCATTAGTCCAATCACTAATCTTGCCTTGATTTTGATGTTGAATGCCCAATAGAGGATGCATCTTATCAATTACATCTTCAATTGACCACGGAATGTAAAGTCTATCTTTGTCGTTAGCAAACGTTTCAGGGAAACTTCTGTACGCAGGGAATAGAACATTACAACCTAGTGCGTCACCTTCTGAGACTGTATTACTAACCCAGTCTTGTAAAGCACAATTGAAGACGACCCTAGTATCATTAAGAATACGATAATAATCATTTTTAGATAAGTTTTCATGGATAACTAGTTTCTTTTGTTTTTGCAATTTCTTTGTACGTTTCATGTACGAGTCATTATTGCTTCTTAACTCTCCACCTGATAGTAGACAGAACTCAATGCCATGCTTTTTACCATATCTAGCATACCATTCTTCGATAAGATCCATATAAAAGTCAGGTTGTTTCTCTTGGTCCCAACGAGCAGTAAACGCCACTCGCATTTTACGTTCTTCAAACGGCTTAAATTCTTCTAGTTCTAGTAAACGTCTACGTACTTCTTCTTTGCCAAACGCAAGACCTGAGATATTATAGATGGGAGCAGTCCAACCTGCAATCTTCATGTGTGCAACCATTTCTTCGTTAGTTGCCAAGACACCTGTTACAAATTCATTGACCATCTTTTCATACAGACCCATCCACTTCTCCATGCCCCAGACATGTACGAAATCATCTGGATCAACAGACTGTGCTAAACATCTTACAAAGACTTTGGGTCTGTGTTCTTCTGAAACTTGATTCATTATATAAGGGAGTGATTCGATACCTGGCTGAAACATATCTTCAAAGAAGATACAGTCTTCACTTGTTACTTCACCTTCTTTCATCAGTTTAACTAATGACATCATTTGCGACATACCAAAGTATGAACGACCATGTGCATCTAATACTTGACCTGTTACAATAGATTGATCAGTTGTTAATAGTTCACCTGGAACCACTACATAGTCAAGTCCACGTTTGTTAAATGCTTCAGTATTCCATTGTTGCAGTTGTAATGTGTATCTTGCTTCGTAGGGTTCTAAGCCCATGTAATATAGTTTACGCATAATTACCTCTTATGTCTTTGGTCTAAATACTCGTTCAATGTCTTCTTCAATACAATTGTCTCCGTATTGAACTTCACATATTGTCAATGGCTCACTTTCGTTGTTTACTAGTCTATGCCATTCCATGACAGGGATCCAAGTTGATTGATGTTTACCAAACTTACCAACTAAGATATCACCGATATCACGTTTAGGATCATTCGGATATGCTACTGTATAAACTGTAGCAACACCACTAGCAACAAACCAAAACTCTGATCGACCTTGATGTCTTTGCATACTCAACGATTGACCTGGATCAACAGTTAGTTCTTTAACTTTGACTTCTCTGCCAAACTCATGCAATACACGATAGTAACCCCAATCACGTTCAGTACGAGGAGCCGCCCATTCGCCTAAAAGACTAGAACTAGATTGAGTTTTATCTCCACCTACTCCAAATGAAAACGATACATTTGCATCAGGATAGTTCATTTCTTTAATGTTAGCACTAGTTCTATCTCCACCATTAGCAAATATTATATGCTCATCCGGGAACATATGTCTAGTAATATGGATAGCATTCATGCTGGAATCATCTGAATCATCAAATGTGATTACTTGATCTACATTACGCAATGCCAATAACAATCGCACTCGTTCTTCAACAGGCATAAAACACTTGCCTTTCTTACGAATAAGCCAATCATCACTGTTGACACCAACTACTACTTTAGCACCATGCCATGATCCCTCACGACCTAATTCTTTAGCGGCATCAATATAGTCTAAGTGACCTGAATGTATAGGATCAAATCCACCTGTGACTAAGACAACTGTGCCATTTTCTCTTGTAGGAGTCTTTGGCATTTCTATCTTTTGCAAGACGGGTTTTTGTTCGACTGCTTTTTCAACAGTTTTCTTCGTTGCGACTGGTGCTTTCTTTTTGACTGTCTTTGTAGGTGCTTTTTTAGTTGCCGGCTTTTTAGCAGGCGCCTTTTTTGCTACAGTTTTTTTAGCAGTCATTTTCTTGCTACCTTTTGTAGTGTCGTCTTTTTTGGTATTTTTGGCCATCTATCTCCCACATGTTCCTGACGGGTTTCCCTGCCAGATATCGTTGACTGTACAGTCGCCAAATGCGACTGCTCTTGTTGTAAAGACATTCGGGCTTAACCTTATACCCATATTCTTTACAGAAGGCTGTGTAAGCCTCAAGGTCCTCAAAAACTTTAATAGTTTTAGGGTTTGCCATTGTAATATTCCTTGTATTCTCATATTACTATTTAAGTTAATATCAGTCATTATACTGATACTCCATTTCGCAACCGTTTTCATTATCTTCGGCTACCGAAATTCTGATGTAACGACCTGGATACTGATAATTTATTTCAGTAGCCAATTCGTCTGCAATCATTTCACAAGATTTGTGATCTAGTTGAACGACATCGTTGCTGTACAATCGTTCTAACCAACGTTTAAACTGTATGAATTCGATATCTCTATCATCGTGGTAGACTTCGATCCATACTTTAAAATGAAAAATATGTCTATGTGGATAACCCAAGAATGATACATCGTCCCAGTCACCTGTTGCTAACTTAGGATCAGTATCCGCACCCGGATACTTGTGTATACCTTCTTTTGTAAATGTTACCCAAATAGTTCTCATTATGCTTCCTTGCTAGGGTCCCAAATAGTTAGATTCTTTTTACGCAATCTATTGACCACTAACTTATATCTGCTTTGTTCTTCTTTCCATTCTTTAAGCCACTTATGACCGTCACGTTCTGCATCAACAAAGATTGCGTTAGTGAATGCTAGTGGAAGCAGAATAGAAATGTGAATGATAATACTGACTACAGTATTGTAGTTAAAGTAACCTAAGTAATTAGATGCTAAGAATCCAAACCATACACTCCATACAGTAAACAATACTAACATGAAATATGTTTGTAGACTTGGATCAGGGATCCTGCCGATTGGATTATATTTTACATCCATTACACGTCTCCAAGCATGAACCAAAAACATAACTGTCCTTCTAAATAAACTCGGCTTTTTAATTGCTGGTTCTACCATTTCATTCTCCTACTCAATATGATGTCTGATGTATTGTCTTATTACATGCATACCATATGATGCCCATGTAACAACTACTAAACTCCAGAACAATATTTCTATCATTACTCATAATACTTGGTTTTGTTGTTATTGTCAAGCATCAATTTACCCATTTACAGAAAAGAGTTGATCAAACATTGTACCTGCATTGATAGCCCTTTTACCTGAAAATCCTTGTGATCCTGATTGAATCTGCATCCATAGTCTACTATGTTGATCAATCAAATCTAATGATTTTTGTCTGTCTTTGAGTGCAAAGATTTCGTCAACGACATCTCCGAATCTTACACTATCAAATGTTTCATTCATTAACATTGCGGGGACACACCCTGAGTCATACTTTCTGTTTGCTTCTTGCACTGCAAACATATGCTGATAGACATTGTGTGCCTGTAGCAATGTATAACTGAGTGTGTCCCAACTCGTCTTGGTTTCTTTACCGTGCTTGTTTAAGAAACCATGACCACGATAACAAAGGTCCTTCATAACCATTGCGTTAGTGACAGGAGAGTCGGCAAACGTTTCATGTATGCCCTCTGCTATTACGGCGTCACTAAATTTACGCATATCCTGATCAAAGTCTTTGCTTTCCGCAGTCTTTTCCATAGAGTATGTCCACTTAGTATTGTGTTCCATATTAGAGTTAAAGTATGCTAACCCTTTAGCCGCACCAAAGAAAGGACTTGCACAATCAAACGTAATCTGTAAGTTTGGATTGTGATACTTTCTTACTGCTTTCTGAATATCAGAGAACAGGACAGCATATTCTAAGATAGATGTACCTAAGCAATGAATAAGGTCATGCTTTCCGGGTTCTAACAGTCCATCATGTATAATACCAACGATTCTTTTTAAGGTAAGATGTATGTCGATTTTGTTTTGACCACCGAATGCCCAACCATTGAAATGAGTGTCTGGGTACTTATTCGGATCGCAATACATCTTCATCTCCTCATACCAGTTATCTGACTGAGTATGATTCAACCCCTGCAAGACATTTAAGAACTTGCAGTTACCATTACGATTGTGTATAAAGTAATCGTTGTTGATATGCGTTGCCAGTGCGGCTTCCTCTATGGTTTTTATACCGTGCTTATCATACAGATGTTGATTTTGCACAGTTTGTGAGGGTATGTCTAAACACATGCCGTAGTCCATATACGTGTCCATCCACGTCAGAACTTTTATACGTTGTTCAAGTGCTTTAGGACAATTCGGATCTTTCCAGTCAGCAGGCCATTGACCTTTCATAATCTGAAAACCACCCGAGTCGCCTAGCATAAACGTACCCTCTTCTCTATCACGTATGATAGATTCAGCAGGAATGTCCTTAGTTACATCTAAGTCTGCATGGCCAGCAGAATACAATCCCCACTTATAAGTGAACAAACCTTCTTTAGAGTTTAAGAAATTCAGACGTTCTACGTCTCCGTTGAACCCTGCTGGTATACGTTCTTGTGGGAAATAGTCTTCACCTGAACGTTGCTTACCTAAGCCTGTAATAAAGAAACTACTGACTGCGGGTAAGAACAGTGCCCAATCCGGCTTATGCTCTTTTGAAAGATCGATTTGTTCTGCCATAATCTTGTTATTCATAAAATGTTACTTGATCGAACAATATAATATCATCTACAAAATGATCTTTTATCGTTCTCATATACCTAGGATTATTTTTAATTTGAAAATCAATCGTATTCCTAAGTGTTTTATGTGTTGTTCTCTCTGATGTATTATATGCAAAATCTCTAATAATTACATCATTTATGGGTGAATGTAATTCTTTTTCTGCAAACCTTCTCATCGTGTCTTCAAAATTCTTATCTAATTTAAAGAATACACAATCTTTTGTATCTAAGCCATGTAAATAATCAACTTGAGAACATGTGTGTCTGTCAAACTTTGCAACACCAAATATAAAATCTATCGTTTCTCTGTTTTGCAAGTTCCATCCTACCTCATGTCCTTTTTCTATAAACTTAGTGTGGTTAACTAAGAATTCTACAATGCCAGAACACCAACGTTCTACTGGATCTCGTAAAACAACTATATATTTTTTAGGAGCCCGATGTTTATCAACGTCATTATAATTCCAAGGTTGATTTACCCACTTTAATTGTGCTAGGAACTCTGACATAAACGTTGATGCTACCTTGCCTATAGGGATATATGAATAGTGAGTCCCTACAATATCTTGGCACAATCCTTGACGCCTATAGACTCGTTGTACATTATCTCCCCGTTTCCAAAACTCGGGCTGTTCCCAGTGAGTGTTGCTACGTTGAATAATCAACTACTTGGCTTGTGCCGGCAAGAGATATTCGTAAACTGTGTAACCACTGTCTACTGTAATTTGAGCCGCACCCTGATCAGAAATACGTACAGTCTTGTCACCTGGCAAATCCATAATAGACAAGAATACTTTAACAGGCCACATCCATGATCTCGTAAGTTCTCCTGTTACAGTAGGTTGAAATACAAAGTTACCTGAGTGAGTTGAAGGATCACCAAAGAAGATTTTAAGATCGCCATCTTCTGTTTTTGTAGTGAAGTTTAATTCTTCAGCATTTGCTTGTGCCTGCATTTTCAAACGCATGATGCCCGCGACTGTCGGTTCAAATTCTACGTCCCATTGAGCACCTTTAAAAGTAACGTTTCTTACTTTTTCTTCGATAATTGCTTGTGACATTAAACGATAGTCGTTAACAAAGTCCCCTTGTTTCGTTGCAAAGTGAATTGCACTAGGTACTTCATTACCATCTTTGTTTGCTTTTGTTACGGAGATTTCAGCACTGTCATCATTATAAACATCAAAACTAAGAATAGTTTTTAGTTTAGTCAGATTCGGCATACCAAATGTTCCGATAAAATCTGCAACAGGTGCTTTTACTTTGCCTGTTACAATGACAGATTTATCTTCTGCAATTGCGTGAATTTCAGTTTCTGTATCAGTTCCCACGATCTTTACTAGATCAATGATGCCTAGACTATGCGTGTAACCGATGATGTCTAATAAGTTATCTTTCATTTATACTCCTCGTAATGTATTTAGGTAGATATACTGTGTATTATATCTGGATTTATTGTGTAAAGCAAATGTTTTGGACATGCGATTTACCCGAAACTAAACAACTCATCAAATGTTGAATTAGTGTCTGTGTTTGCTCGTAAGTCCCATTTAAGAACTCCTAGCAAGTTACTGATCTTTTCATCTACTAAAGTAGACTCCATCAGATTATCATCGAATGGCAAATCTTTGAACCATTCAGGAAGTCTAAGTTGATCTGTAGGATATGCAATACTCGTATAACCTAACGCATTAGTTTTGAGTTTACATACTACTACTTTGAATCCATCCATGATCTCCATTGAATAATTGTCATCATGTATTCTTTTAAGTGTGTTCCAATTCATTGCCGCTCTTACGTGACCCGGCATGTTTGCACGACCAGTCTTAGATTTCTTTTCTAGTTCAGTATAATATGTCAACTTGTTTACAGACTTGGGAGAACCTTTTGTCCAAGAATCCTGTTGACCTAATGATATCTTAAACTCTTTAATCTTTTCAATGATATCATCACGTTGTTTACCTGATAGTGTCATTTCTAAAACTTCCATTAAAAAGTCTTGCACATATGCAGGAGTATCTGCTCTCTTTAAGTCTAAGCCCATTGCTTTAACTTTCATCGCACCATCTTTGTCAGTACGTTTGTTTTCTGCATCATAGATATTGATTGCATATCTTTTCTTAGTAATAAACAATCCTCTGTCACCACAGACTTCTCTACCACCTTTGATAATCATACCTTTCTCACGTGGGCAATGAAATGCTGTCTCCATAAAGCCCGGGAATGATACGTTACATTGATCAGACATACTCTCGTACAAGTCAATAAACGTTTGCTTTTTGTCTTCTAACGACATGTCTGCTGGAAGATCATTTTTGAGCATGGGCCATGCACTAAAGTAACAAGAGTCTGTATCACCATAAATCATTGAGTCACCTGTGTGATCATACTTGCCAGTCATTATCTCATTGATAAATGCTGACATATGTTTAGTGATAGAACGACCTGTAAGTGTTGTACTCTGTCCTATACGTTTATCATAGAATCGACAATGCTCATTCAAAAGTGCACCATATGCAGAGTTGAGCAAAATTTTACGAACTAACTGACGTTTGTCCCAATACTCAATATCTTCTTTTGTAGTTGCTTCTCTGAGTTTGCCTTGCATAATCTTACGATCAGAATACCATTTAGACAACAGTCCAGGAATTACACCTTCGACATCTGATCTAAAGATTGTACCATTTGCACTAAGGATGTAAGGATTATTAGAATCATAAATCATCTTCCATGCTTGTGCGGCACTCATCTGTTCTTCTCTGCCATCTTCGTAATCAATCGTCAGCATTGTTCCGCGTTCCTGATTCTGAATAGCAGTATATTCTAGTGAACTAAACAGTCCTTCCCATAAGACGGGTCCTTCTACTGGAGCATCGCCCTCTTTATAACGAGGTTTTTTCTTAGCCAGTTCCAGTCCTTTCTCTTGCATATATTGTTCAGTAAGAGTCTGTCTGACTTGTCCTACGATAGTCTCCGGAGCCATGTTCAATGCACGAATCGTAGAAGGATATAGTGAATTGATATCAACAGAGCCTATCCATTCATGCAATCCTTTCTTAGGATTCATTACATAAGCACCTGCCGCTTGACCTTCACTAATTGTATTGATGTTTTGTCTTATCTTGTTGGGGACTACCATACCACGTTCATGTGCTTCATTCATTACTGCCATTTCAATCATAGCAACTGAGCCCATAACAGTTGGAAGCAATACAGTATTCTCATGCGCCAGTTGATTAGCAAGTTCTAAGAACTGCAACTTATCATCTAGTTTCTTAAGCAGTAATGTATCCTGTCTGTTATATTCAATAAATGTTTTAAAGTCTTTGTTGTACAGTTGATCTAGTGACCCTTCATACTCAGTCTTCTTTTCACCAACTTCCATTTCACCAATTGCATCTAGTTTATAACTATGGCGAGATTCATAGTTGTACTTCTTATAGAGTTGTAGATAGTCTAAGTGAATACGACCAACTAAGTCAAACGTTTCTTCTTCTTTACCAAATCGTTCATACTTACGTTTCTTAGGATACTGCCCTAACAGACAAAATCTACGTGTATCATCTTTAGACATCACACGTGTAACACGATTGACCATATACGGAATATCATATCCTTCTGAGTTCCAACCTGACAACACATCTGCATCTTCGATTAAAGAAAAGAATGCATCGAACAATTCTTTCTCTGTTCTGAACAACATAGTATCAGGGAACTCTGCGATTGCTTCTTGTGCAGTCTCATACGTCATATGCTTAGGGGGAACTGCAAGACATACTAACTGATCAAGCCAGTCTAAGTATAGACTAACAGCAGTCACAGGATTGAATGGATCACTTGGAGGAGAGAATCCTCTACTAGGATCAAAGTCTACCTCGATATCAAAGAAACACGTATGCAGTTTAGGGGCATCAACCTTCAGATAGTTTTCACTAAGGCATCTGAAGACGATCGGAATGTCTGCTTCAAACAGACGTTTCTTACCGTGTATGCGTTTCTCTTTCTCCCACTCTGCTTGTTTACGTGACGAAAACTTTTTGACAGGCGTGCCATAAAGTGATCGATGTTTGCCCTTAGGATCTTCATAATACAGAACATAATTCGTAGGATATTCTTTAAACTCTCTAAGACCCTCAGGAGTACGTTCTACGACATGTATTCGTTCCGCAGACTTATCATGTATGGCATCGACATAACTCATAGTGCTATTATACTATAAAGTTGTTCTGATTGCAACAGATGAGTCTTAATTCCTGGGTGTTCTTTGTCCAAAGCATAATCCTTAAATGTTAATTTGATATGATCTATAAAGTTTTGCATTTCGATCAAGTTAGGTTTTGTTTCTTGTGCGATTTCTGGCACATTGAGAAACGAATAATTTTTTATATTTTTAGAGTTTAATATCATTTCTGCATGTTGTATGGCTAACCAATTATTCCAGAACTTTTGTTCTTCACTTGTTTCACCTAACATAACTTTATTAATTTCTATTCTATGATGTAGTTCTTTAGACTTTGATGTTATCTGAAAGCCTGCATCAATCTTATCAGTCATTAGGTAATTTTCATATCTATCAAAATATGAATATCCTATTACAACTAAATCATCTTGTTTAAACTCGGTTCGTAAAATATCTAGTAAAATTTGATAATTGCCTGAACCACATGCAGATAAATTTAAACACTCGTAATCTAATTTTTCTGCTAGTAGATTTGGCCAAGCAAACTTACTAGGTGAATCACCAGGACGTCCATCTCCTATATAACAGTCAGGTAAACTGTGACCATATGTAAATGAACATCCAAACGTGACTAGTCTTGGCATTAAAGAGTTCTGCCAACAGTCTCCAAGATATCATTCAGTTGTTCGTGGTCAGCATTTGTGTCTGTTAGATTGCTTTTGTATGCAATTCTAATTGCTTTCTTAAGAATAGAAGGCTTGATTTCAAGTTCTTCTGCAATTGCTTTTACAGTATCAGTTAGACCGCCGTTAAGTGTTTCGATCTCTTGCATTACTGCCATGCCTTCGTTTACAAGTTGCTTCATTTTAGTAACTTGCTCTGGGTTAAAGTATTTACCTGCCATTATTATCTCCTATGATTATGTAAATCTATGCATATATTATACAGAATAACCTGTATATTGTCAAGGGTATATTTACCCGTTTCTGTCATCATCGTTTTGTTGGATGACATTTTCTAATAGAGTGAGTGGTGCTCCCTCTAGTTTAGAATAATATAACAATGCTTTTGTATCTTTTGGAAAACAGTGTCCTCCAAAACCAAACATACCATCTGGTCCTGGGACTTGCATATGACTGTCTCCTATTCTTGGATCACGTTTTACCATATCAGTAAACTGTTCCCATGTAGTTTCTGCATTGCTTGATTGGTGCAAATGAAATAATTCATTAAAGAATGATACTTTCGTTGCTAACCAACTGTTAATTGTGTATTTGATTAGACTTGCTGTTGTGAAGTCTGTTTTGAATGTGGGTACGATTTTGACTTGACTATGATGAATGTATGCTTGTTCTACTTCGATGCAGTCTTGTAACTCTCCACCTAGTATTTGCATATTTGGATTGATAAAGTCTTCTAAACTGTTTGCTTCAGTTAAGAACTCAGGGTTGTATACGAGTCGCAATCCACTAAAAAGTTTCTTAAACTGCGTTAGATGATTGGGAGTGATAGTAGATTTAACTACTACAACGTTTGCATAGTCTGTAAATCCAATGTTGAGTAATACTTCACGTACTATGTGAGTATCTACGTCTAAATGTGATTCTTGTTGTGGTGTGGGTACACAGACAAATATCATGTCTGGATTCCATTCTACTAAATCTTTGATTGTGTGCGAATTGATTGCTGGGTCAACGATAAATTGTTCTGTATCATTAGTAAAGCCATTGCTGACTGCGGAGCCAACAAACCCTTTACCGATTATGCCTAACTTCATACTTCGCCTTTAATTTTTGCTACAAGATATTCTTGTTCGTAGTTTGGGTCACCATGATAGACTGGAGCCTTAGCAATTGCTTGATCTACTCTCATTTTGATCTGCCAGAGTTTCTTTTTCATGTCTGAACCCGTGTAACCACAGTTCCTTTCATTCAACATTTCATACTCTAGTTCCCAAATGATATGTAGTGCTTTTTCAACTTCAGGTAATATCATGTGTTCTATTGTAATATTTAATACGATTAGAGTCAAGCAAAACATTTCCCAAAAGCAATTATTGATAAATAATAGTATGAGAGCCTATCAATTTATCAACGAAACACCGCTTAAAGACTTGGAAAATAGACTTCCCAAGATTAAGAGTGATCAATATAACGTAGACGAAAAAGGTAAAATTTACCGCGACGCCAAGCAGGCTGCCAAACAAGCACACAAGGCAAGAGAAGAATTAACTGCATCTGATCAAATGTTTGATGATGGCTTAAACATTGAAGATGAAGTAACAAAAGCCGCACATTGGATGGGTGACGTTTTAAAAGTTGAAAACATGCCTAAAGTTAAGTTAAGTTATGATACGCAAGAGGCACAAGATGGGCATCACACAGGTAGACACGAACTCGGTTCTGATGAGATTTGGGTCTATGGCAACAGAAACTTAGTTGATATTCTTAGAACAGTATTCCATGAACTAGTTCATATTCGACAAGGAGAAAAAGGTCTAATCACACCTAATTCAAGTTACCCAGGATCTCCTATAGAATCAGAAGCAGATGAAATTGCTGGTAAGTATATCAAAATATACGGTGAGCAAAATCATCACATTTTTCAATAAACTCCGAAACAAATTTACAGAACATCCGCACTCTTTGGGTGAAACATACACGGAACACTTAAGTTGTGCATTGTACTATGGTGTAAGTATGTTATTAACAGGCTTTGCTGTTATCATACATGCGTTCTTTCCGTTCTTGTTTGTAACAACTGGTAGTGATCTTGCAAAAGAAATCTGCAAGGATGTCAGCAAAAGAGAGTTATAACTCTCCCTTTCGTAATAATCGTATAAAATCTTTAGACTTTTGAGTACGTACTCCAGTAACTTGTAAAGTAATACGAGGGTGATGACCTGCGTTTGCAGTAGAGTGGGGCACGTCTTGCCATCTAAACGTAGTTACATCTCCTGCTTTCCAATGTTCAAAAGTATAGTTACCATAACTAAACCATTGACCGGGTCTCCAATCAGATAATTGAATCATGTATCTTTCTACAGTACTTGGATCTTCAAAGTTCCATTTCTCTAATTTATCCATGTGTAAGTTCCATACTTGACCTGGATTCTGTACATGAATTCTAGTCATCATATCATCTAAACCAAACTGATCTGCAATTGCTTGTATGCTTGGTGGCACTTCCCAGTTAAGATTACTGACAACATAGTCGATACCATAACCTGTCTTTTCTAAGTCATAATCTTCAGTCTTAAATTCATCTTCTCCTCTGACTTTAGATTCTTTTTTAGGGTTGCCTCTCGTACGCCATGTTGCTTCTTTAGACTCTGCTACAACTTTGTCTAATTCTTCTTGTGTGATGCTACTCAAATCAATTACGCCTACTCTATCGACTGTATCATAGAGAGGATGCATCAAATCAGGGTCAAAGTGATAATTGCTTCTTTGTTTTAATTGTTCCCAACTGCTTTGTGTCATATGACTTTTATTCCAATATCTTTTAGATTGTAGTCTTGTTGATATTCTTCTGGTGGCCTATTGATTTTTAATATATCTGCTAAATCTATATTATTTTTAGGACTAATGCCACCATATCTTTTCCATGCATTGACGATATCTCTATTTTGATCGTCTACAATCTTACTCATTTCTCTTAAGTTCACATAATATTTATGATAGAGAGGGTATGTAATATCAAAGTGTCCACATCTTACCCACCAACCCAAACATGCATCATTATCTCTATGAACTAAAACGATAGGGCAGTCTGGCCAGTTGTCTTTTAGAAAATCTATGTGATGTGCGAACACATGACTCTTAATAATACGCACACCTTCGCCTGAAAAAGGTCTATCAAACTCTGCTTCACATTCTTCTTTTGTATACTTGTTAATATCACCGAAGAAATCTCCGAACTCCATACCTGGATCAAAGTATGCGCCAATATGCATTAAGTCTAGTTGCCCACTAGCATCATGCCAGTATTCTCTTTCTTCACTAGCATCAGTTTGATCTATAGAATCACTGTAGTAAATGTTTTTACAAACACTACTCCATTTAGATCCAGGTGCTCCTGCTACAAAAATATATTTCATACGTTTCTTTCTTCCTTAGTTCTAATACCGTCCCACACTTCTTTGTCAAGCCAATGTTCGTCTACATATTTGACATATTTGTGATTAGCATCTTCCCAAATAAATTTCATTATATCTGGATTGTCATATGCAACTGGAAAGTCTAAAACTTTACTTACATATCTTAGATAATAAGCCTTATGTAAAAAGAATGCTTCATGGTCTAAGAAATGCACATTATAGTCTAACAGATTTGTATAGTAATAGTCAAGTGCTATTGGAAGTGTTACTTCTTTTCTAACTCTTTTCTGTTGTTCTACGTTTATATTCTTATCTCTTACGATTATACCTATCGTAACATCAATACCTAGTTTAATACATTCGTCTGCAAACTCTTTTATCTTGGGTACATAACGTGTGCCGTCATACATAAATGGACAACTGACATTTGCTACCCAATAATCATGCTCACTAAAGTCAAAGTCTTTTAAACGTTCTGGATAAACCCAATACTCAGCAAATGTTTCTTCGTCACTAGGTATCCAGTACTTGTCATTTAATTCTTTCCAACCACCTACTTTATCATGTAGACTAAACAGTCTACTGAATAAATGATTACCAGACCCTTGCGGACCTGTAATGATTAAGATTTTCTTATTTGTGGTATCTTTGCTGTCCGACATATGTTCTAATCTTTAATGGGTTAACTTCATCTGTAGGGCCTGTACCACTGTCTGGTGCCCATACAAACACGATGACATCTTCATCTTTGTCACAGATAAAGTTATGCAAACAATTTCTACGCATAAAAAATACTTCACCTTCATTGACATCATAGAATTCTTTATTGTCTAATTCTATCTTACCGTTGCCCTTGACTACTAATCCAACTCTGTGAGAAGGATGAGTGTGTAATGTCTGATACATGCCTGCAGGAAAATGCACATAGTTAATAACAGGATCACCTAATCTACCTGGATTGATTGCTGTAGTGTTTGTACCGCCGTCCATATAACTTAAGTTGCCTATGTCTAAGCATTCTTGTATAAAGATACGACTTTCTAATAAACTAAGTCCTGGAAACTCAACGATACAAGCAGAACTATCTTCATTACAAGATATTGTAAAGTTGTCTCCTGTATTGACACATGCATTTTTCTTTGTTAATGTAATGTTATTGCTTTCAAAATTAGCATTTCTTAACATAACATATGCCATGCCAATCGGATTATACGTTTTAACTTCATTGGCTTCTAATTTAATGATCGACATGTTGTAACGATCTTTTATATCTAATGTTCCAAAAACATTTACCATTCCTTTCATTCTAGTACTCCGTCTCGTCTCATTTGTTCACGTATTTTAGTTGCACTTATGTTATGTATTTCACGTTCAAACGTTTCTTGTTCAATCTTGTAACCTACATCTCTACCATAAGTAATGTTTAATAAGTTCGGTACAACTGATATTTTTACTTTACCTGCATATTTGTATAAGACTTGTTGTAAATTCTCTGCAACTTCATATGCTGGGAAAGGATTGTTAATATCTATGGGCATATCTCTTACCATTAAAAAAACTTGCCCGTGTTTTGCTATTGCTCTGTCAAATAATGCTTGATGCCCACCGTGCCATGGTTGCCATCTACCTAGCATTTGTGTTGTTGGCGCAGTATTATCCCATATGAATCTTTGCCCTATTTCATATGCAATAATTTTTGCATCTACATCACCACGTTTTTCGTGTATATTGTAGTCTGATACACAAGGTCTTTGAAACATATTATTAGTGTCTTCGTATTCACTTTCTTTTATAGTGTCTACAAATATTTCGTAGTCTGCAAAAAATTCATTTCTTGCATCTGTAAGCGGTGCAACAAAATCTGCTATTGCTATTTTACCATCGTCTTCTGCTTTTGTACACAGGTCAATCATACGTTGATTCTGTCTTAATCTACCTTCTTCAGAAAAGTCCCAATCGTCTGCTTCTTCTCTGACTTTATCTGCGTTGAACCAAGCAACTTTGTCGCCTAAGTATGCAACTAGTCGTTCTGCTAAATATGTTTTACCACTTCCGGGCAATCCAAATATTAATACTCTCATAGTATAAAACTCCTAAGGTCATTGGGTAAAACAGGATCTTGCATTCTTTCAGGGTGCCAAACTAGTCCCCACAGTTTTCTATTTTTATGTCTAAATGCTTCGATGCTTCCATCATCTGCATGTGCGATAGCATTTAAATCTGAGCCAACTTCCTTTAACTGATTCATGTGAAAACTATTTACTTCGTACTTCTCATCTTCTAAAATAATTCCGTGAGTAGTATTGTAATGATTTTCTATTGTGCTATTAACTCCTTGCTCTAATTCGTTAATAAGAAATGCACCGTGACAAACTCCTAGTACAGGTTTGTCTTGTATATAACATTGCGTTAATACTTTTGTTTCGACTAGTATTCTTTGAGGACTTGCGTCTCCACCTGTTAAGATTACTAAGTCTAAATCTCTAACTAATTCTTTATAGTCTTGTTCTATTATATTAGGGATATAAAAAAACGTATGACCACTTAGTAGGTTGTACCAACCGTGTTCTAAGCAATCATACGCCACGTTGTTATAATGTAATATCCTCTGTGATAGACCGATATTCACTACATACTTCTACTTACCAACCGTATGCTTCTGATACTAATTTCTGTCCTTCTGCATTATGGCTAGTGTTTTTGCATGAAATTTCATACAAGTCTTTACGCATGTCAGCAACAAGTGCTTCAATACGTGCTTGAGTTTCTGCATCACCAACTAGAGTTTCAAGTTTCATTGCACCGATTGTGCTGTGAAAACCTTCGTCTTTAGCAATTTTTGCATAACGTGTTGAGATGAACTCATCTTCGATGACATCTGCCATTGTGTTCCAAACTGCTTCTGCACGACCTTCAGCAACTAACTGATAAGCGGCAAGTGCGGCTGGATCAGAATCAGCATCATACTTTTCTAAAAGGCTTGCACCTTTAGCAGTAGGCTTTGCTTCTTCAGCGGCGATTGCTTCTGCAACATCGATCTCTTCGCCTTTGATATGCTCAATGACTTCTTTTACTAAACGAAAATGAATTGCTTCATCGTTTGCTTGTTTAGTTAAGTTTTGAAGTTCGATAGGGTCTGCATCAGCAGGCATAGATGCAATGTTATTGCTAATCTCTACCATGTTCATTCTTTCATTAACCATACGTCCAACAAAGTGTTCTACCAACGCATCCTCGTCAGGCATGTTGTCGAAATACTCTGCAACGTTAAGTTGACTTGCTTTGAATAATGCTTGATTGCCTTCGACAATACTAGCAACAAATTCTTTGTTTGATTTCATATTATTCTCCTTAAGGGTTGTAGTAATTAAAATAATCACTACTAGTATTTATCTCTAGGATTGAGAAAAATATACGCACTTCACAAAAATTATAAATATATTTATACAATTTACAGTAAGGATAAAAAAATTCGATGAATAGCAAAATTTTTAACTTGGTTATGGAAAATTTAGATGAGGCACTGAACTTACCTAAATACGATCACATCAGAACTAATCTTAATGAAAAGACTACGTTTGAAGAAATGGCTATCACTCCAGTCAAGTTCGATAAGTTCAAAGAAGATATCTTAACGACAATGGACTTAGATGCAAAAATCAGATGGGAAGGCACTATTGAATCTGTTGTTGATCAACTAGACATCAAATACTCTAGTATGTTTTTCGGTGAGATTTGGAAGCCACAGACAGAAATATATAGTTATACAGGCTGGCAGTTAGTTGATGAAGTTAAGAAACTTAATCCTAAAGCAGTATTAGACGTAGGTTGTGGCTACAATCAATTTAAAGAACGTATACCAAATTTAATCGGCATTGATCCTTATAACAACATGTCAGATTATCAAGTTGATGTTTTAGAATATGCAAACGTTGACGAACACTTTGATGCAATAATTGCATTAGGATCTATTAACTTTAATAGTATTGAAGATATTAGAGTGAGATTAGCAAACTGTAATAAGTTACTTGCTAAAGGTGGTAAGATGTTCTTTAGAGTCAATCCAGGTATTCAACATAAGAACGGGCCTTGGGTAGAAGTATTTGAGTGGAGTTTTGAAGTTGCTCACAACTTTGCTAAAGAGTTTGGATTAGAACTAGAGACGTTCAAACAAGATGCTAATGACAGAAAGTATTTTGTTTACAGTAAACCTGCTTAACCTCGTTTAACTAAACGTAAACTTCCTATTCTATAGTCAGGAATATTATACATCTTTTTCATTAATTGTCTTGCTTCAAAATGTGTTTGAGCAGAGACAGTGAAGTCCATGTTGCCTGTGTATCCCGGTTGTTGTACAAACACAGTTGCGGCATAAAGATGATATGGCTTGACAACTTCAGATGCTCTCATCTTACTTCTTCGGCTTGTTGCTTACGTTCTTTGCTTTACCCCTGCGATTCTTATTAGGGTCATTCTTTTTCTTTCTTTTTACAGCATTAGCAATTGCTTTCTTGCCACCAGAGTTACGTAAACTTGCGGCTTTACTTTTAGATAAACACTTAGGTTTGCCTTTGCCTTTACCATCACCGCATTTACCTACACGTTCGCCTTTGGTATTGTATCTATCCCAACCACCGCCTCCGGCACCACCGTCTTTGCCTTTGCCGAACCAGGCTCGTAAATCTTCTTGGATAATTGACTCAGTTAGAATTTCATTAATACGCATTATTTTTTCTTCTTTTTCTTTCCGCCAGTGCCCCAATTACTCGCACCAACTTTACGACACTTAACTAAAGCACCAGATGCGTATGCACTAGGCCATACTTTATATCTGCTTTTGACTTTGTGATAACAAGCATCTTTTTTGCCTGCGGCTTCATCAAACTGTTCTTCTGTAATCATTTCTCCCGCTTCTTCATCTTCATAGATACTTTTTTCTAATTTGCCATGTTTCGGCGTGAAGAACGTTAACAGTTTGTCAAACTTTTCTTTGCTCATAATAGCCACTTGTTGCAGTCTTTCTCTATCTTGTGGCTTGACGTTCATGTACATTTGCATGAACTCATTGATATCTTTTAATGGTAGTATATGTTCTGACCCGTCTAAGAATTTGATTGGGTGATCGCCGTCTACATCTTGTGCTTTTCTTAATTGCATTAAGATATGCTGTACTTTGTCTTTATCAGGATCTTCTGGCTTTTCCTCTTCTTCGTCATCATCGTCATCGTGTCTTTTCTTGCGTTTTGCTTCGTCAATTTCGTCCCAAGCAAATGCTTCTGATAAGCCAGATAATCTTTTGATATCTTCTAATGCCTCATCGACTTTAGGATCATTACGTTTTTTGCTAATAACTTCTCCTGTGTCTCCGCATGATGCACAACCTTCTCCCTTACAACTAGGACATACTTGAGGATTGCCCCCTTCTGGTTTTGTGTGACCATGTGCTGGGTCATACTTTTTTAATTCTTTATTTTGACTGTGTTTACTACTTGTTGTAGGGCCTCTGTTAACGCCTTTACCTTCGTATGTGTTAGTATCACTACGAGCATCACTAGCAATACCCATTACCATGCCTGGAGAACCGTCACCTTTGTATGAGTTTTCACTCAAATAGTTTAATCCTGCTGTCTTTTTATACTTGTCCATAATAGTATTTATCTCTTAATTGCTTAGTTTCTTTTCTATGTACTTATTGATAAAAGCCTCTTGTCTATCTAAATCATCATTACCATATGGCTCAATATTCTTATTAAATATGTCGTCTATTGTATATTTATTTGTAGAGAGATATCTGTGATAATAAAACACGCCTGGCCCGATGTCTTGTTTAAGTTCGTCATCATGTACAACTTCTTCAAATATTTTAAATGCTTCCCAAATATTCATAGTATCATGTTGCCATTTTAAATATGCATTAGATTCTAATGGTAATGCAAAATGTGCTGTTTCTTCGTCTAACTCAGAAAAGTCAACTCCCATTTCTTCGTTTGTAGTCTCTCTAATTACGCCTTCTTCTCTCCATGTTCTTTCAAATACTGAATTCTGAACAGACAGCATATTTGCAATTGTTCCACCTGCAATGTACAATGGCGATATTGAATATGCACCTATATCTAAGTTTTCTTTTACCCACTTCAATCCTTCAAAAAACGTTTCTCTTGTTTCTCCCGGTAAGCCAATAATCATAGATGTCTGACAACGATAAGGTCCTCTGTCTTTGAACCATTGTTGCATTTTAATCATGCCTTCTTTTAAAACTTCAGGCTTCATTCCTTTACCTACATAAGAACCTGCTTGCCGATTCAATGTTTCTAACCCATAATAATGTGTGTGTAAACCCATATCCCAAATATCTTGCCAAGTCTCAGGGTGTGCTATCATTAAGTCTGCTCTCATAAAGCCTTGCAACTTTAACTTGAAGGGTAAAGTTTTTATAAGTTTTGCATACTTTGCTAATTTCTCTGGTGAGTCATTAATCGTTTCATCGTTGACTGAATAAGTATCGATTCCCCAACGTTCATAATTTTCAATAAGTTCTTCTCTAAGACTATCAATACATCTACTAAAATCTCCCCTAACTCCTAAGACAGGAAACGAACAGAATTTACATTTAAACTTACACCCACGAGATAATTCTAATGACAATACTTCTTGTGGTTGTATATAGTCTCTATCTTCATATGAAACATTAGCATTGGGCATAGGGTAAGCAGGATAATCTTTTGTGGCTTCTACTATGTTGATTGGTACGCCTCTATATAATTGTTTTGTCATTTGCAACATATTGAATTCTTTTTTAAAGTATTTTAACAATTCAGTAATTGCATATTCTCCGTAACCAGTAACATAATAATCTAAATCATATTCTATTAATGCAGATATGTTATGAGATCCTCCCACAAAAGGTATGTTAGGATACATTTCTTTAAGTCTTTTTATAGTCTGAAGCATTTCTGCTACTTTTGCATTTGCTTTTTTATCTTTTCCCATAACTCCATAACTTAATGGGAACAAAACAGAAAGACCTATGCATATAGTATCTTCTCTAACTCGTTGATGAAAGAATTTTAATATTTGTATTGGTGACCATGCTGGCCAAAAGTCTAAGACTTCGACATCATAACCTTCGTTTCTTAGATATGAAGCAATGCGATGTGCGCCGTGGGCTCGTTTGACACTTGGCCATACTGACGAGTTTAAATCATCACTTGCACTTTGGATAACGTCAGCCGCATCGTGCCTATCGAAGGATCCACCTAAGATAATCATGTGACCTTTAGACATATTAGTTCTTCAGTGTGCCGATGTTAGGAACGTAATTGTTTCCTGTTTCATCGATGAGTCCGTTTATTAGTTCTTGTATCATCTCATCGTTGAGATGGCGCCTACGCATTTCACTAGATTTAAATCTTCCCCATAGATGTACTTCAACTGGAACGTCTCCGTCAACTTCATCTACTGCATACATTCTATGTCTTCCTTCATGTCCTGTGACCTTCGCAGGCTGTGATAGATCGCCTTCTTCCCACTCGTCGGGTATTACAATAGATAAGAAAGGACTTGCAATAGGAACGCCCTTACGAACTTTATCAACTAAATCTTCATATTGTGAACTACGCATATCTCTTGGTAAACTTAATGCTAACTTATGAAATGTAGAGGGCTTCATCATAACACGAATACCAAAATAGTCTGGTTGTCCACCTGTATTATTCGGAACGACACCCAATCCTTTTTCATTATCTAAGTTGTATTCATCTAATGCTGATACACCTGCGGGAACAGGCGTGTCTGTAGGCAAAAAGAATTTATGTTTACCTTTAGATGCTTTTTTAAGTTTGTAGGCAGGCATTGTTTTATAATCAGGTATCCCTGCAAAGCCCATCTCACTTAAAAATTCTCTTGCTCTCATATGTTTTGTGCCAAATCTCTGTCATGCGTTGCATCATATGTTGCGGCGTATAGTTCATCATAGTTGGCCGCTAATACATCATTACTAGGTGTAGTAAATTCATGCTCAAACTTATTTATGATCGATCTTTGAATTGGTCCGTCTAATATATCTCCTACTAGATAATGATTTTTCATCTTTAAGACTTCATGGAACATTCTTCTGTCATTGTATATTGATGCAGACAATATATTATCATTAGTAGTAATCATACGTGTATATAATTTAGGCGTAGTTACCATTAAAAAGCCTTCTTCAAATGTTTTTCGTTTTTCTTTCCACAAATAGGGTTTTTCTTGTATATGTTCTTTGAAGTATTCTCTCATAAATGCTGTAACATACGTGTCAGTTGTTATCCAATTATTGTCTGAAGGTAACGAATACGTAACTCCATAGTGACTTCTTTTACTATCTATTTCAGAATGAAGTTTTTGTTTCATTTTTATTGTGTCAGGTTCATAGTATGTCAAACATAATAACAACATGTGAGGTTTAAAATCTCTGACAAACATTTCATTACCGTTAACACCATACATAACAATGTCAGGCTTTTGTTCTTGCATTGCTATTTGTTTACTAGTGGGTAATATTGATTGCCAACGACATGAAGAATCAGTAAGATATTGTATGCATCCTTCTCTGTTTTCTGCTGTGTGCCATGTATAATGATGTGTATTAGGATATCTCTGTTCCTGCTCTTTGATACATCTTAAATGTACTGCTCCGGCATCACATGGAGAAATATCATATAGAAGTTGTAGATCATCGTAGAAAAATAATGACTGAACACAAGAATCTATGCCTTCACTAAGTGAACAATATCGTACTGGATATTTTGCTTTGATAATTTCTGCATGAGATTTCATGCATTCATAGACGTACTCAGTAAGTTCTTCTTGGTCCCATATCTCTTGTTCATACGCATCTTTTGCATCTTGTAAGTAATCATATGGGGGAATAAAAGATTTGATGTGATCGTAAAATGTTTCATCTGCATCAAATTCTCGTTCATGTTTTAATTTTGTACCATCGAATGCAGTAGTGTTTGTAATGTCTTCTTCTTTGATAGTCATGTATGGTAGATAATTTGTAATTTCTATTCCATACTTGTCCGACAAAAATATTTTATGATTTTGAAAATAGTCTAATGCTAATTCGTAGTCAGTGTGAGTGAGTTTTATTGCAAAGAAGTTACCGTTTGCTTCAGTAAAACTAAAGTTTTCACATACTTCTCTAATGTCACCTTCAATTAAATAACCAGTATATAATACAATAAAGTCTTCGCCTTCATATATCTCAACATCGTCTTCACGTATATAATACCAATCACCGAAACGTTCTATTGTCCAGGGCTTTGTAAATTTAGTTCTGTCCTTACAAAGAAAAAATCTCATTTATCCCCAGCCAAAGTCTGCATCGTTTTCTTGTGCGAATTTAACTATTTTAATTAATTGATCTATGTACTGAGTTATTTGTCTGTCACTAGTGCCACCGTGATACATCATCGGACTCGTTCTTCCTATTCTATCCATACCTTCTCGGTCTTTGTATGTACCTATTTTACCACCTGTTAAAGATCCTGGCTCAGTATATTGTGATGTGTCTGCGTTCTTTAAGAATATAAGTCTTTTCATAAGAGCAGGCAAGTCTTTATTATCTACGTGTCCTGCATAATCTTGTTCTAATCCTAACATATCAATGATTTTAAATCCATTAGAATTACTGACATTCATTTCAGGAGCATCACTTACAAACTCAAGGTTTTGACCTTTACCCTCGCAGTAATCACAGACCGCTTCATCGTAATATTTGTCTTTACCTGTACCATCACAAACCCAACAATCTACATTTTTGCGTTCACCAAAGTGACTCATATCATGTATGGTTTTGCCTCTATCATCAACATAGGACTTCGTCACTGAAAAATCAATGCTCTCGTTCAGTTTTCTGAAGTCCCTTGATTTCATATTAGAGATCGCCAGTAGTAATTACGACAGAGTTGTAGGGTTCTGATTGTGGTTTTGCAAAAGTTGCTGTATATTTCCAATTATTACCTGTGTAATGAACTGATGCAGTAGGATAACCTTTGTTGCAATCGTTATCACATGTTACGTGTGCTGAACCACTCCAGTATCCATAACTCATTTCAAAGTTACCGTTACCTGGATTAGGGTCTTTTACTGATGTCGGCGGAGTAATGTAACATGTAAGTACTGATCCTGATGGTGAATGTGTATTAGACTGTAAGTTTACAGTTTGTCCTACAGCAACATCAGTAGTAACATCTTTTTTATCGACACCCCAAGTTTGCTTACATTGGAATGATTGATCTCCTTTGTTAGTAACTTGTAATGCTAATGTGACTGGATCACTACCGAGTCTTTTTTCTTGGCAGCCTGCAAATGCAAGTAAAACTACTACAACTGCGACTACTCCAAATACTATCTTTTTCATTTAAATATTCCTTTTTGTTTATCGTTTCTATTATCTTTATATTTAGCAGTGGGTAGGTCAGTGTTCTTTTTACCGTAAACATCACCTATCTTGTGCATACGTTTCCCGGGCTTTGTAGAACTGTATTCTACGTCAGCCTCTGTAATAACTTCTCTTATCTTCATTAGTCTATTAAAACCATATATGCTTCTGGATTATATTTTCTAAACCAGTCAGAACCTTTTCTTACTAAGTCCCATTGTTGTGTCAAGTTCGCACCCATGATAACATCATATACTGCAATCTCTTGTGGGTCAAGTTTAATACTAGCACCGCTAATAGGATTCATTACAGTTGCAGGTTCATCATCTAATATTTGTGCATCAAATGGCATAGGTCTATCTTTCATTTTCTCTTGCCATGATTCACGCAATGTACCTGATAATTCTCTGATACGATTTAATTCGTCATAATTTACTTCTTTCATTTTATATCTCCGGTTGGCTTTTCGCCAGTCATTTTTGGTAGTGAAAACCACAGTTGAAACCATTCAGGAGTTCCGGGCTGAATGTTTTTCTCTTTCATTATCTTTGCAATCTCTGCCGCAGTCTTTGATATGTTTGAACCTGAATATGCTGATGTTGCACCTTCAACTTGTACTGGTATCTGATAACGTTCATACACGCCAGACAATCGTTTAATGTCTTCTAATTCTTTTACATGTAAGAACTCACTAGTTCTAGGTAACTTCTTACCTTCTTTAACTACACGTAAAGGGTTATAAATTTTTCTTGCTCTTTTGTATAGGTCTGCAAAGTCAACATCTGCTACTAGTGGATATTCAGGTAACCCTGGTCTTTGTTTTGCTCTCCAGTCTGGATTAAGCCAATTCATTATTAGTGGTCTAACATCATCTTCTTCATCTAATTCAGACATAGCATCAAATAACCCATCGTCACCGATAACATCATATAATACATCTTCTGCATCATGTCTTTTAATCTTTTCATATTCTCTGTGTTTCATATTAGACATGCCAGCAGTGCAATCTATGTTGTCAGGTATTCCGTTTGGATACTTATTGACAAGTGCTTCTAGTTTCTTTACTCTTGCTTCAATGTATTCGTTTGTAAGATGTTCAGGTTTTGAATCAGCATCTGGAATAAGCATTTCTTTCCAACGTCTCAAGTCATCTTTGATGTCGTATCCTGGCCCACAGCCATGTCCTTGACACACTTCACAACTTAAATCAACATCATCATTATCTCCACCTCTTAGTAAAGGTTCTTTCAATAACTCTAATGCTTTTTCTGCATCAAATGCCCAAACGTTTTCTTGTACTTTCTTTTTACCTACTTTAGGTATTCTATTTGTACCAGTCTTTAATGGTCTGTTAATCATTTCTTTTAACTTACCGTCACTGACAAGTCTGTCATACTTAGGCTTTTGTATTGCCCAAGAGCCGTTCTTCATAAAGAAGCCCATTGCTTTTAATTGTTCGTTACTATAACTTCCTGTCAATCGTATGTTATTTAAGAATACAAGTTGACCATAATTTTGTTTTGACTTTTTCTTTTTCAGTTCCCAGTATGCTTTATCGCCTAAACTTTCAAATATTATCTTAGACATTATAGCATGTATTTCATGTTCACGCAACCATTTATTTGATTTTGAATATTGATCAAATATCGGTTTTAGTTCAGGAAAAATTCCTGTGTCAGGATTAAAAAATAAGTTTTTCTTTTGGTCTTGATTCAAGTTGATTTTTCTATAGTCATTATAATCTCTATGTAAGATATATGCAACACGATTATTAGCAAAGTAAATAAACAACTTGTTGTACTTTTCGTCTTCGCCCCTTGAATAGTCTAAAACACTATGAGTAAAGTCCCAAGGTAAATCTAAATCTCTAGTAGCATTTAATACTGTGCGCCATGGACTTGCTACTGTTACTAATTTTCCGTCTTTTCGTTTTTTATAATTTTCATCACTAATAGGATTTAGTGTGATTTCATATCCTGTCCCCGGACCCAAAACTTTTTTTGGATACTTATTACCGTACCCAGTTGCATCAATACCTATTCCATCAGGAAACTTGAACTCTTTGATACTCCTAATCCAGGGCTTGCCTTTGTTTGTTAATTTTGGTTTAGGCAATTGAGATACTGCTCTCGGTGTCCACGTCTGTGTAGGTATTACACCCATTTGTTTTAATTCTTTAGGTTTTGCTATCTTGTCTAAGTTCATTAACTGAGAGCCTATTGTAACCCATTTAGAATCTGGAATTTGACTTAACGTAATACCATCGTTGCGATATCCACTTCTATTATAATCTATAAACTTACCACCTGTTTCTGGTTTCAATGCTACTATACCTTCTGAAACAGCATCATGGATAAATCTGCCTGCTCCACGTTCTATTTTTTTCGCAAATGGGGGTAAATTTTTACTCAAAGAATATTCATTAGCCCACTCCATATATGGTGTTATCTTATCATCATCGTAATAGTAATCCCTAGAGCCTGACTTTAATCTTTGCTCAATATCTAGGTGTTGATCTTTTCTTCCCTGCCAAATGTATAAAGGATTTGAGATGCCTATCTTTGCTATGCCTACTACATCTACACCATGTACTTTTGGTACATCTCTTGCAGAATCTGTCATCTGATCAGATGTTACGGGCAAAAAGTTAATAAATGCGCCAACGCCACTAGTCTTTGCGTTTGCTTCTTCTGCTTTTTGTTCTAGCCATGCCATTAACTCTGGGTTTTGTTTTGCTCTTGTAAGATAGTTTTTATTAACAAAAGCAGAATTCCCTTGGCTAGAGTCAACATTATCAGCAGGTACAGCACTTAATTTATTAATAATATATTGTTTGTGTTCAGGTGCTTCACTAGCACTATATCTTTCGTTGTTGTCATCAAATTCAATTGCATTAACTTGTAATTCTGCAACACCTTGAAAAGGATCAATGTATATAGGAACTTGTAAGAATGGATTTTTTTCTGTACTTTGAAAATCGATTACATAAGATTCACCAGAGTTCCAATGATCATCATCTTCCCAATCTTCTTCATGTCTTCCTATCTTTCTTGGATTCATACTGTGAGCATGTCGTTGCCATTGTTCACGTCCTCTCTCACTATCGTCAGATAAAGTTCTATCACTGATCTCGCCGTTAGTTCTTCTAACTTCGTTTCCAATTGGAGTAATATAATAACAATCACTACCGTCACTGTTTTTAAATGTATAAACTCTATTTTGTCCTAATTCAACTACATCTTCTTCTGTCAGATTTTGTGTTCTAACGTCTCCTATCTCTTTACTCTTTTCAGCAATATAACTTGCTAACTCAGGGAAACGTTCCATGATTTCATTATACAGAGGTGTGTTAGGTGTGATACTTCCTTCTCCTCCCCTAGCAGAATCTACAAAGTCTGCCATCGCATCGTTCTGCTTATGATATCTATTATTTGACTGTTCACCTTGACCTAATTGAATGACTCCTCTGTTGTTATATGCTACAGGTCTTCCATAATCTGTAAAAAGATTGTTTGCTTTTCCAAGTGGATCTGTTTTTAAAGGATGATACTCAAACATAGTAAAATACTCGCCAGGATATTTTTCTTCGTCTGGTACAATAAAGTATTTGTCTAAGTTAGGATTGTTTGTTACTTGTTTTTCTAATTTAAACCCGTCCATTTGTTGAGTGTTTTCGGCATTTTCTTCTGGCTTCTGTGCGAGTGCTGGATGAGGAACTTTAGGATGAATGTTTTCATCTTTAATCATGTTTCTTAACTCAGGATAGTATCTGAAAAAATCAATAATTTCTTTGGAATCTAAAGAAGATTTGTTTTCTGCGAGTTCTTTTCCTGCAGGTTTAAAATTTGTGTCGTCTGGTTTTTGTTGTCTACCATACTGATCAATAGGTACTTGATGATGTGTGTTTTTTCCTACTCGTTCTATACGAATGTCACTAATTTTTCCTGTTTTACCACGATAGTCTTTTAAACTTAAATAAACAAAAAACGTATCTCCTACTTTACCAAATGGATTCTTTTGTTTAGGAAATACTTCAAAACTAGGTAGTTGAAACGCATCTCCTTCTTTCGGTCCAAATTGTGATACTATTACACGATCATTATCTTCGACTTCTGTGGGAGTAAACGACCAATCTTGTAACATATCGTCATTGTAACTAGAACCTTCGCCGTGTTGATTTGGTTGATACTCAGGATTATCTTTAATAAATTTATCCCAGTCTTTTACTTGCATTTCTCTAATTTCAGGAAAACTTTTTAGAACATGTCTTTTAGTTTGTGCGTTGTCTAATTTTGTTTGAGTACCGTCACCGGCAGAGTGATATATTTGTGATAGTGCCGGAACTTCTGGACTCCAACTAATTGCATACGACTCACCTTCTTGTGCGTCTTTAGGTTTAACAATAAAGTTACGCATTGTCTCTGCATTTTCATCATACCAGTCTTTTCTATAATATGATCTGGCATCTTTGTCACGTTTTGTTTTTCCAAAATCTTTTAGAGTAGCATTTGATAGTTCTTTTTCTTTGGGTGTTGCTAAAGAAGTGTCTTTGTATAATTCTTTTAAACTAGGATATTTGTCTAAGTATGCAATAGAAGGTAAAAAAGGCAATGCACGTTGGTCATCTAAGTTTCTCCTTACTGGTGTATAATAACGTTGATACTTAGGTTCTGTTTCTGCGTTACCATAGATTTCTCCGTCCGGAGTTCTTAGATTATAATCTTCATCACTAGATAAATCATACATTCGTGTAGGCTCTGCTTGTACAATTTTTTCGACATTACCGTCTCGTTGATTACGAAAGACTACTGTTATTGTACTTGTTTCTTTACCGCCGTCATTTGTGATAACATAATCTAAAATAGGTTTTCCTTCTGGTGTTACATGACTTTTAATAATTGAATCTTCTTTTTTATACAATTTATAAGGCATCAACGGCGCATATTTTTGATATAAGTCTTCTTTAAATTTTCTTTTCTCTTTGGCATTGCCCTCATATTGACGTAACTCATTTTTAATTGTTTTATCTAGTATAGGAGCATATACATCAATAAGTTCAGGGTGTTGAAGTGTTACTTCATAAGGATTAATTTCATTTCTGATTTCTTTTCGATCTGTTTTATTATGTTCAAAAGGATTTGTTTTTGATGCAGATACTAAAATGCTATTCCCGGTATCTCTAAGACTGTCTATTTCGATTGCTGTTTTATGTCCTTGCTTATCTTTTATAACAGCAGTACTGCCATGCATCTCTACATCGGCACCCCCTTTTGTTTTACTGCGGCTAGGTTCTTGCTCAATGTGTTTTGTTTTTAATCCATATTTAGAGATGAGTTCAGGATATTTGTTAACTAATTTATGTTGTTGTAATACATTTAATTCATCGTCTCCACCATACCGACTAGTGCCTATTGATTTGATTTTGTAGTTAGGATCGTTAGGGTCATTTTTCCATATCATGTATAAGTCTTGTTTGCCATACTCCCCGCCTACATCCATTTCGCCTTTCATTAAGTATACAGGTTTATTATCTTTTCTATATTCTTCTACTTCAAAGTTAGAACCTTTCATAACTCTTTTAGGTTTCTGTAGATATATAAGACCGTACTTTTCTGCTTGTTCTTTGAAAGCATCTTTAAGTGCAGGATATCTAGTTACTAATTGAATTAATTGATCTTGACCTAAGTAAGCATCTGATTCATCTGCAACTACATTGTCTTCAAAGTGAAATTGATATTTTTCTCCTGTATGATGTGGCTTACGTGGAACAAATATATAGAGAGGTCCTCTACGATTGTATGAAGCAAAGTGATTGTAACCACGTGTTGAGGCTGTACACCAACGAGTTCCTCGACCGTAACGACATGCCGCTTCTTTATCTTTTGGATGAATTACTAAGATACCGTTTTCATCATATATTTTGTCTGCTTTGTATGTTTTCTTTGATGCTTCATCATCGTCTAAAATGTCATTAGGATACTGATCCATGTCATTCATAAACGTATCAAAGTCTTTGTATTGTCCTACGTCTGCATTAGACAAATGACGTTTAACTTTTAATTTATGAAACTTATCTAAGTAATCAGCAACAGTAGATTCAATATCTTCTAAACTTGTTTCACCATTGATATACAATCGTGCTAACCACTGTACATATCCTTTATTATTTGTAGGATCAGAGGCTTCTAACTTTTCTAATATATGAACGGCTATTTGATTTTCTAAAATTTTATATTGTTCTTGTGCTTTTTGTATTTTAGGTTCTAACTTGGCTAGTTCTTCGGGTTTAATTTCATTGTTTTCTTTTCTATTATTAAAATCAGTTACTTCAACATCAATTTTCTCCATTGTTTGAAATGCTTTTTCAAGTTTAGGAGTCATCAAGTTAGGGAAACTTAATACGTCTACGTTAAGACGACCCACAAGGGCTTCACCCATCTTTTTAGCAGTGATGCCTTGTTTGTATTCTAGTAGTATGCTTTCAAAATGACTAGAGAGCATGATTACTCCCTATTAGTCTTAAGTGTGCTTCTTATCATCCATTGATGTTTGTTGTGTGCATCTAAACGTTCAGCAACAAAGTTAGAAATACCATATTGTTTTTCTGCTTCCGCTGAATCATAACATGTGTTTAAGTGTTCGAGGATGATTTCGTTGTCTCTATATAGTTCTGCAAACATTAATTCTGCTCTAGGTATTTTTACTTGATCAGGTATTAATGATAGTTCTGCGTAACGTCCAATAGAACCAGGTGTATATGCTTCTAGTGTACGAATGTATTCCGCAGTTCTATCGATTGCGTTTTCATAGACTTCGTTGTTTAAATCATCAAAAAATTTGTGATATTGTGGGAAGTTAGAACCTTCGATATTCCAATGAAAGTTTTGTGCTTTAATGACAAAAGCATAAGAAGTTGCTAATAGTATTTTAAGGTTCTCTGAGAGCATTATAATTGTTCCTGTTACATGTATTTATCGATTAGTTCTTCGATGGTTGCATTTACCTTAATAACAGGAATGTATGATGCCCCTAATGTTTTGTACGCATCGTATCTATGATGACCATTTACAATATAACCAAATTTATCTATGACTATAGGCTTGTGTTTACCTTTCTTTAGCATCTTTAATGTTTTCTTTACAAGGCCTTTTTCACGTTCAGTCTGTACAGGTTTTAGTCTTTCAAATCGTACATGTTTTTCTTCAATGTCTTCGTCTTTAAGATCATCAATATTGAGTTGTGGTAGTTCACTTCTAGGCCAATGTTTATCTTCTACGAATGCTAGTTCTTTTTGTTTAGCAGGTGATAAACTACTATCAGGGTCTGATACTTTTACGCCAGGCCCTTTGGGTGATAAAATATGACAGGCTTTTGCTTTCTCACCGTTGATTACACTAGCAACCCATTTCTCTGAACCCATTATTATATCTGCATCCATTGCTACTGCTGGTTTTGTAAGAAAACCATATTGCATAATGTATTTTTCGTATCCTAAATCAGATACTGAAGTTGCTTTTGTTTTAGGAATAGACATTTGCCATGTCTCGTTAATTTTATCTATAACGTTTTGCGGTAGTCTTGTTAATAACTCTAAGTTTTCTGTATTTTGTAAAAGACCATAATTACTTAATCGTCTTATACCTTTATACTCCATCTCTGATATGAAGTTTTCTCCCTGATCAGGATTGTTGACATATTTCTTTAGAACTTCAGTTTGTAAATCTTCTGGCCAACCTTCATCGTTCATCATCTCTTTCATCTTTTGATGATCTGTGAACATTTCCCCTTGTTCTTCAGTTGTCATAGCCACAGTTTTTTGAGGACCACGATATTTAAACTTGTCGTTTTCTTCTTCGTAAGTTGATGGATAGGGGAGACCTAATGATGAACCACCTGCCCCAGCAGATCCGGGTGTGCCTCCACCTGCTGATGCTCCCATACCTTCTTGCAATTCACGTAATCGCATAAGATATTAGGATTATGAGACCTTGATTTTTATCAAAGTATTTGCGTGTTCCTCGCCGTAACCAACAATGTTAAGAGTAAACATGCCGGCACCCGGGGCAACAATAGGATCGATGCCTTCTGCAACTGCGGGCGGTGTTGTGTCAAATACTAGAGATGCTTCTTCTCCGGTAGATACTTCTTTAGTGAATACTGCATCATCACAATGTAATTCAATAAACCATTTGTCAATTGCTACATGTTCATCAAGAGGATAATGTTCTAAAACAGTTACATTAACTGATGCTTTTGTAATAAAGTCTTCAAAGTATACGCCATTAGAAAACACGCACTCATCGTTAAGTGGCACTGTATGTTCAGTTGGTGTGTCTGATTCGATTGCGTTCTTTAAAAGACCGTCGAAGGTTTCTTCGTTTATGTCGTCAGTGTAAATATTTTCTGTCATTATTTTTCTCCGGGGGTATTAATGTAATCGATATCTTTAATATCATCTTTTCCTGGAAGGCCGTCGAAATCAACATCGCCTTTACCTAAGTCAAGTCTCATTTTGTGATTACCTATACGTCTCTTGACCTCTTTCATTTTTGCTTCGTCACCTCTTTCTTTTGCAACCATATAAACTTGTGTTAATTGCTGTAACTGATGTGACTTTTCATATACTTTTTGTGCTTGATGATTGTTTATACCTAACAAACCGGCTAATAATAATATGCCTGCTATACCTGCACGAATCTTTCCTGATCCTTCCGAAAGTTGTTCTGCACTATAGTAATGTCTTGGAGTTGGTTTGAATGTAACTTCTGCATCTGGTAATGCTTGTTTAATAACTCTTTCGTATTGATTCTTTTGCTTCTTTTCGATTGGCGTCTCTGCCGCTAACTTACCGTTGATGTAAATTAAAAACAAATAGTCATCATACATTTCCATTACTGAACCAATACGTGACTTTTTGCCTTCTTTAGTTGCTTGATGTCCTAAGACACCACCTGCTACTGCTCCTGGAAGACCGGCTATTTTGCTACCTAAGTATGCACCTGAGGCTGCACCTGCAAGTCCTTCGTCAACATCAAATTGGTGTCCGATAATTTTTAAATCTGCAACACCGGGGAAATAAGTCATGCCATCATCAGTAATAATTCTACCTGTTGAACTTGGCTTATGAGGTGGAATGTAATCAACGATAACCATTTCATCACCTCTAAAATCTTGTGTTCTTAAAGGTAAAGTAACTGGCATACCATCTTTAGTTACAAGTTTACCTTTGCTAGGTCTTTTAGGTTTGTCATCATCAAACGAACCTCTTTGAAACTCATCTAATTTTTTATCATTGAAAAGATCATCAAACGTATTTTCAGCAGACTTATAACCGGGCTTTACAGACTCGTCTGCTTTAACACAGTTATTGACACGTTTGCCAAACATCATTTTTGTGCCTTTCTTTTTGTAACCTTTCCAGCAACGTTGACCTTCGTCTATGTCTTCTAAATCCATTTCAAGTTCATCATGCTTTAAACGTAAATCACGTGCAAGGTCATTGAAAGGTTCTCTTAAACCGTATACAGCAGATTCTAAATTGTTGTTTGCTTCTCTAACTTTATCTTCGTAATAGTTAAGTTCTTTATGATCAAATCCTTTTAAAGTATCAGCAACACTTTGTACTGCTACCATAATTTCTGAAGTGTCAGTACCATACTTGATGTCTTTAGTTATCCGATCTACACTCTTAAGTGCTTGTTCTGCTTCAAATGCCGCGTTGTCTAATTCGGCTAATGCTACTTTATCTTCACTTAACAATTCATTGTTTTCATTTAGTCCACGTAATATCGAACTCATTGTTTGTCCCCGTCTTCTGCCAAGTTCGTACCTGTCAATGTTCCACCTGGATAACTTGAACTAGGCTCACCATATGGCTCCATGTCTAATTTATTTACATGATAACGATCATCTTCCCCATTACCGTAAGGTGCTCCGGGTTGATCTTCATGCATTTGCATTTCGTATTGAATTGATTCTTTGACTGAATTGAGATAGTCGTTTGCTAATGTGATGTAAGACTGCATCCAACCTTTGATGCCTTCTTCTTCTGATCTATCTTTAAGATACATCATAATTTCTTGTGCGTTTTTGGCAGTTGCAAATAAATCAGCCTTAGCCATTTTGACTTCGTGGTCTACTCTGCTTTCACCATGCTTAACAAATCCTGACTTACGATCTTTTCTGTTTGCACCTTTAACTACAAGAACTTCTGCTTCTGATACTTCTGCTTCTTCAACTTTGGCTTCATTAACTTTCTTAGTTTGCTTACGTGCTTCGACAGAATTAGCATATTTGCCCTTTGAACGTTTACCTGTCATTAAATTTCCAGCCTTCTTTCCACCGTAAATACTTGCATTGCGAGTTTGAGTACTCATTGGAGATGCCACAGATGAAACTGATCCGGCGCCCGTCGCACCAGCAGATGCATTTTCGGTTATTTCGTTGAACTTCATTGATATCAATCCTTTGTTAATATAAGTATTTATCAATAAAGAGGAATACACAAGGAAAAATGCCCCTTGGGAGAGGGGCATTTTCATTCTTAGTTATATAGTTAGGATCTATATTTACGGAGCATTAACATCTAATGTGACGTTACCGTCTTCATTAGGAGTTAAATCTGTGTTCAGACCTGCGGCTTTCTTTTGTTCTTCTTGTTGAACATACAGAGGTCCGATGTTGTCAAGTAAGAACTGTTGATTTTCCATGCAGAATACATATGATCCTGAATGTCTCAACAAGACTCTTTTATCGACATATATTTTTCCACCGATGTCACGCCAGTTTTCACAGAAAGTCCAATCTTCTGAATAGTAACGATTTTGTCTGACAGCAGTGTCAAAATAAGTTTTTAGATATTGATCATAGACTGGGTCTAGTCCGATATCATTTTTGTATTGCTTCACAGCAGGATGATTGTTCATTTGCTCAAACACACCCTTCTTAATCAATAAGAAACCTGTACCTGCTTTAGACACTTCTTGGAATCCGTCTGGTCCTTCTTCAGCACCTTCAAATCCATTTACTACCCACTTGATCGGCATAGTCTTCATTGGATATAATCCACCGATGACATCAACGTCTCTGTTGAGTAATACTAGTAAGTGCCATGGCTCCCAACCAATGTCTGCATCAACAAACATTAAGTGAGTAGCATCAGGCATATGTAAAAACTTTGCTGTTAGTGTATTTCTTGCTCTACTGATCAATGATTCATTAACCATTGTTTCAAGTGTCCAGTCAATGTTTAACTGACGGGCAGTGTTTGCCCACTTGATAAATGACATGAATGTAGATTCAGTCAGCATACCACCATAACATGGCATTGCGATATGTACTTTAGTTGTACGTAGATAATCTACGTTTACTTGAACTTGTCCGTCTTGAGGTGCTTGAGGAGGATTATCATTAATTTCCTCAACTGCTTCCTCCAGTTTTTCTAATGGAATATTAGCCTCTTCTTTTTTCTTTGTTGCTTTTGTTGCCTTCTTAGGGGCGGGTTTTTTCTTCGATGCCATTGTTAATAACTCCTAATAATAAATGTAGTTGCTTCGATATATAACTTATAATATTTACTACAGGAATGCCTGGTCGAATTATTTTTCTTCGATATAATCAGCGGTTTCGGACAAATCAATCGTGTTCCAAAATGCATTATTTACGTTTGTTAATGGGGATAGTTTTGGCTTATCGTTTCTTAATGTTCTAGGTGCTTGTCTGTCTCTCCAACCACCAAAGTATTCTTTGAGTTGCATAGTTTTCACATGCAATGATTCAAGTAAGTTTCCGTCATCATCAGTGAAGGGGAAATCATCAGCACTATAGTTTTCTACAAAGTCAATTAGTTCTTTTACGTTTTCAAAGTTCTGTTTCATTTCGACAGGTAAAAGACCTAACTGTTCCATCTCTGCAAAATCTTCGTGTAATTCAAATAAGATTTCTTGTATCTTTCTTAAGTATGCATATTGCTGTTGTCTTTTCTTATCATACTCGCCCTGATTTCGTTGCTTTTCTTTTTCTTTTTCTTTTCTAACTATGTTTAAATCAGGTACTTTTTTATCTTGTTCTCTACCAAAACCTCTAAGTTTAACAATGTTGTTTCTTTCTTCTTCCATAAGTTCAAACAGTTTACGATGTAAGTCTGCGGACTTAGATTTCTGATCGTCACTTGACTCTTTAATCATGTTACGAATCTTTTCTATACTTTCTTCATATCTGTATCTACGCATACCTTCTGTCATTTGAGCAAGAACAGCATCAACAATTAAATTCTTGTTGTCCATGTTCAAGCCTAACGGTTCTCCTATAAAATAATCTAGTTCTTGTGTACCAAGATCATCATGGCTAACATTTTTTAATGCAGAATAAAGTTCTTCGTAGTCTGCTTCAGGATGTTGGCTTTTATAATTTAGTAACCATTCATAAGCGGCAGTTTCAATATCACTTCTTTCTTCACCTTCATTGAATCCTTGTCTTCTACCATTTAAGTTTGGTGTGTCTGTAAGTGGAAATTCTATTTGTCCACCTACGCCTACTCTTTGTGCATCGTGGTTCCAATATTGCTTTGATTGATCTGGGTCAACAAATGCTTCATTTACTTTTGGAACTACAACAGGATTTAGATTAAGATAACTACCGTTACCTGTAATAGTCATTCTAGGAACTGTAACACTAAATCTTCTTTGAAGTTCATCGGAAAGATTATCTATATCGTCTCTACTGAAAATCTTAGAGTCTGGCATAAGCATTACTGTCATTATTCTTTCGTTAGTACCGCCGCCACGTTTACGGCTTGATATGATTTTTCTTAAATCAAACCCGTTTGTTCTTGTATAAAGTTGAAGTATTGCTCTTGCACGTTTTGTATCAAGTAATGTATCGTTCTTGTCTTCAGTCATTGGTTCTGCATATGCTTGTTGTATAAGTCTGGACATTGCATCGTCTGTAGACACAGTGTATTTTCTACCTCTTTTGTCTGTAATATCAATGTTGTTGAACTTATCATCAACGTCTACTTTATATCCTTTAGATTGTAACGTTGCCTTAGTGTATTTGTCTCTGTCATTAAACCAATCAATGACTAAATTTTCAATATCTGTGGGTAAGTCAGGTCTTGTGTAATCAACTCTGTTACCATCTTTATCAATATATGCTAAGCCTTCGTTTAAATTCATTCCTTTACTTAATAACTTAACTACATTTTTAATTAGTTTATCATTACCTTTTAGTTTAGGATAAATGTGAGTTATAAATTCTTCTCGTTGTTCATCGTTAAGACTAGGCCATGTATCTCTGATTTGTGTAGCACTAGTAATACCTGCAAACTCTTTGACTGGTAAGTAATCCATGTAACCTACTTTACTAAATGGTTGTGCACCTCTTTTTGCTGTATCTATATGTTGAAAGTATCCCGGAGAACCGTCTTTTTTGACTGCACCGGGCTTTGGAAACTCGGCTTTATCTTTTTCACTTCGTACAAAAACAATTGTGTCTTTGTCTGGATCATATTTGTTTGTAATTTCTGTTGGTACGAACGGAGATTTAACTTGCACAAACTCACCTGGTTGTACGCCTGAAAGTCGTGCTAATTTTTCTTTGATTTCAAATGGAAAAGGTCTTTCTTTTTGATTGTTACTAGCGGCCACATAGATGTCGGAGCCTTCACCATACTTCTCTTTTATAGAGTTGTAAAGTGCGGCATGCCCTGCATGAAATGGGTGAAATCCACCTGGCATAATAACAATATTTGCCATGTTAGTAACTTACTTTTACGTATTCGACAACGCCGTTTGCAAAATCTTCTATCTTTGCTCTCAAATAAACAAAGTTACCTGATAAGTTTGTATAAGAACTAATGTTTGCATTAAGATTAGCGGCATTGTTTGCTTCTGTTTCAAAAATTTTGAACCAGTCATTGTCTCCAGGAGGATTAGAAAGTGCGGCTTCAATTACTAAATTACCTGTGACTTCTGAAAAATTATATGATAAAGTTTGTAGGTCTTGATTTCCTAAATAATATGCGGCACCCTGTACAGAATTGCCTGTTACATCATACGGTTGAGCAGTACCATCATTTTCATATGGTGTTTGTGGTAATAATGTGAGGATTGTTGATTGAGACATTTTATCCCCTCACTATTTCTACTATAACTGATTCGCCAACTAACTCTTGCGCCACTGCTTCTATTTGAGAAGCAATTTCGTCGGTTATGATTGCTTGACCGTCTGGAGCATCATCTTTTGCAATTTTGCTTAGTTTGATTGCTACCATATCTTCGACTATTTTAGCCATAATTATCTCCGTGTAATAAGAGTATTTATGCTTATATAGTCTATAGGTGAGATTATATGTTGTCTGAATCTTCTACTTCAATGATACCATCGTCACCTACTTGAGCAACTTGTTTTTTCGTTGAAGCAAAATCAATCTCTCCAGTGTTTTGATCGATAACACACATGACATTAGCATCTTTGATTTTTTCAAACAAAATCTTTTTACTCAATGGGACTCTTACAAGTTCATCAATTTTTCTTGCTAATGGTCTTGCTCCTAACTTGCTATCATAGCCTACGTCTGCTAAGTAATCAACTGCATCCTCACTAAAGTTAAGAGTGATATTGTGCTTGTCAAGCAGTGCTGATTGTAGGTCAGCAACAAATTTAACAACAATCTTTTTAACAGATAGTGTATCAAGTTTACCAAACTTACATACCATGTCAAGTCTATTTCTAAACTCTGGCTTAAAGAAGTTTTTCATTGCTTTTTCATCTTCGCCATATTTGTTTGTGTCACCGAATCCTATGTTTGAACGTTCACCATCAGCACTACCTAAGTTAGATGTGAGAATGATTAAACAGTTCTTACATGATACTTGCTTACCATTAGATCCAGTAATTGTACCTTCATCTAACATTTGTAAGAATATATTAAAGATATCAGGGTGTGCTTTTTCAACTTCGTCAAACAACATAATTGAATGAGGTTGCTTACTCAAGTCTGATATCAAACGTCCGCCTTGTACTTGTGAATCACTAAAGCCTACATAACCTGGGGGAGGTCCTATCAAACTACTTACACTGTGTTTCTCAGAATACTCGGACATATCGTATTTGAGCAGTGGCATATCTAAGTTACTAGACAGTAGTTTAGCCAACTCTGTTTTACCCGTGCCTGTTGGGCCTAAAAATAAGAAACTTGCGATAGGTTTAGTTTCGTTACCGATTCCTGCAAACGATACATAAACTCTTTCGATTACTTTATCAACTACATCGTCTTGACCATATAACTTACTTTTAACATTTACATCTAAGTTAGTAATACGATCTACGTTGTCACCTTTAAGTTTATCAGCAGGGACGCCAGTAAACTTCTCTACTTGATCAAAGATCAATGATTTAGTAATATCAACACCTTTGTTTTCTGCTACACGTTGCTTTGCACAAGCGGCATCAAGCAAGTCAATAGACTTGTCTGGATTCTTTCTTTCGTGTATGTATCTACCAGCCATTTCAACTGCGGCTTCGATTGCTTCTTCTGTGATATTGACATCGTGGAAGTCGTTTAATCTTTCTGACAATCCACGTAAAATTCTTTGTGTTGTATCTACACTAGGTTCATCGATTGACACACGATAGAATCTACGCATGAGGGCTCTGTCTTTCTCAAATGATTCATAGTATTCTTCCCATGTAGTAGATGCGATTACTTTAAGAGTTCCCTTAGTAATAGCAGGCTTAATCATGTTTGCAAAATCAACTGAGCCATTAGATGTCGATCCAGCACCTCCCATAGTATGGGCTTCGTCAATGAATAAGATACAATTCTTTTTAACTTCTAAAGCCATAATGACTTCTTTAACTTTTTCTTCAAACTCACCACGATACTTTGATCCAGCAAGTAAGTTACCAATCTCTAATGAATAGACTTCATGGTTGTTTAAGAACTCTGGCACTTCTTCGTTAACAACTGCTTGTGCAATACCCTCTGCGATTGCAGTTTTACCTACACCCGGATCACCTACCATTAATACATTTGCTTTAAAACGTTTTGCTAATACATTGATGATATCATCGATCTCAGATACACGTCCTATGACAGGTTCTAGTTTATCGTCTCTAGCCAACTTAGTCAAGTTTGTTGTGTATTCTTCTAAAATATCATCTGCTTGGTCTTGACTGATGTTTTGACTATCCTGATGTCTATAGTTCTTTTGCCAAAATTCGATAAACTGAGTCTTGTTGACACCATACTTCAATAAGAAATAGTGTGCATGAGTATTCCCTTCAGTCGCAATCGACAGATATAAATCCATAGTAGTAACTTGTCTACGACCTGTAAACAGAACTTGTGTAACGCCTCTATTCATCACACGTTCTAGTGAATTAGTTTTCTTAGGAACGCACTCAGGATCTTTGGACTCAATAGCATGTAGTCCATTTAAGTATGCTTCTATTTCACCGATCATCAAATCAGTATCAACATTAAATTGATTTAATACTTTCTTAAACGGTTGATGTGTTACTAATGCATGAAGTAAATGTTCAATAGTAACATACTGGTGATTATAGGACTTTGCAGTTTCGATTGCCCTAGAGATAATGTTTTCGATTTCTGGTGATGTGTTCAAATGTTTTTTCCTCTATATAATATTATTTAGTTTTGCTTTAGGTCTTGGATATCTTTATATTTTTTAATTGAGTCTATGACACCTTGCTCTATTGTATCTGGTATAAAACCATTAAGCAATATGATTTGGTCACCAAAGTTACCAGACTGAAAATTAGGACCCCTTCGATCGGCAATAGGCATCCCATGACCTGTTAATTTAATTTGTGTTCCTGGTTGTGTTCCTGATTTTACTGAAACTTTTAGTACTTTTCCAGAGATAGTAGTAAAGTTAAATTGAGTACCTACAATCAAATCTAGTACAGAAATATTATGTGAACATAGTAGATTGTTTCCCATTCTTTCAAACCAAGAATCATTCATTACGTGAAAGTCAATGATTAAACTTGTTCCTTGTTCAACAATATTGTCATATCTTGTCTGTTGGCCAGTCTTCACACCTTTTGGTATAGTTATTTGTACGACTTTTTTACCTTGTGGTGTATTTAATTCTAGTGTTTGTATGTCTCCAGTATATGCTTGGCGCAAAGTAACATTTAATTGTGTTCTAAACATCGGTTGAGGCTGAGGGCCTCTTCTTCCTCTAGGACGTTGCCCAAAGATATCACCAAAGATATCACCAAACGGACTGTCTGCACCAAACGGATTGCCACCTTGCTGAAATTGTGCAAATGGATTAGGATTATCATACTCTGCTCGTTTCTCTGGGTTGCTTAGAGTATCATATGCTGTTTGTACTTTTTTAAATTCTTCAGCATCTCCGCCTTTATCAGGATGATGTTTACCCGCAAGTTTACGATAGGCTTTTTTAATTTCTTTTTGATCGGCTTGAGGTGATACGCCTAATGTCTGATAATGGTCCATGCTATATTATAACAGCCATATATGGAAAAGTCAACAGTGATTTGCCCGTTAGATGCCGGCTGATGCTTGAAGTGATTTGATGTATTCGTCTTTAGGAGTTTCAGATTCTTTGTAATCTAAACCTGCTTTAAGTCTCATTTCATTGAGTTCATCATTGATTGGTTCTTCTTTTTCTATTTCGTATTTGGCTGGATTTAAAATAATTTTTTGCTTCATAATTTCTAATTCCATTGGATAGTCTTCACCGTCAATGTTAAGAGTATATTCTTCAACAGGCATACCTGTTAGTGTTTCTAAGTCTTTTAGTAAACCTATTACTCTACGTGCTACCCATGAACGTCTTTCCATTTCTACAAAGACTAACCATTTGTTAGGTGAAAGTTCTCCGTCTGATACACTTGCATCTAAAATGAAGTCATATCCTCTTTCAAACCAAGTTACTAAATCTTCAGCAACTAATTTTGATTTGACTGTAAAAGTTACTGTGACTATATCTTTATCTTCGCCCATCTTAGCGGCATATTCATCTATAGATACAAGAGGAATAACTTGATTTTCCATGTCTAAGTAGTTTAAACTTTCAGATAGAATAGTCATTAGATTTGAAATGCTCCGCCGTCGTTTGGTTCGCCTGCTGTTACATCATCAACTGCTTCCATGTCATTGCCTGTATCATCTTCAGATTTTGTTTGCTCTAAATCATTGTCATATGCATCTTCGATTTCTGATAAGTCAATTGTGTCTTCTGCAATGTCAACACTACCTTCTTTAATATCATCCATTAATTCAAAAGGTATTTCAATTTGCATAAACCAAACTTTGTTTTCTTTCATTTTAGGGTAACGACTTCCTGATTGAAAGTCTTCATATGATGTGACTGCTACAGGAACTTCAATCTTAGACTTCATCATTTTAACATTACAACCGATAGTTGCAAGTCTTAATGTTGCTCTAGGATCAGGCATTAATTTATAAGGCCACATAAAAGTACATTTGCATGAGTATCTTCCTACATCAGGACCTTGTACTAATTCTCCGTTGATCCAATTTCTATATGCATATATGTCTGCTTCGTCTAAGACTCTTTCAAAGTCCAGCAACGTATTCATTGCACCGTCAGACATGTAGATATTTTTAATGGTATCTACAATACTAACAAAGTCAATGTCTTTAAAAAATGAATCTGCTTGTTTCCTAGCAAGATTATCGCCTGTGATTGCTTTAGTCATACTAGTATTTATCTCAATGGGATTGCAAAAGAATTTTACAATTTGTTCTTCTGGTGCTAGTATTTATCACAAAACGACATTTCCTCATCCACTGATTTTTTACATACCTAAACCTGGTAAGTATTTAATGAGAAACTTATTTCTCAATTCATTTTAAAATATAGGAATTATATATGAGTAAACGCAAAACAGGCGCATTAAGGAAAAAACATGAACCATACAGACACAGGGAAACACATCACACGGCAGAGGACACGTTCTACATGAACTCCTCAAAGACCATCGACTTTAGCAAGTATAGTAAAAAGCAGAAGTCACGCAGACCAATCGAATTAGTACCCCAGAGTATAAATCAGGAAAAATATATTATAGCATTAAATGACCCTGAAACAGATATCGTTATGGCTAGTGGCCCCGCTGGAACAGGTAAAACCTACTTAGCAATGTTGGCGGCGATGAGAGCATTAAGATCAGGTCAATGCGATAAAATATTATTAACACGCCCTGCTGTTGCTGTAGATGACGAAAAACATGGTTTTCTTCCAGGCGACTTAAACTCAAAAATGGAACCATGGGTAAGACCCTTATTCGATGTGGTGAGAGAATATTACTCACAGAATGAAATCGAATATATGTTAAAGGAACAAATCATAGAAATCACACCTTTAGCATTTTGCCGAGGCAGAAACTTCAAGCATTCATGGATTATATTAGATGAGGCCCAAAACGCAACACCGTCACAAATAAAAATGTTAATGACAAGGATTGCTGAGGGTAGCAAAATCGTAATCAATGGTGACGTTGAACAGACTGACCGACTAACACATAATAACGGGCTCCTTGATTTAAAAGATAGAATAGATCAACATAAAGTACCTGGCATGACTGCTTGTACTTTTGATCACAAAGACATACGGAGACACAAGATTATTGAACACGTACTAAAGATGTATCAATAATTTCATAGGTCCATATAAACAGAAAGGGCCGTTAACGGCCCTTTCACTCTGAATGTATTTGCCCCTACAAGGTCTTTAATTTTCTATTCAGAACACTTTTAGCATATGCTGGATATACAAGATAAGGGTAAGTAAGTTGTTTTTTAATTTCCCATTGATTTTGTTTTTTAGCAAAACTAGAATAATACTCATCATTAAATCCTGCTTCAAAATAAGTATACTTTAATTTCTCATCAAAGTCAAATTTTAAATCTAATAAATCAAATATATTACTATTAAAAATTAGTTTTTTATCTACCATTGTATAATCACTGTTATATAAATAGTCATTTGGTTTGATAGATTTATTTGATAATTGATAATATTCTTTTATGTTTTCATCTAATTTGCTATAATCAACATCTTCAACCAATTGTTGTTGTACATGAGTTAAATTGCATGATGTGAGTTTTAAATTGTTAGGATATACATTATGTATTTGTTGCTTTTCACAATTGTTAAGAAAGAATAATAGACCTTCACTTAAGGCACAATGACCAAATATCTCATGTATATAAATATCACCTTTTGGTAAGTTATCGTTAAAGATATCTAAGTTTAATACTTCGATGTTGTCATTGTTTCTAAATTTGCTTTTAAGGCTATAATAATGTTGTTGATTAATTTCTAAACTATAAACCTTTTTGGCACCGTATTTAATACTTAACCAAGTAAAAAATCCAGAACCTGACCCACAATCAACAATAATTTTGTTTTTGGCATGTCGTTTGATATAGTCGATGTATGCATTAGACCTGTTATAATCTAATAGCATTTCCCAAACATACATGTTTGGTACGGATGCATTCATTTACTGTTTGTTTATTCTTCTTAAACTTCCCATCATATACGCGGCGTAAATGAATAAAGGTCCGAAGATTAAAATTTCTTCAGTTGTTTCTGAAAAATCAAAATATGAAATAGACCAGATGTACGAAAACATGATTATACCTATCCATGCAAACGTGTATAATCCACTACATAAATTTAAAAAGTGTTCTTTAATATTTTCTATCATTTTTTATTCCTTTTATCTTTCTTTTCGATCGGCCCTTCTTTTTCAAGTTGCTCAATCAATTTAGGGTAAATTCTCTTGTAATAAGAACTCATTTTCTCAAATGTTGTATCGTGGTTCTTGCCTTCAATCACACATTTTTGTACAGACATATCAGAGTAATCCATGATTACATTTTTTGTAGTCATATCTGATTTCTTTAACTTACGTGATGTTTGAATTAATTCGTCAATTTGACCGTTTGGCTTACGAATGTATTGTACTAGTAAATATCTCATATCATTTATTTATATGGTTAAGAAGTCAACTCAACTAAAGTTGCGGCGAGTGATATCTCAGGGATACCTACTAACGGCAGATTTGCTAGACCATTTCTGATAACAATGATATTTGCATCACGTTCTTCATTACTTGCCCCAAACAAGTCTAAGTTATCATACATCCAACGATATGTATCTTCGATTCTAGTAGGATACAATGCGATATATTGCATCAATTGTTGTCTTGCTTCGATTAAATTACCGCTTTTAAACAAGTTTGTTGCTTCGACTAAAAGTTCATCTTCACTCTGGCCTTCACTCTGAGGGGCCCTCAGAGCGCCAGAACCGCTGTTTACTTGCAATTGATTAAGACACTTACGTAAGTCAGGATATGTTGCACGAACAAATGTATCTAAAACATCTAATTCAAAGTCAACATTCTCTGTAACTAACACAGTTGCCGCTCTTGCTGTAAACTCTGTCATATCAGGCTTAGCAATATGATACTGATGACAACGAGACTTGAGTGCAGGAATGATCTTGTGAGCATAGTTACATGTCAAAATGTATCTAACAGTCTCATGGTATGCTTCCATATCATTTCTTAAGGCTGCCTGCGAGGGCTGAGTTAAATAATCTGCCTCGTCTAACAACACCACCTTGAACTTGCCGAACGGCATAGTCTGCACAAAGCCATTAATCTTTTCACGTAACATGTCAATACCATTCTCACGTGATGCATTAATAGTCAATACGTCATATTCTTCGATACCTAATTCGTTGATCAGCACTTTTGCAAGTGTAGTTTTACCTGTACCGGGGTCACCAGACATCAATAGATGAGGGAAACTATCCTCTGCTATCCAGTTCTGAACTTGTTCTTTTTGAATTGGATCTGTAAACACATAATCATCTACAGATAACGGACGATACTTTTCTACCCACAACTGATTCTTCATTGATACCTCATTGAGTTTAATTTAATACTGTTATTATATAGGATTAACGAGTAGATGTCAATCATTAATTAAAGAAAAAGGGCAACAATGTGCCCTTTATTTTAGTCTTCCCAACCGTCATCGTTTTCGTCATATACACCGTCGTTGTTTGTGTCACAATAACGTTGCCATGCTACCATATTAAATGTCAGACCTTCTGACCATGGAACATATGAGTCACACCATGCATGTGAGCCGACTGCCATGTCGTCATCAGTTCCGTTATCTACTTCAACATAATCACGCCGAGTAGTTTCCGGAAACTCTTTGAACTGAAAAGTTCTACCGCTATTAAAAGTGCGTTGTTGATACAACTTACCTTTAGTAACGTGAATCATTTCTCCTTCTGTAAGGGTCAATGTAGAACCATCGTCATAGTTGATAACTGTCTGGGCTGTAGCACCGAATGAAACTAGTGCTAAAATGAAAATAAAAAATTTCATATAGTCTCCTTTGAATTTTTCATTATATGTATTCACATGAACACATACGTCAAAAACCCGAACACTATGCTCCTTCTTTATCTCCATATGCCATGTTAGTCTGTGGTTCATCACTTACTAACAAGCAATCTTTTGGGTCAACACAACGAATTGTCTTGTCCCCTTCTTCGTCTGTAATGTTAATACCACGTGTCCAACGACCATGTGCTACCATTACATATTGTCCTTCTTTAAGTTCAGTATTTGCTTGTGGACCAATAGAGTATACTTGTGCCCATCTAGGCTTAATTCCTGCAGATTTTTTATCATCGTCTACTAGAACGATACCAGATGCAAGTTTCTGTTCTCCAAACTCCATGCCGTGTACAATAATCTTATCACTAATTGCTCTTAGTGTTTTGCACTTAATACGATTGATATTAGATTTAAGCCCTATTGCCATTACTTTTTACCCTTCTTTTTAGATTTTGCTTTTGGTTTTTCTGTTACGATGTTTTCTAATGCCGCTTTCTTAATTGCTTCGATATCAAAGTCTTCTTCAAGTTCTGCTAATTCAGCCTCTTCAGGATGCAGTTCTGTTTCTCCTTCTGCTGGGAAACTATCTGGAGCCTCGTCTGCTGACTTCATTACAAATTCTTCAGGCTCTACAGGGGGAATAGGAGCAATCTCTGCTTCAATGGGTGCTACGTATTCTTCTTGTTGTTGTGGTGTTTCGATAGTCGGCGAACCATTTGCATCATATCCTTCAACTACAGTTTCTTGCGGTATTTCTGCTACTGGTTGCACACTTTCTTGCACTTTAGGTTTTGATTCTTCTACTAACTTGTCTAGCATAGGAGTCTCAGCCGGCGCCTTTTCTTCTACGGCGCCAGATTCTTGTGCTTTTGCCTCTTTTTCTAATGCTTCAAGTTCTCTCTTTTGCTTAGGAGATAACGGCGCATTTGGATTTGCACTTTTACTGAGATTAGGATTTTCAGGACGTTCTTGTAAACTTACTGCACCCTGTGTTCCTACTTGCGATGCATAAGAATCTGCAACTCTTTGCGTATTAGGTCTGACTACATTTCCTGCTTGATCAATCTCATCACCACGTGAATTGATTGAATTAATATTACTAACAGCACGTGTCTTTTCTTGTTTCGCAATCAAAGACGCCATGTCTAATGATTTTCCTCTTGCCGTTTTATATATTCTTCCCATATTGTTTCCTATTTTAAAAATTCTTCAACGTCTAAACCGTAGTATATACTATTTATACGGTGAATTCCTATCAAAAATAAAACAAAACTTGATACACTAGAGCCTCTTCCAACTCCCCATACAATATTATGTTCTCTCATCAAATCAACAAGATATTTCATATATTGTAAAAGCAGAAATTGTCCTCGTTTTTGATACAATAACAATTCTTTTCCTACTCGTTGAAGTTCTTCTTCATGTTTACATTGTTCCAGTAACCATGCGGCAATATCAAGTTCTCTGTATTTCTGAGGCATATGCCATTTACTTCGCATTTCTTCATCAAAATCTGCGACTGAAACTTGTGCAAGTGTATGTTCTAATAACTCTGGGACATTTTCTATTTCAAGTTCTGGATCGATTTCTATTTTACCGTCAGTAAGAACGTGCTTTAACTTCTGATTCGGATTCTTCATGTAGATATCTACTAAATCTCGTTCAGTATAGATAGGACGTCCGTAGTAATCGTTAATCATATGATATATTATACACTAATATAGTTGAAATACAAGCAAAAAGGTCTAACTCTTGGTAGATTTTTTACCCTTTTTGCTGAAGTTGAGTGATAGTTTTTCCCATTCATCATTAGAAAAAAGTTTTACGATATTGTTATCATCATCGATTGGTTTGGAATGTTCAATGCAAAGTGTACTACAGTTCCACCATTTAAAATTAGATTGATCTATATTATTTTCTACTATCTCTGAAACCGTACAGAATCGAACACCCTCACTTAAATGAGAACTTAATGTACAGTCAGTTATTTTGATTCTTCCCTCAGCAATAGAATTAAATTTTTGCAAGAGTGCCATAGAAATAATTTGATCAAAGGGATCGTCTGGTAATTCACAAACTCTAATACCTGCTTCTTTGTATTTTTTAATTTCTTTAACGTTGTTTTCGTTAATAAAGATGCAATTGTTTAATACATGTATAACGAAATGTATTAGGCGCTCTAATGCGATGTTTTGTTCTGCAATGTCTTCTGTCTCTACTAACATAGATAAAGTCATTATATATTCATTTAGCATGAACGTGTCGGCAAAATGTATTGCAGTAGAGAAACCTAAATCTTTCTCTATTCTAGTACTCATTTTCTATCTACTTTAATGTTATCACCTATGTCTTTTTCAGCAAATAACTTGTCTAGTTTTTTCTTTTGCTCGGCTTTGTAACTATTAAGAATCATATCTAATTGATTAATCATAGGTTGATTTTGTATGCGATGTGCAAATGTGATTTTGGTAGTAAGATCAGAAATTGCTTCTTGTAAATCTTCTATACTTTTATCAGAGAGATCACTAATAAATGGATGATGCATGCCTGACATAGCCTACTCCTTAGAAAGAATCTAGTTTAACTCTTTTCCAAATATCGTGGCCTTGTGTGTATGTCGTGCCTAATGCTACGTTTGAACTAAATGTGTGATCTGCTAATGTTACATTGCCGTCTGCTACACCATTTGTACGTGATCGGCTTATTGATATTTTTGTGTTTGCACCACCTGTATCAATATCAGCAATATAATATGTAGTATTGGCTTCTATTCCACCTGCGTTTAATTCTATTTCTCCACCTGAAAATACAATAGGTTGATTTAAACCGTATGATGCTATATTTGGAATTGTTGCTGTAAATTCTATCTGATCTGCTGTTGCAGTAGTCATCAATAAATTAGCAGTGTTTACTGTGCTATCAAATGTTCCAGTAGCATGATAAACATATTTAATAGGTGATACTTGCATTGTGCTGTTACCAGTTGATAATGAAATGTTGCTACCACCTAATGTAGTGCTTACTGCAAAACTAGTATTATCTTCGACAAATGTTACATAATAATCTGTACCCGCAGACACTCCTCCGAATACTGCATTGCCATTTTGTCCTGTAAACTCTACAGGCATACCTATATAAAATCCAGTAGTATTGTCTGTAATAAATGTATTGTCACTGGCTGTACCAGTGCCTACTCCTACGCCAGTTGCTACAAAAGTAGTTCCTGGGTTGCTGTCTGCGGCACCAATTAAAGTAAAATCAGTGTCTCCTGTAGAAACAATAATATATTCTCTACCAATTACAAATGATCCTGCAGTAATAACGTTACCTGTATCAGTTACAGTCTGTGGTTCAATAACTGGATCAATTGCAACGTCACCATTTCTATCACCTACATAACCTGTAGGGGTAATTGCTTCTCTTTGTTCGATTTGCGAGATTTGATAACTTCTGTTAACTGGTTCTACTACGATTGTATTACCACAATCAATGGTAGAAAAATCATATATGAGATTAGTTACATTGTGTGGTGCTTTAGCAATTGCTAAGTTACCACTAACTTCGATGTTGTTTTCTAAAATGTCTCCACTACCTACAACTTCAGCAGGGAATATTAAAAATGCATCAGTATTTGCAACTGTTAAGTCTAATGTTATAGTATGTTTTGTAGCAGTAGGTGCCCAACCTGCAAATTGAAACGTAGTGTTTCCTGTGATAGTTGCAAATTGTACGTCACCTAACGTACAATCAACTACAACTGATCCTGATACGTTATTACCTAAATTATATGTAGTATTACGAAAAGTTCTAATAGCGGCATTACTAATTAAAGTATTAGCCATGTTATTATTAAGCGGGATATTATTTAGAGCCTGCTTAAGCACAGCCTTATCTTGCAATTCGGTAATTTCCTCGCCGGCTGTGTTTAAATTATTTTTGATAGACGTAAAGTTATCTCTAAAACCCTGAGAATTATTATTCTGTCCCGGGGTAGGATAGTTTCCGTTTATTCCGTTTGTATTAATTGTACTCATAATTTATTTAATCTCTCAATATACTATTTATCAACGCAAATTATCCAGATACATTTCCTTCATCAGGTAAGATCGTTCTTCTAGGAAATAAAACATGAAAATCTTCAGAGTCAATAGGATCGGGTTCTGGAGACGCACTAGGCAGTCCTGTCCATGCGGGCGGCGTAGTATTATTATCGTAGTCAAATGTAGTAGACTTGTCAACAGTGATTCTGTCTAACTGGAAGTTGATCGTGTTCAACGTATATGGTCTTCCTAAAGGATCTAACCATAACGTTTCAATGTTGTTTTTAATTGCATCAGCAGTTCCTGGTTTACAATACGCAATAACCCAAGCAGGAGTATATCCTAATGTTGACCCATTTGCTTGTTGACTTGTCATCCATTCAGGTAGCAATCTAAAATCAAATTCTTGTCCTAAATTTTCTCCTGTTCTATCTCTCATGTTTGGCAGTGAGTTAGGATATAATGCTCTCGCAAACTCAGGAGTTAAACTTGTGTAATACTTAGGTGCACTTGTTTCTGTCAATAAAGGCAACTCAGTTTCTGAAACAATTAATTGTTCTTCAAATGTTTCTTCAGTTTGTATTTGTTGTCCGTCAGGAGTAGTATCTATGTAACTTGTATAGATATCTGTTACACTTGTATACCAAGGTCCTTTATTCAAAGGTATATTTCTTGGCCACAGAATGTCTTGGCTGATGCTTTTACCTTTTGGATTGATTAAATTATCTTGTATTTCAGAATAAACTACTTCGTATACAATTTCTCCTGCTGAATTTTTAGCAACCGCAGTCTTTAATTCACCTAATGTAATATATCTCCAATAATGATTTTTATCAATAGCCGCTACATAATCTTCAAAGTCACTTGCATAGATACCATAAGCATGTTCATATGTGATATTATCTGCTTTACCAAAGTTAACATCTTCAGGTCTATACAAATCTGCATCCGGTATGATTGCAGTATTTGTAAGTAACCCTTGAATAATATTTCTATCTGCAACACTCGGTACACATTTAATATATAATGTGTCAGTTGGTTGAGTAAATTCTTGTACAATTGTTAATGTAAATTCTCTAGTAGAATTTATAACCGGGTATAGAGGCGAGTATGCTTCGATTGTAAATGTAAATGGAGTTTCATTACCAGGTTCTGTAAACGTGTCATTAGGCTGATATGCAACTGTACCTGATATCTCACCATTATCTAATAGTTGTAAGTTAGGAGGTAATGTTCCGCTTGTTATTCTATACTCTAATGGTACGTCTGCTGTTGCACTGACTGCTAAAATAGATGTTTCACTATTATTCATCTTACCGAGATCACTAGGTGTTGTCCAATCAATCACACCTAATATATCATTTGTTACTGTTAATTTAAATCGAAAAGTAGAACTTTGTATAGATGTGAAACTTGCCTTTCTTACATTAACACTAAATGTATATTGTGAAATGCTATCTTCTGCAATTGTAGGCGTTCCTGTTATCCATCCTGTGACTGGATCTCCTACTAATCCTAAAGGCAGATCAGTATATCGATACTCTAAAGCATTACCATCAAAATCTTTTCCTAACATTCTCCAAGAAAAATATTCACCACTTTGAAATGTTCCAATATCTGCCTCTTCACTAGGAGAGTATGTAGTGTTTAAGTCACCATTAGGAAATACATAATAACCATAATTAGTTGGGTCGTTTACTGCTATGTCAAATGTTGCTGGTCTTGTGTTTAGAACACTAGGTATTCTACTATTCGGTGGGAAGCCAGGGCCGCCTGAACTAATAGGTGCATTTTGATTAGCAATAACGATGTTATATGATTCTAATGCATTTCCTAATGGTGATGTCAATTCTAATGTAAATGAATATGTTTGTACCGTAGGTTCACCAGTTTGTATCTGTGGCAACGTTGCTCCAAATGTTCCAACACCATCTACCAAAATTTCTTCTGTACCACCTCTTGCACCTGATATTGTAAATGTGGTTGCACTTAAAATATCCTTGACATAATATGTTCTGTTTGCTACAATGTCTCCGTATACTGCACCATTGAATATAATAGGTCTTTCTTCAACAAATCCTGTCGTACTTAATACTGTTAAAACATTTGATGATATTGCTAATACTGATGTATTAACTGTACTGTAATTAATATTAATAACTGGAGCATCAGGATAGCCTCTGATCAAACCTTTATCGTTAATTTCTAATCCAGGTGGTAATGTTCCTTGAATTTTTCTAATAGATATCGGATTGTCTTCTACTGGATTTGTGTATTCTATTTGTAACTCTCTCCACACACTATCATTAGAATTTAATATAGTACCAGTAGGAGTAATAAACTCAGGCGTTGCAACACCACTAATAATCATACTAAACGTTCTATCTAAAATACGTTGTGTATCTCCTAGATAATCGTCTGTTGCTCTGACAGCAAAATTATAAGTAGTGTCTTCACCAACTGTTGCAGGTGTACCTGATAATACACCAGTTTCACTGTTTAGTGATAATCCTTCAGGTATGCTTCCACTTAGTATTGTATAAGTGATTGCTGTTGCAGGAAGTTCTGGAGTTGCTACAAACGTAAATGTCATAGGAACTTGAGACGGGAATGCGCCTATACTTCCGGCTGGTGTTACCCAATCAGGATGATTACTCATTTATTGAGACCTAATGAATAATGTGTTCTGCCGTCAACTTTAGATGCAGTTAAAGACTTGCCTCTATTACCTGCAGTATTGTAAGTAACATGTACCCAACCTGAGTCAGGTACACCCGGGGTATAGAATTCTAAGATTACTTGATCAAAATCTGTGTTCTTTTCAATCCACTTAGCCAGATCGTAATTAGATACGCCATGTATTTCTATGTCTGCGGCCTGTCCTTTGCAATGTTGCGATTTTGCACTTCCGCCTACTGCTTTATTAAGAGCAGATCCACGATATCCACTATTAATAATTACAGGTCCAAAATGATCTCTTACTTTTTGTAATACGTTTTCACATAATGCTTTTGCATTTTCTAAATGTTCTTCAGGCATAGTGTTATCTAAACCCTGACGTATTGCTGTTTGACTTTTTTCAAACTCTGTGAGTGTAAAATTTTTTGATAATTTCATTTGTTTTTTATCCTTCTTAAAGATGCAAAACATTATGCATATGTTGCGCCGACAGTATACCATTGTGACGAACTATGTGCAACAAATTGAATTTGTCCTAAAGGACTTATTGACATTGCTCCATTAGTTCCGTTACCGTCAATCGCATCATTAGTTGCTGGATACACTTTTAATGTATCTGTTGCATCTAAGTTTTTAATGTATATGCATAAACCTGGAGTCGCATTCATCAATCTAACACCGTTGTCATTGCTAGGTGTTGTTACTGAGAATATATCTGCGCCACTTAGTGCCGCGGCGCTTCCTTGAGTTGTGCCACTTGCAGTGACTGTTGTTACGTCTTTAATAATGTGAGTCTGGTTAGTTATATTACCAGATACTGTTAAACTTGTTAGTGTGCCTACACTAGTAATATTAGGTTGTGTTGCTCCTGTAATATCTAATGCTAATGCCGCACTCCCTGCTGATGTTGCGTATGTTGAGTTTGCAACAATTCCTGAAATGTTGGCTGCCACTACATTAGAGAGACCGCCACCATCACCTGTAAATAACCCTGTGTTTGCTGTAAATGATTGTGCTGTTACGATGCCGTTAACACCTAATACTGACAGTGTACCTACTGAAGTAATGTTTGGTTGTGCTGAAGTAGTAACTGTTCCTGATGTTGTTGCTGAAGTGGCTGATGTTGCTAATGCTACTGTACCACTTACATTTGCACCTGCTACTGAATTTGCTACTTGTGCGAAATCTACTTCGCCTGTAACTTGTTGTCCATCTATTGCTGTTAAGTTAGCGCCATCGCCTGATACGTATGTAAAGACACCACCAGTGCCCGATACATTTCCTGCAGACACATTACCTGTAACAGATAATGACGATAACGTTCCAACACTAGTGATGTTAGATTGAGCGGCTCCCGATACAGTAGTAGCCACTGTTGCCGTTGATACTGCTCCGGATACATTAGAACCTGCTACTGAGTTTGCAGTCCCCGCAAAGTCTACTTCGCCAGATACGTTTGCTCCGGCTACTGAATTTGCTACTTGTGCAAAAGGAACTTCTCCTGTTACATTAGCACCTGCTACTGCATTTGCTGTTGTTGCAGTAGTTGCTAATGTTGCTAAAGGAACTTCACTTACGTTTGCTCCTGTAATATTTGTTAATCCTGCACCATTTCCTATAAATGATCCACTACCACTAGCAATTGTAATATTACCTGCGTTAGTAATAAGATCACTAGTAGTGTTAAGATTACCACTTAAGATTAATCCTGTTAATGTTCCTACTGATGTAATGTTTGGTTGTGCGTTAGTTGTTAGACTTCCTGCTACTATTGGAGCACTAAGTCCGCTACCTGCAATAATATGACCAGGAGCATTTAAGTTGCCTGATGTTTTATTGAATGTGAATCCTGCGTTACCAGCATATGTAGTGCCACCGTCGTTAAAGATAATTTCTGTATCTGAACCTTGTGCTGGTACTAAAGTTGCAGTGTCCCATGTTAAAGTACCAGAGCCATCTGTCATTAAGAATGCACCATTGACACCACCTGTAACTGTTACGTTACTTACTGGTCCTAAGTTAGATGTGCTGTTAAAGTCTATATTGTTATCAAAACCACCTGATACAGACATTGACCCTGTTACTGCTACTTCTGTACCTGAATTGTTAACTTGTAATACGTTTGCTGTTCCACCAATTGTAACTCTGAATGGTCCGTTAGTATCAAGTCTTGCTTCACTTGTACCGTTTTCGATATAAGATCCTGTTGATACAGATATATTTGATAAGCCGCCACCATCACCAGTAAATACACCGGTTGTTGTCACATTGCCACCACTAATATTGCCTGACACATCTAATGAACTTAATGTACCTACAGTTGTAATATTTGATTGTACAGCATCAACTACAGTATTTGCTGTACTTGCATGTGTTGCGTTTGCTACAGTACCTGATACATTAGCACCTGCTACTGCGTTAGCAGTTGCGGCAAATGCAACTTCACCCGTAACATTTGCGCCTGCAATTGAATTAGCAATTGCGGCAAATGCAACTTCACCTGATACATTACTTCCTGCTACTGCGTTAGCAGTCGCCGCAAACGATACCTCACCAGTTACATTCGATCCTGCTACTGCATTTGCTGAGTCTGCTGATGTTGCATGTGTAGCATTTGCTACGACACCTGATACATTACTTCCTGCAACACTATTCGCAGTACTTGCAAATGCAACTTCACCAGTTACGTTTGCACCTGCGACTGAATTGGCTACTTGTGCAAAAGCAACTTCTCCACTTACATTCGCTCCAGCAACTGAATTTGCTACTGCGGCAAATGCTACTTCGCCTGATATATTTCCTCCAGCAACACTATTTGCTGTAGCGGCGAATGCAACTTCACCAGAGACATTTGCTCCGGTAATTGAACTTAAACTTGAACCGTTACCTAAGAAATAATTTGCTGTTACTGAATTACCTAAATCAGCACTTAATCCTGCACTCAAAAATCCTGTTACGGCAAGACTTGTAAGAGTACCGACTTGAGTGATGTTTGGTTGTGCGTTAGTTGTTACTGTACCTGCTGTAGTAGCAGTTGCTACTGTACCACTTACATTAGCGGCTACAATGTTTGATAAACCACCGCCATCGCCAGTAAATAAACCTGTATTTGCAGTGAATGCTGGTGCTGTTATTGTTGATTGAACATCTAGTGTTGTTAAAGTTCCTACTGATGTAATGTTTGGTTGTGCATTAGTATATACTGTTCCTGAAACTAATGCATTTCCTACTTGACCTGTTATATTAGATCCTACAAGTGCTGATAAGCCAGCACCATTACCACTGACATTAGATGCCGCTACAGCACCTGTTAGGGTTATGTTGTTTGCATCTATGTTACCGTTTCCAGATGATGTATTTGCTAATACATATCCAAAATCACCTGACAAATTACCTATGACTGTATTACCTTGAACATTACCTGACACTACTACATCAGTAATATTTGCTATCGAATTAGGTAAATCAATGTATAATGTTTGAGTAGAATCTGTGATAGTCGCAGTACCTGGGCCTGTACCCGGTGAACGACCTACTGATAAAGTTGTTGAAGAAAACTGAACACATGCAATGTTTGCACCTAATACAACGTTACCTACTGGGGAACCATTAACTAAATATACTCCGGGTCCTGCAGTTTTGTTGACTGATACTACTGCTTGGTCACCTAACCCCGCAAATACTTCTGTAAAATTTAACTGAACTTTTTCAAACGCCGATCGTATTGCATCTGCATCTGGATCGTCAGGGAATGCTCCGAAGTCAATATTTCTTTGTGCCATAGTAATTCTATCCTAATATTAGTATTTATCAATCTTAGTTCTTATTACTTAGATAAAAAAATACCCGACTAAGCCGGGTATTTAAGTGGGTACAACGAGTTTTCTTATTATTTTAGACTATCTAATTTGTTTAAAATAGTTGCAAATCCGCTTGATGAAAGTACAGAACCTTCTTTAACAACGTCAGCACCATTGTAGCCCATTCTGTCTTCTTGACCAGCAATGACTGGGATAGTTGTTTGTCCTGTTGACTTCTGTTTGTTAATTCCACCTGAGATAACTTTAGTCATAAAGTCAATGTCTTGTTCAAATGATGTTTCAGTACCGTTCTTGCCTGCATCATTAGCCCATTCGTCAACTTTTTCTTTTTCATCTTTAGAATCATCTTTATCTTTAGAATCATCTTTTTTATCAGGATAGATATCCTTGAGATTTTTAGCAGTAATTTTTTTGCCTGAATCATCTTTTAGTTTATTAAACCATTTTTCTTCATCTTCTGCTACTTTGAATTCTCTTTGATCATCAGTTTGCATTTCAGTGATTTCTTCGTTCTCACCATCGTTTATAGAGTCCTTAGGGGCATCCTCTGCGCCTTCTTTAGTTAAAAGTCTCTCATCATCATGTTGTGATAATGGCTGAGTAGGTTCTTCTGAAGTTTCTGCACCTACTTCTGCTAATAAGTCTAAAGTTCTAAGATTTTCTTCTAAAGAAACATGTCTGTCTTCTTTATCTCTCTTACCGAACTTACCATATGAATCATCTCTGCGATCTTTCATACTTTGTTTCTTATCAGATTCTTTACCTTTACGCATACCTAATGACTCATCTTCTTCGTCATCATAGCCTTGCTTTTCGTCTAACTGAGCAAGTTCGTCTAACTGAGATAAAGTTTCTTCTAAAGATTTTTCTCTATGTTCTTCATCTCTCTTACCGAACTTACCATATCTTTCATCTCTACGGTCTTTCATTGACTGCTTCTTGTCAGACTCTTTACCGTCTTTCATGCCTAATGACTCATCTTCTTTGTCATCATAGCCTTGACCTTCTTCCATATGGTGCTCATCTTTCCAGTCATCGTATTCTAAATCTTTAACGATGTCTTCACCATCTCTTCCTGGGTGCTTACGACCGTCGTACTTTGCGTGTCGTGCAACTTCTTTACCTGCACGTTCTGCATGATCGTCTCTTTCAGCATCAGATTCTTCGTCAATGCCTTTTTTAGCAACTGTAGATGCGTCCCAATCATACTTGTCGTATATTCCTGCATCTTTTTCTTGTTCTTCTAATGAAACATCTCTGTGTTCTTCGTCACGTTTACCGAACTTACCGTAAGAGTCGTCTCTACGATCTTTCATTGATTGTTTTTTGTCAGACTCTTTGCCTGTACGCATGCCTAATGACTCGTCTTCTTCGTCATCGTAGCCTTGCTTTTCTTCTAAATGTCCACCGTGTCTATGACCGAAGTCTCCACGTGAATCATCTCTGCGATCAGCATAAGATTGTTTCTTGCTAGATTCTTTGCCGTCTTTCATGCCGAGTTGTTCGTCTTCTCTATCGTTATAGCCTTGATCTTCGTATGCTTTGTCTCCACAGCCTTCTTCCATGCTATGTCCGCCACCGCATTCGTCACATGATTCTTCGTCTACATCGACTACAACACCTGGTGCTTCTACTTCGTCTTCGTAATCACCGTCTACGTCTACAATACCCATTAACTTGAGCATGTCATCGTGTGAACTCATTGGTTGCTCACTTTGATCTGGGCTACCATAGAATGATACGTCTGCAACTTCACCGGGTGCATCTAAAACTTCTGCATCACCGTAGTTACCTAAGCCTACGTCTTTAACAAACTTGATTAACTTATCTGCTTCTGCATCAGTTGCATTAACACTTACTCTGTCTGGCTGATTCATTTCGCCTTGAGTAATAGACATTGTATAGCCTTCGTCAAGTTGTTCTTTATTTGCTTCTTCTCTACTTTCTACTAAGTGTGAGTTTAATTCTTTTTCTAAAGACTCAAAAGTCCACTCATCTTCTTCTAATGTAGCGGCTTCTGATGTTTTTGTAAATGTTTTGTCTCCTACTGAGAACTTTTCGCCTTTGTCTGCTTTTGCTAGAGCACCTGTAAATGCATTACCTTCTTCAACATCGTCTTCATCAATGCCTTTACGTGCTACAGTTTGTGCGTCCCAGTCATATTTGTCATATGCACCGTCATCATCAGCACCAACGTCTCCGTCTGGTGAAGATTCTGCTTCGCCCATTGCACCGTAAGATGCCATAGTATCTACAACTTCATCTGCTGGTTCTTCAAAGATGCCGTCGCCTGTTAATTTATCACCTGCGATTCCACCTAGTGCCGCACCTGCTGCCTTACCTATAGTTGCTCCAGGAACACCACCGATTGAACCACCGATTGCTGTGCCTGCCATGCCACCTAGTTTAGATCCTGCAATTGCACCGCCGACTCCACCGAGTACGCCTTCGTCTACGTCTGCTTCTTCCATACCTACTATAGGATCATTTTTGATTCCCATGCCACATGCTTCATCAAGGCCTCTTTTATAGCCTTCATGGTATGCTTTAGCGCCTTCAGAACCTGCATCATGTGGACATGCATACGATCCTTTACATAAACCATGAGCATGACCCATGTGCTTTGCGGCCTTCAGAATGTGATCTGCGCCTTCTTTTAAGTTTTGTTTTGTATTTTTAATCATAGTATTAAGTTCTTGTTGGTTGCACTTAGGGTGCAGTTGTTGTATTTGTTGAGTAGTAAATCCTTCGTTACACATAGATTTCACTTTTGAAATGCTAGGTAATTTACTAGATTTGCTTACTTTACCTTTTGCTTTTTCTTTTACAAGTTGAGGAGTATCAGCATCATTGGCTGCCAATGCGGCATTTGCCGCGGCGTTGCCTTTTTCATCGTTAGATGAATTATGCGAACCGTCATCCGGTGGATTTTGAGCACCTTCAAATGTTAAAGGAGATGCTTGTCCTGGACCTTGTGGGGGCATTTCGCCCTCTTTCATCTTGCCTAATGTTTTAGCAAGATTTGCTTGTTTTTCTGTTTTTGCAGGGAAATCATCTTTGTTTGCTAATACATGATTAGCAAATGCTTTAGTTGTCATTCCATGTCTTTTTGCTTTTGCTGAGAATGCGCCTGGGTCTTTGATAGCACCCGAGATCCAATCTTTTGCTTCTCTAACAGTATCTTCGTCTTTATCCATTACTTTGTCTAAGACTTTCTTTCCGCCGTATAGTAATGCTACTGCGGCTAATAACGGAAGACCATATGTTGATGCTGTTCTTTTAACTGTATCGAATGCGGCATCACCTATTGCATTTCTAATCATTCCGCCGGCGCTGTCTCCCATCGATACTAGTCTATCAACTTGATCACTTGCAAATTCTTTACCTTTGTCTATTTGCTGGTTAAAATCATCAAACTTTTGTTCAATATTATCCATCTTTTCTTTAGTCCACATCGCTCCGTCATAGCCTTGTTTCGCGGCCATACCGCCTACTGCATATTTTGCAGACTTTCCTGGATTTTTAACAATTGCCTTAGCGGCTGCTCCTGTGCCTTGTGCCCCTTTTTTTGCTCCCCAAGAAATCATTTGGGCGCCGCGTTTTGCTAACCAAGGTATAGCAACTCTAGCACCAGCAATTATTGCTGGAGCAAATTCGTCAAGTTGTTCTGCTTCTTGCATTTCTTGACCGATTTGTAATTCGCCTTTATCGATTGCTTGTGACATTTGATTAGCAACTGCTGGATTGGTAAC